TGACGAGGCTGGACTTTTCAAGTGAGGCGAGACGCGGGAAGAAATCACCGATCGGAGTCACGTTGTCACGGATGGCGTTGATGACCTCTTTGAGGCGGAGCATCTGGTCGGCCTGCCAGTCATCACGCTTGGCCTGCAGCAGATCTTCGAGATCCGAAAGGCTTGCACCCATCTTCTCAAAAATTGCAACCGTCTTGCTGATCAGGGCTTCCCGCTGATTCTTGTCCTTCATGCGCTCTGTCAGTCCGCTGGATTCCGTCATCCGGCATGCCTTGACCGCATCACTGGTCAGATCTCCCGGGATCATCTGGAGGATGCATGCCCGCATCCGGCGGGAGGCCATGTTGGATTCAAGCTCGTAGATGTCCCTGTCCTCTTTCAGGGCGTATCCGCCTGATTTGGTCTGCCGCCAGTGCTTCACCTCAAACTGCCTTGAGATGTATGTGTTCGTTTCGAGATCCCACGCATACGCCCGGAGGATGGATGTTCCGGCGGCACCCGGTTCAGGCGGGATCTTCCGGTCGAGGACTTCATAGCCGAAGGTGCAGTTGCCCCAGTTTCTGGCCAGCACTTCGGCCAGCCGGATGGAAGGTCCGCTGACCGTGTCCTTCCCACGTACGAAGCTGTACACCGCCTTTTCTGCGAGGCTGGGCCGCTGGCACTCTCTCAGGATTCTGTCCCGTGCGTACATGACATCACGCGGAAACTGCCGGGCCATCAGGACCTGCGCCTTTACTTCAGCTACAACCCGGGCTTCGCTGTTTGCTGCGAGGGCGTTGCCGCCCTGGTGATACCCCTGCTCCTGGACCGTCTGTGCCGGTGTCGGCATCACGCCGTAATCGTTGCCATAATCGTCGTACATATCAGATACCCCCAAATTATCATTCTTTGCCACCCTGTGGCGTTTTTAAAACTTTGGTTGATAGAATCACTACCAACAAATTATCACGTAAATTTGGCCCGTTTTTTCGTGTTTACGTGAATCCTGCGTAAATAAAAAATCAGGTCCTTACCGTCATCACGGAATCCTCATAAAATTCCACGCCCGGAATCGTCATCTTTCCGCCTGACATCTTTGCGATCCGGTTCAGGGCAGCTATGTCGATCTGCCGGATTTCCATGCCGTTGATGTATGCGGGAACTTCGGTCGGATTTGTCACCCGTGCCTTCCACACCTTCTTGATGGACGTTCCGGATGCCTTTGGTGCCGGGGAGGATACATCCATCGGGGTCATCTCGTTAACCATCTGGGCCATGGCGAGATTCATCTGGGCGGACATCTCATCGCCGCTTTCCTGTGCCTGGACCGCATCCGCCAGAAGCCGCTCCGCTTCTTCCTGCTGCCGCCGCCGGATCTCCTCCTCTTCGGCTCTCCGCTTCCTTTCGACCTCTGTCGTATAGGCCAGCATCGTCTTCTTGATGACAGTCTCCGCATTCTTCAGCGGCTGGAGCATCTCCTTTTCCCGGTTGCAGAGCGCCTTGTGCGCTTCCGAGGCGTTCTTCTTCAGCGGGCTCCAGTAGTCTTGGACCTGCTTGATTCGGGTCTTGATCTCAACCAGCACCTTTCCTGCGCTGGCATAATCCTCATCTGTCTGGACAGTCAGCTCTTCCGCCTGTCTGACCATCAGCTGGCCATTTTCTTCAAGTCTCTTTTCCTGTTCTGTCATTTTTTTCTCCTTACCCATCATACTTGGCAGCGTTATAGACCGCCATGCAGTGAAGGAACAGCTTGTAATCCGGTTCCAGATGTTCCAGCACATAATTGCCGTCCCGCTTCAGCTGCAGCCCGTAAACATTGCGGACCTTCAGACCATGGGATTTCAGGGCCTCCGCATACGCACCGAGCTGCGTGGACAGCATCATCTTGTATAGCTTGGACGTGGTCTTCAGATCCACCACATCAAAGCCGGTCCCGTCATCCGGAGTGACATGCCCGATAAGATCCAGCGTTCCGGCGTACAGGAGGATCTTGTGATAGGTCCTGTACTCGGATGCCGCCCATGTCGGGCTGTAAGCTGCCGAGAACGTCTTGAACGCCTGTACATACCCGTCCGTATCAGGGTCCGTTTCTTCTATCCCGTATTTGACTATATGTTCCACCTGTTCGTGAACCCGGCTTCCCCTGTCGGCCGCTTCGGCCAGTGTCGGTGACGGGACATTCCCGTAAATCATCGCTGACAGCGGTGACATGATCTGGGTCACGGATGGAAGGATTCGCCCATTGATCGTGTACAAATGGGCGGATTCTTCAAAATCAATCTCTGCCTGTGGGAGCTTTACCTGCTCCATTGTATCCCTCCTCTTATGCCGCTTCGAAGCCGTTGGCGGCCTCGAAGTCGAGCAGTTTTTGATAGATCTCATCCGCCTCATCTTCAAGGTGGGAAATCTCTTCTTCAACCGCATCGGTGTAACGGTTGATGTCGCTCTGAGTATCCCAGTCCTCGTCATTGAGGAAGTCGAGCGGATTGCTGAGAAATTCATTTTTCTCAGCGATCTCAGCCTCAATATCCTTGAGCTGGTATCTGAGATCATCGTAGATCTCGTAGTTCTCATCGGTCAGGCTGTCGAGCCATTCATTTTTATTCATCATCATCGTGTACCTCCTCAAAAATCTGTCGTGGTTGGTGTTCCGTTGCTTGATGGGTACATGATACACCATTATAGGATAATTGTCAACTGGTTTTTATAAAAAAATTTTAAATTACGAGAATTTTCTGCAAATTAAAAGAAGTCAGCTGATTTCTTTCCGTGTATGGCGGCTTCCGGCCTCTCTCAGATACTCCATGATGCCTTTTTTCCGGACCGCCGGATCCTGTCCGTCCTGCTCACAGAGGTACGCCGTAAACAGATCTACATCCACCAGCTTGCTGCGCGTTCCGTGCTGGTAGTGGACGGTCATCCCCTTCCGGTCGAGCGCGTTAAGGACATACTGCGCCGAGCGTTTGCTCATTCCTGTGATGCCGGATATATCGGCGCTGGTCAAAAAAAGTTTTGGTGCAGGCATTGGTTATTCTCCTTACACATTCAGTTTATTCAGCAGTGCCTGTGACAGCCCTGACAGCTTCGCCAGGATTTCTTTCAGCCTGCTTTCTGTTTCGTCTTCCAGATCTCCCTCGGCAAATCCCCGAAACACATCCTGCCGCATTTTCTCCGCATCCATGATCCCGGCATACAGGGACAGCACGGTTTCAGCTGCATCCAGATTCGGGACGCGCGGATGGACAATACCATAGGATCCGGGGAACTCCAGACTCATCCAGGTACACCAGTGGGACAGGTTCCCGAGTGCCTTGCAGATCTGATACATCACATCAGGTGTCGGCTTGATTTTTTCGGCTTCATATCGGTATATCGTGGTCACATCACAGCCGATAGCATCCGCAAGCCTTCCGGCTGTCATTTTTGCTTCATTCCGCCATACTTTAATGGCGTTATCTGCGTTGTTCGCCATAGCAAACCCTCCATACCAGCTGTATACTGTATACACATAAACACCACTCGCAGATAAACGGTTTTTTCGTGATCCGATACCGGCAGAATTCATCCTACCTTTGGTTCAATCTCAAAGTAATTCTCCGGGATGCCGACCAGCCGGTGCAGCTCAGAAGCTACATGCGTAGACGGCTGCCGGTATCCATTCTCGATCAGCGAATAGGTTGCCTGGGAGATCCCCAGCTTCTGCGCAATCTCAAACTGCGACAGGAGATTCTTCCGCCTTGCGATAATCAACTCTTCTCTTTTCAATGCCACCCCTCCTTTCTGCGTGCGGAGCAAATCACCACACCGAGGTTGTAGTGCAGGAGAGCGGCGTATACGCCCCCGTATATCGCCTTTACGTCATCCATTTCCTTTTCTTCTTCCGTGAGCGCATCGTATGCATTCAGAAACTTCCGGCATGTCATCAGCAGCAGATGCCGCCGGTGAAAACGCTCTGCATCCGGTGCGTCCGTCAACATTTTCAAACCAAGTTCTACAAATTTTTCCATGCTTCCTCCCGTTGATTTGCTCAACCGCTTTGTGGTAAAATGATAATAATATTATCATCATTGACGGTATTATAGAGCAATTTCACGAGCCTGTCAAGACAAAATTCTCATTATTCTATGTTGTAAATGGAAGTGATTTAATGACCATCTGCGAGCGTATGTTTTCTCTTATGGAGGAAAAAGGGAAATCCGGTTACGGTCTGTCAAAAAAGCTGAAAATCGATTCAGGCATCATCAGTGGCTGGAAACGGCGGGGAACCAATCCTCCCGCCAAGTATCTCGATGCCATTTCCGAGTACCTGGGTGTCAGCATTGAATTTCTCTGCACTGGAAGAAAATCGCCAGAACCACTTGAAGATGAACGCTATTTCAGTGAGCAGGAAATTCGATTGATTGAAAAATACCGTTCTCTTTCTGAGGATGGGAAGGACCTGATACGCGGAACGCTCATTCAGGAGCAGCGGCGGGAGCAGGAATGGCTCCAGACCGAGGAAAAAAAGACTGCCGTGTAACATCATTGATTTTTTAAAATACAAGAAGAGGTGACGACTGTTATGTATGACCGCATTTGGTTGCTGCTTATGAAGCACGGGATGAACAAGTTGGACTTTTCAAAAAAAGTCGGGATCTCATCCGGGAACCTTTCCGACTGGTCAACCGGGAGATCCAACCCATCCACCAAAAAGATTGTTCAGATTGCCGACTACTTTAACGTATCGACAGATTGGCTGCTCGAACGGGATGACCGCTATCCGGTTGCAAATCCCGAGTACAAGGATCTGGTGCAGGCATACGCAAAGCTTGATGACCAGGGAAAGGCGGTTGTGCTGGGAACCGTTTACCAGCAGCTGCAGCGCTGTGAAGGATCTGTCAGCAAAAACACGAACAGGGAGGAAAATAAAAATGATGACCATCAGACCTGAAGAGTTTGCACTGGATCTGCGGAGCTACATGTACAGGGCTCACCACGGAGAGAGTGTCCGGATCGCCGGAAGGGATGGGACCTGCGTTGTCCTGATCTCAGACATCCAGCACGAGATGCTCAATCAGGCACTCAACCTCTGCATCGACCATCCGGAGTGGATGACCGATGGCTAAAAAATCAAAAGGCACCCGGCCGGATAATCGGGTGCAGGTCACGCTGACGATCGGCATGGATGATTCCGGCAAGCCGATCCGCAAATCCTTCTATGGCAGGACCAAAACCGAGGCCAAAGAGAAACGGGATGAATACAAGGCCAAGCTGAATCAGGGTCTTGTTCCTGATGACAAAAAACTTACTGTTAACGAATGGGTTGATCACTGCCTGGTGACATATAGGACAAGCATCAATCAACACTATAAAAAAAGAGATGCCATCCCATATAACTGGATAAAAAGCAACATCGGAAAAATGAAGGTTTCAAGCGTAAAAGAAGTGGATCTCCAGAAGCTCCTTGTGAGTTATGCTCCTGGCAAAACGCAGGCTTCTATCAAAAAATATTATCGGGCAATCCACCTGGTTTTTTCGAAAGCCTGTAAAAACAAACTGATCGTGACAGATCCTTCTGACAGCTTGCAGATTCCAAGCGGCAAGCTGGGAGGAACGCACCGGGCGTTATCCAGGGAAGAAATCGACTTTATTAATGCACACTGGATGCAGTATCGGGCTGGACTGTGGATTATAATCATGCTGTACACCGGTCTCAGACGAGGAGAGATGATCGCCCTGGATTGGAAAAATATCGATCTCGTCAAACGCAACGTCTACGTCAGACAGGTCGCTGTACTTATAAACAACCAGACATATATTGAAGGCCGGGCAAAAACAAGTGCCGGCATACGTACCATCCCGATTTGTGACGCACTTTATGAGGCACTGTGTACCATCCCGGAAGAAAAGAGATCCGGATACATCTGTGTCAGTGCCAAAGGAAAACTGCTTACAGAGCATGGGTTTGTCGATGGAATAACTGGCTTCAACACAGCAATGACCCGGATTATGAACAACGAGCCTGTGAATCAGAGAGGGAGAAGAACCGATACCGAAAAAAAGAAGAATAATGCGTCAAGCGAAGAAGAAACGGAAAGGAAAATTTTTTCCATTCGTGCACACGATCTCCGGCACACATTTGCCACCGCTCTTTATGATGCAGATGTCGATATCAAATCAGCGCAGTACTTTATGGGGCATACAGACATCCGGATGACCATCGAGCTTTACGCGCATATCTCAAACGAGCGTGCGGCCGAACAGCGTGAAAAAATCGTTTCATTTCTGGATAAGTGGAAAATATAATTTTTACGAGACACTTGACGTAAAAGAGATTAACTATTATAATAATGGCGGTGTAGGGATTGGTAGTGGTGCGTCATGTGTATCCTTTTCTTCATTTGAGAACTCCTGGGGAAAGAGGCTGTACTTTGTACAGTCTCTTTTCTTTTATGCCATAACGATACGGTGCTGCCAGATGCCGGTCTGGGCCCGGAGCTGACCACGTTTGACCACGTTTTGACCACGTCTGGGATGCATCATGGTTATTTTCATGCGTTTTCTGCGCACTCAGGAAGCCGACAAAGGCAGGCAACAAGCGGCTTCTTTCAAGCATTCCTTTTAAAATCTATCCGTTTTCCAACTTCAGGGAAGTTCTCATCTGAAAACAGCGCGGAAGTGTATAATCTTACAGAGCCCTGTGACACATGTCCGAGAATATCTATATTCTTCGATGTATAAATGCATCCGAATCAATGCATAATCGTCTCCGCAGAAACCATCTGACCACGTTTTGACCACGTCAAGGCAATTTTATCCCGTTTCAGCATTCGTTTCCGCATGCTCGACAACAAAAAAATCGCCTCCGAAATGAAGGCGACTTTTTTTATTTTCCGGTGCTTCCGAATCCGGCGTCTCCCCGCTCGCCGGAATCAATTTCTTCCACCACATCTACCTCAGGCAGCTCACAGGGGAGGATCAGCAGCTGACAGACCTTGTCCCCGATGGAGATCCGATACGGCTGATCCGATAGGTTGTACAGCGTGACCGAGATCTCCCCAGAGTATCCGCTGTCGATGATTCCCCCAGGACAGATGATTCCGGACTTTGACATCAGTCCGCTCTTTGACTCCAGCTTGCCGTAATAGCCTGCAGGGATCTCCACGTGCACGCCGGTCTTAAAATTTCTCCACTGCCTCGGACGGATGACGTGGATCTGCCTGGAAAAGAGATCCAGCCCGGCATCTGTCGGATACGCCCGCACCGGTGCTTTTGCACCATCATCCAGTTTGCATTTCAGTTTCATTCGTTTCTCCTTTACTCCAGATCGAAAATACGGATGCCGTACAGTTCTGACACCTCATGCTCGATCCTACATCCTCGGGCAATGGACCATCCATCCGCAAACACCGCCACATCTGCCTCGGCAAGCAGTTCCAGGCTCATCCCCAGCATTTTGAGCGGTGTATTCTTACTCTGGATATCCATGTCGAAAAAGCTTTTGATCTCTTCGACTTTTTCATCCGGATAGAATTTTTGCACATACTCCATGATCTTCCTGCGTTCAGCTCTGATCTCCTCATCGCTGCGGTTTCTCATCGGCTGCGAGATAAATACCTGCACTTAAGATCCACTCCCTTCTTCACTGGTCGTGAAGCATGTAATCATTGATTGTCTTCTCCTCACACGGTCTTACGCAGTGCAGATCTTCCATCCCCTTCTTGCTGCACTCGCTCGCATTTTTGCAGAGATAGCACGGCATCCACCTGGAGGCGGTTTCCAGCGCAATCTCCAACCTGTCGATCACGTCACAGAGATGACAGATAAAAATCTGGTTTACCATTAACGGTAACCAAGGTCTCTCCGGCATACCATTTTGGGTATAAAAATCGAATGCAGCACGAGATGCACTGTCTCTGTCTGAAGGTGGATAATAATCTGGCAGGTTTGATATCGTCTGCCCGAAGCGGTTCAGCAGCTTCTCGATCCTTTCGTCAGCAGCCGTTTTGGCTTTCTCCTTTGCATCAGAACATGTACGATCATGTTCCATCGGTGCATCGTGTAAAGTACACCGCGGAGGATTAAAATTATCTTCACCTTCTATGAAGCCAGGCCGCCACCAACGGCAGTCTTTGCAGATTATCTTCTTATCAGCAGTCATATTTTTCACCTCTTTCCCACATCACCATATCATCCACCCCTTACGTCTTCCCTTCGGCAACCGCTTTCGTCCAAACTTCATATGCTTACCATCCTTTCTTTATTCCATAATGTTGCATGGTTCGTTGTCGTTCCTCAGGTGTTTCCATGTCATTCTTTCCAATCTTTCAACACTTTATTCATTACCCCAGCGGTCAGTTCAAGTGTTTTTCGGTCTGCAAACCAGATCTCTTTTTCCACACTCTCAACATCTTCAAGCTCAAACTTATCGCCAGTTCGATATTCTTTCTTTAATCGACATACCAACAATCTGAATCCACCTTCAGGGATTCGAAAAGCGAGGAGGCCCTTCCTGAATTTATGTCCAAGAACAATCGGATAATTTTTACTCATCTTTCATCACTGCCATTTTCCGCACTTTTTACGTCTCCTTACGTCCTGTGCCTGTTTGGAGCATTTCCTATTCCTTCGATTCAGACCACCCAAGCAGAATTGCTAATCCCTTACATATTTCATTCAGAGCATTCCGTTTTTCTTCCGGCATTGAAGCGATTTCATCATTTCTTTGTATAAGTGGACACCAATCCGGAACTGCATCCGGATTAACCTTGAATGATGAGATATCCAGTATCGACATCTCTGCCGGAAAAAACGGATACGAGCAAACCTTATAGCAGTCATATGACCTTATATAAACACATTCGGCGCAACATTTAGGCTGATACAGTTCATTCATCCCACTTCACCGTCTTTCACCAATGCATTCTCACCATAATATTCCAGCACTTCACACAACGGAACAATTATGATGTTTTCCACACACGTTTGTCCCTCGCAAAAATCATTCAAAAAAGTTACAGTTTCATAATCGGAATCACTTTTGCAAAAAACAACTTCTTCGAGGTATTCCCATTTGTCATTAAAACTATATTTTTGCCGAAAAAATGCTACTACGTCTCGTGGAAAAGTATTGTTCCAATATGTCCTAACCGCATCTGCAACATAGTCATAACTATTTTTTTCATTCATGCCACTCCGCCTCATATCCGCATTTCTCATACCCGCTCCTGCAATCATTGCAATAAATCATCGGTAGTTCTCCATCGTGCTCATATATGTGTCGTTTTAGTCGGCTTTTGCATGGCTCGCCTTTTGAATTCAAGAGGAAAACGTCGCCATAGCTTCCGATATATTCAGCGACTAAGCGTCCTCCGCATTTCTGACATTTATTTTTTGATTTAATCATTCCAGCTTCACCACTTTCCCATCCTGTCTGGATATTCATCCCAACTTCTTTCCAACTCAAATTTATTGATTCGTTCTTCCTGCTCTTTAAGTAGGGCAATTGCATCGCTTGCTAAATCAGCAGTACAATCATTGGTGCTGCTCAAATATGGGCATCTATCGCAATACGATTTTGAAGAATGCTGACAGCATTCCAGCCCCGTGATAACATTCTCCCGATCATTCATCCCACTTTACCTCCTGTCCGCATTTGAATTAGGTCAGTTAATGACAATCCTTTTCAGGTTGCTTTCTTGCTTCAGCTTCGCAACCTCGACAAAACTCATGCTCTCCGCATTCAATTCTACAACAGAAGGTATATGGAGCATCCTTCATGCATTCATCGCATTCGCTAATCACGTATCTCCAATCTCCTTTCATATCATGCTTTATGTTTGTAACCCCTTTCGATTGTTAATTAACGCTGACTGAATAATCTGAAATGTCTACACTGCCTTTTTCAGACAGACCGTATTTCAAATCTTTCATCAGGCCTTTTACAATCACATCAACCGGATAAGCTTTTTCTCCTTCTGAATCTTCAAATTCATCCGTCATTGTCAGTTTACACGTGAAAGTTATTTTCAAATTGTTTCACCCCGATTTGAATTATTCGGTAGAATATTGTTTTCATACCGTTCTTTACAGTCGCAGAAATACGGATATTCCGCCCATTCCCAGTACGGGCAATCATGGCATTTAGGCGGCATTTTCTCGATGTCGTTCATCTGGTTGTCCCTTTCGCTTGTTATAAAAACATCCAACAGCTGATCAATTACATCAAATTGGTGAGATATGAAGCATTTTAGAATCATTTCATTCAATTTTTCCGGAATATTCAGTTTAAATTTTTCTTTCTCCATAAAACACACTTTCGATTGTTACATCAGTCCATGCTCAAAAGCGAACACCATTTTTCGCTCATGGGCATAAGGCCACGCTGTCCATTTAATCGGTTTTCCGCAATGAGAACAATATTTATAGTGGTTCATATTGTTTTCATCGCTATCGTTTCCTACCGGATGAAATATTACATTCCCACACTCTCCACATCTCCAGACGGTTCTGCCGTTGTAGTCTAGTTTCGGCTCTACTTCCTTTATTTTATTCATACGTCGCTTTCTCCTTGAATGACAAGCTGGCAGTGTGCCTCACGCTTCCCGACATCTATGTCAAACTGGCATCAGTTATTCTCCTTCCCAGTTAAGCGCCTGCCCGCACCTATAGCAATAATCCTTATACGCATCAAACGGCCCAAAAAAGGTCCTGTTGCAATTCGGACAATGGTAGGACCTTGTCCCGTATTCGTTTGTCGTAATCGCTATCGGCTTTGGTTTTTTCTCTTTCAGAAGATGAAGTATATCCATCAGTGTTCCGACATGAATACATCGAATATAACTTCTCTGGTTTTCATCTATTATTTTCTGAATATCTGCAATTACTTCATCCAAATTTGGTCGTTCTTTCATAGTTCCTCCTTATGAAAAAGTTCTGCAATTTCCTCCAGATCAGCAATTGCCGAATCGACTCTATCTTCCGTTACCTCCAGAGTCGATAAATACTCTTCATCAGCTTTTTCGATAAGATGCCTGTCGATATAACATCCCACCACATTTCCGAGCTTGTCTTCGTACTGAAAGCGGCTGTCCCAGGCATCGCCGAAAAGACCACAGCTTTCCCCACGATCGTTTTCATTGTTCCAGTAAGAATACAACGGGCATTTATCGCACTTCATTATTCTCTTTTCTCTCCTCGTTCAGACATTCCAGCATTTTCTTCCGGCACTCGTCACAAAGCCACAATGATTTCCTTTTTTGACTTAGTGGTCTTGTACCGTCTTCCTTCAGCCAATATCCGGTCTCCTGCCACTCTACCATGAGGACATAATCCTCTTTGTGGCAAGCTGTGCACATACAAAACTTCGATTTACTCCATTCCGCTGTGGGGTGAATCGGTATACAATCTGTCATCCGGTTCTCTTCCTCCCATCAGGTTATGTCATCTTCAGATTCCAGTACCCACTTTTGGGCAACGGACAACCTTTTTACTTTCTTCCCAGATTCATCATAAACATCAATCCATGTGCTTCGAAAAATGATTCCGAACTCATTATTCCAGACTTCAAACTGATGCAAGGCTTCTTCAGCAGAATCAAATCCATGATATGCAAGCTGTGTTCCCTGGTTTGTAATTGCCATCGAATGATAGCTCAACATGTTTTCTTTCCCCCTTCAATCGGAGAGCAGGAACGATCCTGCCCTCCTTATTTGATTATTAAAAGTGTTTGCCTTTGTCGGCAGCGATCTTTTCAATGACCTTATTCGCCAACTCGCTGTTTGACTCAGCAACCACTTCTTTGCAGTACTGATCGAGCCGCTTTCTTACAATATCGGCAACCTTGCGTTCCAGATCATAGGAGCTTTTCACCTGGCGACCAATGTAATCGGTCACAAACGTGTTGAAATCAGCATACTCTTTTCGAGAGCCAAATCCGTCATTCACCAGGACTCTTTTTCCGAGGACTTCATCCAGTTTGTCAGCAATCACATCGGCGCTGAACTTTTCAACCATCTCTGCTGCCTTGCTTTCAAGTGCCCGCTCAAAATGATATTCAAATCGTTCACCAACTTCTCTCTCAATAATCATTGTGATCTTCTCTTCGTCGATCAGCTCCTTCAGCAAACCCCTCAATACAGTCTCAATCGTTGAATTATCCATTCTTTTTTCTCCTTCTTGTTTCGGTACGGTCGTTTTTTATCTATCATCCCAGCGCTTTTGTATTAATCGTAGCGAAGCTTATGATTGCCTTTCTCCTGTGGTACTTCAGCATCAGGTGCAGTGCCTTGAAGAGCGCCGGAAGCAAATGTCGCATCGTCTCACCATAAACATGGCGGTTATCCAGATACATTGCTATTCTGTAAACCATTTCATACCATTCCTCTGCATTTCGCTCAGAACTGCTGCCTCCCTCAGAGTCTTTGACAGCTTGTTGATTGTAATCTTCTGCATCCGTATCAGCTGCTCCGCTTTTTCAAGTGTCTCTGCGGCTGCGGCACGTTCCTCATCACAGGAAAACGGATCTTCCCTCACGATTCTCATGCGGAGATCCTTCAGCCTGTTCACTAAAGTCATCCCGCAACACCTCTATACATAAGAAACTCGTTTATCGGTGTGTCATACAGCACCGACAGGGCCATCAGATTCCATACGGACGGCATCTTCCCATTTTCCCAGTTGCTGACCGACTGCATCGACACGCCAATCGCATTAGCTACATCCTGCTGTGTTAGTTTGCGGGCAACCCGCTCATTCTCCAGCTTGATCGCCGTCCATTTTGGGTTTACACGTATCTCCATAACTTCACTCCTCATCCAACATCCGAGAAATACTCGGCAGTTGTCGTTTTTAATCCAGCTGGACACCAAAGCTGTCCGGTGCGATTACTCTGTCAGTAGCACCGCTGAAATCTATCTCCAGTCCCAGCTTATCAAACGTCTCCCCGACATACTCATCCTCATTGATTGCGTACGTCACCTTCTGGTCGAACGCAACCAGGGCTTCCAGGCACTTCTCCGGCGGGAACCCGTACTTCTCGTTCAGAAGGATGCACAGGGCTCCGTACGTTGTCTTCAGGATCGGCCGCGCCGCCACCTTCAGGCCCTCATCAAACCCCTCTTTGTACGATGTTTTCAGATCGCTGGGAGAGATCCCATTTTGTGTGAGCCTCTCCATCAGTGTGTTCTGATCGTACTTTTCTTTGAGATCCCGGCTTTTTTTCAGCTGCTCCCGCATCAGTCTCCTGCGGTCCGCTCTCCCCATCGTTTTCCTCCTCTATTGCCTTTATAATTTCCTTTTGCATCTTCCGCTGTTCCTTTTCCAGCCGTGGCTTTTCGTACGCCCTCATGCAACTGTAACTGCAAAAGAGCTTTCGGTGGGAGGTCGGGCTGTCCTGCATCGCCCACCCCCACACCTCTGCCGACACTCCTGTAAAGAAAGTTCTCCGGCATGTGGCGCACCGGTGCCGGAGAACAACATCTTTCATTCGTCTTCCCCCTCTTTGGCTTTTGCTTTTTCTTCAAGATCTTTGGCCTCATCGTCTGTAAAGCCCTTAACAAGTCTGTACAAGGCATATGCCTTATGGCCGTAATCATCGGATTTTTCCAGTCGTATAATCAGGGAGGCCGGGAATTTCTCTCCCTTCTCGTATCTGAGGGACTTCCACGTCACCTCATTATATCCCTCTGGCTCAAAATGAGAATTTTCGCACGCATACACATCATCATAGTTATCGTACACTTTGCCGCATTTATCGCAGATATAGGATGTCTTTATCGTCATTTTGTACCTCCGTTTCTCGCATCTACGAGAATTTTTTGTGTGGTTGGTTTCTTTTCAAACCGTGATTAGATTATATACCATTATGGGATAATTGTAAATAGGTTTTTATAAAAAATTTTGATTTTCTCAATTTCATTTTAAGATGACCGTCAGCACCGGCTTTCTTCGTCCAGACACGCTTTCATCGTCCTCCATCCAAGCACTGCGCATTTCACCCTGGCAGGAGTCCGGGAGATTGCTTCAATGGAAGCCACTTCGCCAAGGAGATCCAGATCTGTCTCATCTGCGTTTCCGCGGCACATCCGCACAAACGCTTCGTAGATCCGCAGCGCTTCCTCGGTGCTTTTCCCTGTGATCAGATCCAGCATCATGTCTGTGCTTGCCTGGGATACCGCACACCCATCCCCCGTAAAGGATCCGTCCTCAATAATCCCGGATTCATTTACCAGAAGATGCAGCACAATCCTGTCACCGCAGTTCGGGTTCTCCCATTCCAGCGTCAGGTTTGCACCTGGGAGCGTTTTTTTATGGGTCGGATTATGCCAGTGCCGGATGATCTCCTCGCTGTAAAACGGCTTAGTCAGCATATCCCATCGCCCCCCGTACTCCGGACAGCACGTCCAGAAACTTGTCTATCTCGGCCTCTGTATTGTAAAACATCACGCTGGCACGGCTGGATGCCGTGATTCCAAGGTGGTCATGCAGCGGCTTTGCACAGTGATGGCCTGCACGTATGGCGATGCCGGATGCAGACATAACCGCAGCAACATCATGCGGATGGACATCATCCACCGTGAAGGATACGATGCCGTAATGATCTTCCGGCTTCTGAGATCCAATGATATTTACATGCTTCATGGATAGCATCCCGTCCATCATCCGTTTGGTCAGATCCTCCTCACGTTTCATGATGGCATTCCGTCCGTTCCGAATATAAAACTTGATGGCTTTGCCGAGAGCAATGGCACCACCTACATTCACCGTTCCCGCTTCGAACTTCTGCGGGAGCTGTGCCCAGGTTGCTCCATCCAGGGACACGTTTTCGATCATTTCACCGCCATACAGGAACGGTCTCATTTGTTGCAGCAGTTCTTCCCTTCCGTAAAGAACACCGATTCCCATCGGGCAGAGCATCTTATGTCCGGAGAATGCCAGAAAGTCAACGCCCAGTTCCTGAACGTTCACTGGAACATGCGGAACACTCTGGCATCCGTCCGCAACTACAAATATTTTTCTCTCGTGAGCCATCTTTGCAATGGACGAAACATCTTCCAGCTGTCCATACACATTGGACATGTGAGTTAGAGCTACAATCCTCGTATGCATATTGATGATCTGGGAGAACCGTCTCTCCGCACCTTCGCCGTGCATCTGAGCATACCGGATCTTTGCACCTGTACGCTTTGCCAGCTGCTGCCACGGAATCATATTGCTGTGATGCTCTGCGATCCCGACAATGATTTCATCTCCCGGCTGAATCATAGGTTCGATGGAATAAGCGACCAGGTTGAGCGACTCCGTGGCGTTTCTGGTAAAGATGATTTCTCTGCTGGAGGCTGCATGGATGTACTCCCTCACAAGATCCCTGGCGTGCTCATAGTCTTCGGTTGCCTGAACGGATCCCAGATACATTCCCCGATAGGGAGATGCCTTTTCCAGAAGGTCATAACGATTCATCCGTTCAACCACGCAGGAAGGCACCAGGGATGTCGCAGAGTTATCCAGGTACGTCACGTCCGGGTTGTGTTCAAAAAACGGGAACACTTTTCGAATCTCATCCGTCATTTTAATTTTCACCTTCTCCTCTCAGAACTTCAAAAAAATGAAGACAGGTCATTTGTTGACCTGTCCAGTTTCAGTATCCATTCTTTTTCAGCCAGATCCGTCCCTGCTCCTCAAGGATGTTTGACACGGATCTTCCGGTGGCCTTTGATGCGGTCTGAAGACGGGTCTTTGTATCCTCCTGCACGGAGATCGTTATGGTATGCTGCTTTTCCGTTCGGCTCACCGGAATCCCCAGCTCACTGAAACGGTTATAAAGGGCATCATTATTTGTTTTGATCTGAACGCCGGTATCCACAACATCTTTTATCTCATACCTGGCACCGGAAAACCAGAAGCACGGGCTGTCCTTATCGTCTTCAAACATCCCGTATGTAGTCTTTCCATTTGGGTAAACAATCATTACTCTCTGCATTTAATCACCTCGCTTATCGATTATATCAGAAATAAGATAATTATCAAACGGTTTTTTTGAGTTTCTCATCTTTTGCAATCTTCCCGAATACCTTCTCGATGGCATCCTCCATCGTTTTGTCATCCGGCACCGTATGCAGCAGAAGGTGAATGAGTTCCTGCATCTCTTTATCCATTGTTTCTTTCCCTTTCTTAATCTCTGAACCAGTTGACATGCCCAGCAACAAGGCAGTCAATTTTCAGTTCCTTCTCATCCCGATATGAAGCCTCAATCCACGGCTCATTTTTGTATTCCTCAGGACACTGGAAATGCAGCCCGTCTTCCCTGGCAATCATAATGCAGCACTGTCCATGCACAAATCTTGTGATTACCGCTTTCTGTCCCCTGTACCAGATACGCCGCCCCACAGCCTTCAGGTCGTAGTCTATGGCATCGAATTCAAGCGGATGATCCTGAATTTCATGCAGGAGATACATTGCCTTTATGATGGAATATTCTTTTCCACCGCCAACGGTATAAAATTTCTCCCCATTTCTTGTAATAACCGTAAACCGATTCTCGCGTGTCTCCGTTTCACCGTACTTCGACACGATGCACGGTTCTTCCCTGTACTCGATCCCCCACGCCACAGGAGACTTAAGACTGTACTCGATCAGGTTGTCACAGGAAGGCTTCTCGTTTCTTGGGTAGCACCATAGATCCTGCTTTGTTTCCATTCCGCCATTCCACGCATAGCTATGGGAATATCCATCGATCCGGCACACGTAGTACGGCTTCCCGCCGATGACCAGATCCCAGTCAAACGGCTTGACTCCTGACAGATCCGTATCCTTCGTGATCAGTCTTATCTCATCCATCCTCGCACCTACACCTTTCATCACGGAACCCACGGGGTTTCCTTCCGCTGTTCGTCACTCGGCTTTGCGGACCAGCACCGATACATCTTCCCGAACATATCCGCATCCGCCATGGACGGTCTCGCCATGAAGGACTCGATGTAGATGATCGATTCATCATCGGCTGATCTGCGGATCTTCCGGACACCCAGCCCGCTCGGATTCGCCTCCATCCATACATACGGTGCATCAAGCGACTCTTCGAGCGTCAGGAGATGCGGTGTATTTGCCTTGATGAATTTGATCGTCTCCGTATACATCCGGTACAGATCCCGTTCATCCTGCACGATATCGCACTTCTCGCAGTTCCTGTCACACTCTTTTTTGGCATTCCTCTTTACGCACTCCCGTTCGATTTTCAGGAGCTCAATGATTCTTTTTATCTCCATGTCTCACCCTCGTTTTACAGTTCAAAATGTATCCCAGTGATGAAAAGCTCTGTTTCCTTCTTCCCGTCTTTTAAAAGATTGGTTATTATTTTTACGCCGGTGATATCGTCACCATTGATATAGTAGATTGGCCTGTCAGGGCTATTCAAACCTCTTAAAATTTCGATAAGTTCTCCTACCGTCATTGTATATCTCCTTTCTGTCTTGCAGTTTTATGCCTGCTGTTGTTCCGGATCTGCCTTTACTCCATCCGCACAATACCACTGATCGGATTTTCCAAATCCATCGACAGTTTCGCAACAATGTCGGAACTTGCACTCACGGCAGCGTACCAGCTCTTGGTCTGAATATATCGTTGCATCTTCATGACCATTTTCTTCTTTAATCTCGAGCCTGACAACGAAATCTCTATAGGTGATCATTTTTTGTCTTTTCCCTTTCCGCAGATCGCATCCATGAAAAGCCGAAAATACTTGTACTGATCATCGTCATTCTCTGCCCAGAAATGGCGGCAGACATTGAAAGCAATAGCCTTTCCTTCTGGGGTAAACAAATCTGCAAAACACTCAGAAGGGAACGGCTCACCAAGCCTGGCATACTCGACCTTGTCTCTGATCGGACAACCTCCATCTTCCACAAACGCCGGAAACCCGTCATCTCTTTCCTTATAATGTCTGCACCTGTCGCAGAATTGTTCGCAAAACCACTCATACTCTGTGCCGTTTGAAAACGCCCTGGAATCCTTGATCATACAATTTCTCCTTACAATAAATGAATTTTACGGTCAACCAGTTTGTAACCTGCATTTTCCATACACGTATTTTTTGTATCACGATTCATTTCTGCAGCCTTATACTCGAAATATGGATGTGTGGAATCCGGAAAATTCATGACGTCAATTAATACAGACTTATCAAGTGGTAATTCCCCATCGAACTTCTTAATCAAGCTCACATTAAGATGATTGTCGCCAACGGTTTCGAACCAAATTTCGTCTATCCTATTTTCTTTCAGCCAATGATGTATACTCATCAATAAATCTTTGCTCATTCTGACAGGACGCAATCTTATTTCCCCCTTTTTATACGGTGTTTTTCTTTCTGTCATGTCGCCTTTTAATTAAAATCATCACAGGCTGGAGATTCCGGATCAACAATGCTGTCTCCATGTTTGCCACATACCAATATCTGACTTCCGTTATCGTCATCGGACGAGTACGAATTGGAGCATAAGAGGCAGTCACGTTTGACACCTGTATAAATCAAACAGCCATCATTACGGATCCCTTTTTCAGGCCATATATCATACACTACGCCAGACCGCCAGCAAAACGTCCCCCAAAACCCAGAGTCTCTAAAGCACGGGCAATCGTCACAGGTTTTCGGGATCTCAATATTCATTCTTACCATTTTCTGTCACCTAGCTTTCATCTCCGCAACCACAAACTAACGGTTTTCATTCAGCTCAATTTTAACCCCGGCCATGAATCCGTTGTGAGCAATCGGCGATACTCCGTATTTCTTGATAAATAAACGCTCGATTGCATTCCACTTATCATTCTGTTCCTCAACGAGAGCCATAAAACTGTCGTCCCTTTGTATATGGCGTTTATCGACCATCTCTTTTAATTCATAAAACATTTCAATGTAGAGCCTGGCCATAAATCCACCACCTAAGGCTTCACCCCTGAATCCCTCATTCATGATGTCGCTTCCATACTTTTCAAAATACTCTTTGGCTTTCATGCTTCTTTCACATCCATCCCATTATCAGTCGGTCATTTCTCCACCGACTTCTCCAACGCTTTCACCAGTTTTTCGATGACATCCGACTGGTGACATACAAAATCCTTCAGGCAGATCTGGACTATCGTTTCAGACTGCATATCTGAATCTGCTGCTTCCATTTCATGCCATTGCAGGGCCATATTTCCCGCGTTATGACGGTGGCTCGACTTATACGCCATGACTACATAGTTCTCATCGTAATTATCAACAGATTTCGGTTTAGGAAGGTCACTGAGCGTCTCACCGTAGCAAGCAAGGAGTTCCTCAATTCGTTTTGTCGATGTCATTCTTTCACCCTCTCATAGCCCCATTCAACATGATCCATGACAGCATCGTAGGCTTCTTTCTCTATTTCTTCATCATTCAAATTATCATCCAGATCTATTACATCTTCTATGGTACTTCCGACAATGTCAGTACTAACCCAGATCCTGACTTGCACAAATCTCGATTCTTTCATCAGCGGTCATGTTTCACACTACTCCTTTCATAAAACAGCCCCAGAACGTATTGCTCTTTTTGCCACTATGATGACCGAATAGCGGCTTTTGTCCGATGGCCTTCCATACCTTTTCGGCAGGAATGTCATATTCGGACCATTTGAATATCAGCACACCATCTGGTTTAAGTACTCTCATACATTCAGTAAAGCCGTCATGCAGCATTACCGGCCAGGTCTCATCCAGTTTGCCGTATTTCTTCACAAGCCAGGATGTTTCCTTAGCTCCTGTCAAATGTGGCGGATCAAATACCACAAGTGGAAAACTTTCATCAGGAAATGGAAGATCTGTAAAATCGCACAGCACGTCCGGATTTATATCAAGCTTGCAGTTCAACGAATTCTTCCATATGTGCTTGTACTGTTCTTTCCGTTTATCACAAAACACAGCTGCTGGATGATCTTTGTTGAACCAGATTGTTCTGGCCCCACAAGTTACATCCAGTATCTTTTTTGACTCATCTGCAATCATCCCATTTAACCTCATGTCCGCACTCCGGGCAGAACTTGTATTCTACCAATTCCACTCCTGACGGTGTAAAATCTTCCCATCCGAGTAACGCATCACAATTACCACATCTCCACATACTCGGACCGACAAGTTTTGGCTTAACCGCTTCCTGCTCTTTCAATATAGCAATGGCATCTGATGCACAATTCTGTTGGCACGAATGATGTCCGTGCTTGTCTATTGAATATCCACAACTTTCACATCGTACAGTCCCATCAATAATGCATTGCAACCCATTGATTACTTTATCTCTGTTAATCATTCCACTTCACCGCCTTTTCCATTCTCAATACTTCTATTTCCTTACCTTTGGACTTCCGCTTTTATCAACGAGCATTGTTAATGTCCCCCAATTGTATGTACCTTTCGACATCCAGTATTCAACGTTTGTTTCACTGTCAACAACAATGCTCCCAAACCCATAGTCTTCAATTTGCATAAATCTGGTTCTTTCGACTTTATTCTCAGATGACATGTCATTCATTTTGCTTACCGTGCCACAACCACACAACGTCAACAACAGAATTACCATTAGTATAATAAAAACAATCTTCTTCATTTGCTCGCTTTCCTTTCTCCGTCAGCACATAACCGCCTTCTTATCCCTTCGGAAATATGCCTATTATGTTCTTCAGTATGCTTTCGTCCTCTAATCTTCTTCGCTTGTTTTTGTCTTGCATGACCATACATCATATTGTAATAGTTGTCGCACCATTCAAGATTTTCCGGTAGGTTGTTCGTCTTGTCTTCGTCAATGTGATTTATTATTGGCAGATTATTCGGATTCTGGATAAATGCTTCTGCTACAATACGATGAACAAAGAATGTTTTCATTTTCCCGTCCTTTGTAAGAGTCACAACTTTATAACCTTTTGAGTGCATCCCTTGCTTAATTTTCTTGCCCATTAGCGGTTTGTCATAGATTCGCCCGTTATCGTTGACAGTCACAACTCTGTCCACAGAAAACACTCTTGCGAGATTGTCTACTTCATACAAACCTTCGTAGCCTTTAATTGGCTTGCGTATTATTTCCATTGTTTCGCTCACTACATTTTCACCGCCTTGAGTTAATAATAGCTCCAAGAATTGACAAAATAATTGCAATAATTGAAAGAATTAAAGCTGTCATTCTACTTCACCGTTCTTCATGATTATCATGAATTTCTTTCAATGGACACCAATATGGTCTGTACTCAGAATATCTCCGGTATTTGTCAGCCTGACAATAACCACTTTCGCCATCGTGACACGGGCATTCATAGCAATAATCAGGAAGTGCATCAATTGTCGTTATCACAATCATTCCATTTCACCGCCTTACATACTGTCGTCGTCTGGCTTGTCCCATATAAGCTCAGCTTTGCTGAATTGGATATTCAGTCCGTTCATTTCAGCCAGATCAACTACAACATTTTTCGCTTCTTCAACGGTTGTCGCATCTTGGGCTTCATAGTACACAACCATTTCTACACGAACCATCTTCATTCCCATTTCAACTCCTGTTTTTTAATTTCCTACAGTTATGATGATTGCCTTCTTCCAGTATGGTTCATACTCTGCCGCTATGCGCTTTACTTCGGATTCATACCATTCCTCAGAGCGGTCATTGTAGCCTGTAAGCTCATAAATGTTTTCGTCAATTGCGTCCATGAATTCTTCCCTATCTATAAAAAAGTATCCATTTTTTACTTCTTGTTCGCAGTCCAAAACTTCGCCGACATAAGCGGAGACACTACAACAGATGCATGAACAACCATTCTCCCATGCTACAAAAATCAGTGGCAAATCCGGATTTTCTAAAATTACCTTGCGTACATTATCATTTTCCGTTAAATAACCAGTAGGCTTTTTCTCAAATTCTTTCATTTTATCTTCTCTCCCGGCTTACTCCTCTTTTTCTTTATGCCCTTAAGCTTTACCCATCTCAGCCAACAATCCCTTCGCGGCCCATCTGGAGAACACAATTCCGCGCATTTCCGTTCTTCCAGTGGTAACTGTAAAAAGTCACCGCATGGAATGTCGCCTTCCGTTTTCATAAGCATTTCAATCAGTTGATCAACTGTTTTTGAAGTTTTCATTTAACCATCCTTTTTGCCTCTTTCATTTTTTACCTTCATCTTTGCCCACCGTAGCCAACACTCTTTCGTCGGATGATCAAATTTGCATTCATTCGCGCACTTTTCCTGCTCCTTCCATATATCAAAAAACTCATCACATGGCATATCGTTTTCCGTGTTCTCAAGCACTTCCAAAAGCTTATCTATTATTTTATTGCTTTTCAAAATTTTTTCCTCTTCTCTTTTACGTTCCATTCCTTTTGCCCGTAACCATACGTTATCCCTAGTTCAGCTTCAAAATCTAGTTCCGGCACATCATCAGTGACCTTATTAAGCTTATCTAACGTGCATCCTCCTCCTCTGGAAAGAATTTCCGCCAACCCTTTAATAAAGGCATAGTTATCATACGTTGTATCAACATTCACCGTATTTACAAACATCTGTGCCAGTTTTAGCGCGTCTTTTCCATCCTTTGTTTCGCATTCTTCCAGTGCCTTTAAAAATTGATCAATGTATTCTTTTATTCCAAAGTATCTTTTATGCGCTTCTGATTTAATGGTGCTCATAATTTCTTCGTATTCTGTTTCTAGAGCATTCTTTTTTCTGAGTATTTTTTCGTAATCGTTGTAAGCGATTTCCTTGTCTTTTTTAAGTTCGTCAATATATTTCAAAATCTTTTCTTCATCAGTGTAAAAGCCTTTGTTTCCAGAAACAATTTCAAGAACACCTATAACAACTTTTGATTCAGTTTGAGCCTTGTTATATCCGCGCTTCAAAAGCTCAGCCCTCATTACTTCCAGTCCAGTCATTTTCTTCTTCCCCTTTTTATTAAACGCATAACTTGCGCCTGTTCCATTTTTTCGCTGAATTCTCAACCTTTGTAGGCCATCCAACATACGTTGCATGCTCCAATGCGCACCCATGTTTGTGCCTTCCTCGCGGTTCATATCGTAGTGTTCTGCCATCGATCATTTGGCACTCAACCATCTGCATTTTGCATCCGCAGAAAGGACAATCTTTCAATTCCGGCGATTTAACACGCTTATTGCTTCCGTAAATATCAAAACGATAACAGTTATCCAAATACTCTTCGGAAACAACCAGAAAATCATCTTTTAATGATTTGTGCTCGGAATCGAGAATATAATTTCCCGATTCCGTTTTTGCTCTCAGCCTTACCACAAACCTATCGCCGACTCTGTACTTGCTCATATTCGCCATTTTTGCCACCTACAAGCTTATTTTCCGCAGTGCTGTGCATATTTCACTTACAGCATTTTCAAGTGCCTTACAGGCCGTTTCTATTTCATCACGCACAACGGCTTTTTCTATCGGAGTAATGCCCTGTTTTTCTTCCGTTGCCGTGTTATCTTCCGCTTTGATCTCTTTTACCGTAATACCAAGCTCAAACTGTATCGCTTTGGTATCTGCTCTGCTGATATATCCGGCAGAAACTTTCTTCTGCAAGAAGCCATCGCTTCTGCCGATTCTTCTGGATGCTTCTGAAAGTGTCATGCATTTGTCCGCCACGTCTTTCCGAAACTGTTCACCATCAAAGAGAATGTAGTTTGAATTCATTTTTTAGCCTCCATCTGTTCTTTCTGCCATGTTCCCAACATTAATGCCAAGTGTCCTACAGTATCGTCCCAATATAAGTACTTCCCGGAATTGTACTGGAATCCATCCCGTTTCCTCTCAATTTCCCGGATGTATTCTACAATCCATGAAACTGGAATCTTATCTCCCTGTGCTCCCGAATCCTGCATTTCCTCTTCTCCCTCCGCTGATTTCTGAAACTTCCTCGATTGAGTCCGTGTTGATCGGTACAACAACAAGCTGTGTAATTTTGTCTCCACGTTTGAACGCAACTGCTTTATCCCCGTGGTTGTAAAGCTTTGCGATCACTGCTCCAGTGTATCCGCAGTCAATCACGCCTTCGCTTGTAATGCCGCACTTAACATTCAGCCCCGACTTACTTTTAAGCATGCCAACATAGCTATACGGAATCTCAACATGCACGCCAGTGTCAATTGTCGCAGAACCTCCGGCCTCGATTTCAAAATCATACGGGGTTCTAATGTCCCATCCGGCATCTTCGTAATGCGCTCTTTCCGGCAGGAATGCCTCTTTGTCCAGTTTTACTCTGATTCCCATCTTTGTTTCTCCTCATGCACAACGCTTTTTGTTTGTTTTTGAAATGATGATTGTTCCTCCACATTCTGGGCATGTACAAACCTTGAAAGATTCATCAAAAGGCTCGATCAGCTCCATGAAATCACGCTTGGAAACATTCACTTCTTTTTCGCAATTGTCGCAGTAAACTTTCATGCTGTTCTCCTTTCACTCCGCCTTTGCCAGAAATTCAGCCTTGCAATAGCCTCCATGCCACACCTTTGCCCAAAGTTCGCCAGTTTTCGAATAGCGCCAACCTAAAACCGAAATTCGAGAGCCTTTTTTTATCCAACACATGAGCCGCCCGTCTGGAGTCTCCCGTTTTGCAAGTGGCCCATCCGCAGTGTTCACAACGTATATTTCTTCTTTGGCCGGAAGTTCCAGATATGAAGCGTCTGCCCATCCTTCGCCCTTGACCCAGTTAATGTGGGCGTAACCATTTACGATCTCCGTTACGTTCACTTCGTAACCGTATCTCAGTTTTTCGATTTTGGACGCATTCGGAGACGGAGCAGAACGCACCCACACCCATTCATCCTGCCTTACAACGCAGACGAATGTTGTATCCGCCAATGCGTAATTTGCAACAGAAAGCAGAATGGCAACGAATGCAATAAAAACAGTGATTGCAGTAAGACGAGTTTTCAAGTTTCTTCCCCCTTTTTAAAATTCATCTACATCAATGTTCTGCCAACTGGTTTTTTCCCTGTCGATTGATATGCATCTATCAAAAGCCTTTCCTAGATCACAGGACTTACACCGCTCTGGATGCATGCACAATTTGCATTCCTCGTGTGCCTTACTTATCAGTGTCTGAAGCTCCTTCGAGAAAATCCAAACGGCATCCGGCTCTGGCGTTACCGATTTTCGGAAGACAATCCGCGTCTGTGCAGACTTTGACATCTTCGCGAGTACTTCGCGCTTTTCTGGATAAAACGTTTTTGAAATATCCAAGAGAATTTGCTTCGTTTCTGCCGCTATCCGTTTCACATCTTCCAGATGCCCCGTTGCCTCCAGTCTGTTTTCCATGTAGTCAACAGACTCAAAAAGGTTCTCTACCGCCGTTGAAAAGCGGAAAAACGTGTCAACATCGTAGCTCCTCGACGGGAGTAGTGGAATTTCGCGTTCTTTTGCGTCCTCAGTCAATTTTTTCTTCCTCCCCTTACATTCTATCTATACGGCTTGATAATGCGCCCAGAAGGCTTCTAACGCGTTTTTGAAGATGCGCCTTGAAGTCGTTTCGGATACATGCATGATATCGTTTACCTGTTCCCAACGATATCCGTCAATGTATCTGCTTTCCAACAGCATAGCTTGATCTTGATCTTCTATTTGGTCGATTGCGGTTTCAATTCGTAACCGCTTTTCTAGCAGATCGTTTCGCGACTCCTCAATTTGCTGTACCAAGTCAATTTTTTTGATTGTGGCATATTCAAGCTTCGATTTTGCGCTTGTGCCTGACGTTCTGGTAGCCTCAAATTTTGAGGTCGCGCCAGTGGCAATATCATCTAGCTCTTTTATTCTCCGCTCTTTGGCCTGTATCCGTATCAGTATCGTCCTATACTCGGAAAGGACTGCCTTTGCTTGCCTCATCTGTTCTTCAGTCATCATTTTCCTCACTGGTTTTTCTTTGTCTTCAAGTCCTGCACATATCCCACAATGAAAGCGTAACCAATCAGCAGTACATACAAGCTGAATAAAACCATCAGCACCAAATCCAGTGCCACAATAGGCCGGAATGCTTTCAAGGCCCAAAGTGCTTTGATACTCTCGATAAACTCACCAATCATATTTTTCCTCCTCCTCATCCTCTGGATGATTCTTGTAATACTCTTCGAGTGCTTTCTCTACTTCGTGCATATCCGCCTCGTCTATCATCACCGTTACATAGTCTTCACTGCTCCAGTATTTCGCGCAGTGACTTTCCACGATTTGCGCATCATCCTCCCACGCAACACCTTTCAGAGCATCCCAGATGATTTTCTCGATATTGTCTGCATCCGGCTTTTTTGTGGGCCGTAGCTCGTCCGCCACCATCAGCTTTCTTTGTCTTTCGCTTGCTGACTTTGGCGTTTTAAACATCGCTTTGATAGTAATCCGAACAGGAACGCCTTTTTCATAGGGCTTTACTCCCGGATTTGCTGAACGGAACATCAACCGAACTAGTTTCTCATACTCGATTGTTTGCTCCGGCGTGAACGGTCTACCCCCGTTTGGATTGGGGATAGTCCGCTGTTTTCCACGCGGCTTGCCGGGAATTTCAAAAACATTCATGCAGGTTCTCTCCTTATCCTGTAGTTAAATTTCGGGTCTCTTTTTATTGATATCCAGTGCTTTTTTGCTCTCTCATAAATTCTTGAAGCTGTAGCTTCGTCAAATGAAAGAAGGTCTTCAAGTGTCCATTCGCATGAGATAATTGTTATTTTCGATTTATCTAAATACCTAGCGTTGATGATTTCAAACGCCAGATTTACATCCGCTTCTGTTGGAATTGAACTCTTATCCAAGCTCCGCTGTTTTTTGAAGAAGTCATCGATATACAGAACAGGAACGGTTTTATATTTGTTTACTTCTTCCGCGTAATCTTCTGAATTTATCAAAGCTTTCAGTCTTGTGCTTTCTTCCTTCCAAAGCATGTACTTTACTGGAATCTGCCTTTCCATCAGCAGAACACCGCAAACCGCTGTACAAAGATGTGTTTTCCCTGCGCCGACTTGCCCTCCAAGGAACAACCACGACGGCTCTTGATCGTTCAGAAACTCTTTCACCTTTTCTAGCATCATTTTCTGATACGGTTCTTCTGTGTGGAAATTTTCAAATGTGCACCGCTTCAATTCATCCTCCAAGCCGGATGCCTTTATGCGCCTCAGATTCATTCTTGCTTCTGAGCAACTGCATTTAACATACCGCGTACTCGGAATGTTGTTATAAGCAGTATCAATAACACAGATCATGCCCTTATTTTTGCATTTCGGGCATTCAATGCCATCAGTGGAAACTTCTTCCAACTCGTTATATCTCTGTGCTTCCCTTTCAGCTTTGAACTGTGCCATAGCTTTTGTGCGTGCAAACCGTTCTTCTTCTGTTTCCTGCTCATCATCCGATTTCTTCTGGATACCAGTCCGGCTTTTCTCCATTGCCAAAGCCATAGCTTGGTGCACATCCCCTGCCTTGAGCAGTTCTACTACCTCGTCCATATGCGTTTCTTCCCTCCAATATTGCTTTTACATAGTTCATTCCCCAATTTCCCCGAGCGTTACAACCGTTTGCTGTTTCAATCGCCTTTTTTATCTGTTCTTCTGTGTATTTTGTGAGAAGCTCATGCATCTCTCTTTCTTCCGTGGCGTTGAATCTGCATCCGCAGTCCTCCCACGTAACTGTTATACGGTCAACGGCTTGTTGCTCCTCAATGCCCTTCTGCAAGTCCTCATCCTTCAGCATGCTTCCCAATCCGTAACCGAATGAAGGTGTTCCCTCGCGCGCGCGTTTTTCTTCTTCTTCTTTTTCATATATCTCTTTCTTATTCTTATTCTTATTCTGTCTTACAAAATCATACAAATTTTCGTTTGTATTACAAAAGTTACAATTTGTATCGTTTGTATCTTTTGTATTTTTTTGTATTACATTTGTATCCGTATTTGTATCCGTATTTGTATCGGTTTTCTGCTTTTCCCATCGCTTCATCACGGCTTGTCTTCTGGTTTCGGAAAGCTTTTCTTTCTTCTGCTTTTGCAGTTCTTCTTCCATCTGGAATTCATCACGCTCTTGGCGCAGAGTTTCCAAGGCTTGAATAATCATCAGCTCTTCTCGTCCGCTTCCATCGTATTCTTTGCCGTCATCCATGAATTCATAAATGGCTTTAATAAATCTTCCGGCTTCGGCATCGGAAAGGCGTTTGACTGACTTACCCCAGATCATCCGCATCTTGAACCATTCCATAGAATCCTCCTTAAACAGGGAAGGGCTTTCGCCCTATCCCCTTAGAACGGCAGATCGCTATCATCATCTACAACAGTAGTTTCAAACGAACTTGCAGTAACATTGGAAGAAGTAGCAGTGCTTGAATTGTTGCTCTGAAGTGTGCGCTTCTGCGGAAGTTCGAACTTTCCAAGTCTCACCGCTTCAACCGGGAGAGAATTACATGCGCGTGTAGTAGTCATGATTGCACCACTTTGAGACTCGAATTCTTCCTCCCGTACAATCAAGCCAATTTGCGTGTTTTTCATCTGGGAGTAATCAGCATTTTTGTTGAGCGGCCTGTTATTTGATTTTTCCCAGTTGGTCATGAACCCCTTGAACCATCCGTTTGTGCTTCCGTCCTTGTTGCATACGAACAGCGTATACGTGCCGCGCCATTTTGCTCCGTAAGGGTTGTCCTTCTTGTCAGCCTCGTAACGCTTGCGGAAGAATCCGGCGTACTCACCTTCCGCAATGTCGTAGCTCACAACAACCATCATCGAACCGCTCTGCGTGGGTTTTTCTTCCACATTCAGAATGTTGCAAACGTAGCCACCAACTGGAAGCCTGTTGGAGTTACTGCCGTACTGGTACGCCTGCGCCTTGTCATAGTCGCTTGGTAAAAACATTTTATGCACTCTCCTTTGTACTGTTGTTCATTCCGTAATACTCTCGAATTGTTGTATCTACATACTGAAGATCGTTGTCTATTTTGTCTGAAGGAAACATTTCTTCCGGGCTTTTTGAGATATCGTTTCCTGTGTTCTGAGTCTGAAACCAGTGTGTTTTGCCATCCGTCATACACCTCAAACACACCGTAACCATTCCTTCAAGGGAAACTTTCTGGTCAAGCAGTTTCCCGATAGTCCGTAACTTAACATCGCCGTAGTCGGACACATCTTCGTGCATAAGCACGTATGTGTTTACTGCTTCCGGCAAAGTGTTGAGGTAGTTGAACAGCTTCCAGAAATCGTCTCCAATTTCGTTGTACAAGTCGAAACTTGCGCTCCCCTGCTTCTGTTTGTGCTTTGCCATAAATATCTGAGTCATCAGATACCCGGCGTCGTCTATCACGATAACCTTGATGCTCGGATACTTCGGCAGAGCCTTGTTAATGCACCAGATAATGTTGTCAACAACACTCATGTTTTCTTTTGCAACGGGAACAAACACATGGCTTAATTTTCCCCGGAAGGGCAGGGGCTTCTTCTGCACATTGATCAAAAGGACCTCGTCCGGGTTTAAGTTTTTCATTGAGCGGCTTTTCCCAGAGCCGCTCTTGCCGTAAATAAGAGTTACCACGTTTCTTCCTCCTCCTACTTGATAATGGTCGATAGATTCGACTGAATGTGAGCACCTTCAATCCTTGCGCCAGAACAAATCGCCTCTTTGATGGCAGTTTTATTCGGCGTTTTAACCGTTTTGATATTCATAAATGCATCTGGAATTCTGCTTTCATCATCAATCACGGTGCTTTCGGAAGATCGGAAGGAAATGCTTACAGTTCCGAATTTCCCTTTCTTGCCGTTCAGTGCAATTGCAAGCCATTTCTTCAAACTATCAATTTTCTTCTCGTTCAAAGCCGCTCTTGCTTTCAGTGCGCTTGCTTCTTTTTCAAGCGCGGTCTGTTCTGCCGTAAGGCTCTTAACCCACTTGCCTACATTCTCGATTTTCTTGTCTCTCTCCATCTCCAGATGGTCGAGCATGTCGGTGTCAAGAGCTTCGAGCTTGATTTCCCCTGTTTCTCTGTCGGTTGCTTGAAACCAACAGCTTTCTATTGCCTCGTCAATCTCGTAAAGTGTCATCAGCTTGCCCTCCGCATCTGCTTCTTATTCGCCTCGTTCTCACTGTAAACTTCCATCGTAAAACTGGAAATTTTGGCGTACAGCACGTTCAACTCCTCAATGAGCGTTCTGTTCAACCTCTCGTTTGTATCGTTGCTGTAAAAGTCGTTGTAATCATAGCCATCGCCGAAATCGGTGACATTCACTTTTCCATCACGAGCAACTGTAGGCTTCATCGTAAGCTCGATGCTGTAGGGATTTTCAATCCCTTCGGGATACTTCACACGGGCCTTGAAATGGTCAGTTTCAATGCCGTTTTTGAAGGTGGACATGACGTGATAAGAAAACTTTTCCATGTTTCTTCCTCCTCTTTTTGATCTATGCAACCAGTGCTTGAAGCACTGATAAGCCATACTTTTTTCCAACCTTTTCTATTCTCAACAGCTCAGAAAGCCGAAAGGTTGAAATGTGGTTCAAGCGGTATTGAAGTGTTCCGCTGTTCATGTCTATCAACTTTGCGAACTGAGGAACGGTCATTCCTGCTCTTTTGCGGAGAATCAGCAATTGTTCATCCAACCTGCTTAATTCCATCTTCGTCTTCCTCTTCGTCCTCGTCCTTGAATATTTCTCTTCTTTTTACTCCAAGGGCTTTTGCAATTTTTAGCTGAGTTTTATAGCTTCCGCTTCTATTACCCTTCTCAATGTCGGAGACATACGGGATAGAAATGTGAACCTTGGTAGCCAAATCTTTCTGAGTCATTTTCTTTTCAATGCGAACTTCTCGTAATCTGTTCAATTATTTCACCTCCCTCGTACGTGAGATAGTATAGCATAAACTTAGCTGAATTTAAAGCCCTATTTTTCGAAAACTTTAAATTTAGTAAAACACTATAAATACAGCGACATTGTTTTTGTTGATATAGCTAATTAGCTTATGCTATAATGTGAGCGAGGAGGTGCTACTATGAATAGAGTGAAGGAACTACGGGAAAGAGCCTGTTTGCAACAAAAAGAACTGGCGCTTCAAATAGGCGTGTCACACCCTACCGTGAGCGAGTGGGAGCACCAGAAGAAAGACCCGACTGGCGACCGTTTGCGCAAGTTAGCTGATTTTTTTAACGTGTCCCCGGGGACGGTGCTTTGCTATGAACCAATAGATACGCCAAAGGGAGAAGTTAGCGAAGACGACATAAAATTTGCACTTTTTAACGGACTTGACGGAGTAACGGACGAAGACTATGAAGAAGTTAAGCGCTATGCCAGATATCTCAAAATCCGTAAAAACCTCTGATTTATACGAACTAGCAGAAAGGAAAGGAGTGCAGATAGATACCTTTAATTTACGGAAAAATGCCGCTCTAAGCATCGAAGACGGAGAGGGTAGGTGTTATATAGCTCTTGCTCCTAACTTGCCAAGAAGGCAGGAAAAAGCCGCTCTAGCGCATGAACTGGGGCATTGCCTGTATGGAGGGTTTTACAATCGTTATTCTCCCTATGATCGAATTGAGATTGCAGAACGAAAGGCAACGAAATGGGCAATAAAAAAACTGCTCCCGATTGCATGGATTCGGGAACAGTTAAAGAACGGACTGCACTATTACTGGGAATTCGCAGAGGAAGCGGATTTGCCGGAATCATTCGTGAAAGAGGCTTTTGAGTACTACGAAACAGCGGGGCTTCTTCCAAAGGAGGAAGATCTGAATGGGTAGAAAGAAAAAAGGCGAGCTTCCTTCCGGCAGTGTACGCAGAACAGTATTTGTGGGATACAGGGAAGATGGGCGAAAAAGATACGAGGCGTTTGTAGCCCCAACGGCAACGGAAGCAGAAGCAATGGCATCCGAATTCAGAACACGCTTGAAACTATATAAACAGATGGGAATGCCAGTTGACCAGATACCGAAACACGAGCAGGGAGAAACAAACTGGAAAAACTCCATCACACTTGGAGACGCTATTGACATGTTCGTGGAAACTTGCAGAACGCAGAACTATTCCCCATCCACAATTCCGGCATACATTTCTATAAGAAAAAACGCCTTTCCAGAATTGATGGAAAGGCCCATTGAAGGAATAACCGTTACTGACATTCAGACAGCGATAAACTACAGATCGAAAACACATAGCGTGAAAACAGTGCGGAACGAGTACTTTTTGCTTAAAAAGGTTATGGCGATACACTGCCCGGAATTGAACCTTTCTGCCATCACTATTGCCAAGCAGAAAAAGAAAGGAAAACTCGTTTTCCAAGAAGACCTCGCCAAACGCGTTCTAGAGTACGCAGAACAACACGAATGCACCGACTTCTACATATACTGTTCATTCACGATTTCCGCAGGGCTGAGGCCGTCTGAGGTGTATGCGCTCACTTGGGAGGACATTTCAGAAAAGCCTATTTCAATTTCCGTGAATGGGGAAACATACGAATACGGCATAATAGATGTATCAAAAGCAACAGTGCGCGACGAAACGCGAAAATACGTGAATAAAGCCCCTAAAACAGAAGCCGGAGTAAGAACCCTTACTGTTGACTGGGCATTCTTCCAGAAGCTCTACACGCTTAAAAAACGCGTAGAAAACGCAAGGATAGTAGCCACTAAACCAAGCATGATTTGTAAGTACTGGCGAAGAACTAGGAAAGCGCTTGAATTGCCGGAACAGATGCGCTTTTACGATTTACGGCACTATTATGCCACAATGGTCGCCACATCTGGAGCAACGGAAGACGAACTTGCATCCAGAATGGGCCATAGCACTTCAGCATTTAGCCACGCCGTTTACGTGGAGTTATTTGCGGATCGTCAGCACAAGATCAACACCTCTTTGGCATCAAAAACAAGGGGGCTGTACACGGAATAGTGCATTTACTGCACGAAATACTGCATATGTTAAAAAAATGAAGTAATAGTTCGTTTTTGTATGGGTTCAAGTCCCATCTACCGCACCATACAGAAAAAGCAGTGATTGTTTGAATCACTGCTTTTTTCTTTTGTATTCTTACTTTTCCATTTTTGTTTTCTTATTCTTTTCAATAAATATTTCTCGTTCAGCGTAATATGTTACGTGCAAATACTGCACGGAATACTGCACGGAATCAAACAACAGAATCACCAATATCCACAGGAATCCACGAGTTTGAAAAATCTTTATCCTTGAAAAGCTCTGCAAGTCCTGTTATCTGTTTGAGCCTCAAAATTTCATCCTTGTCCATGCCTAAGTGTTTTGAAATCCATCCATCTGAGCGGCCTATGTTATGAAGTTCTGCAATTATATTTCCCATTAAATCAACGTCATGAGTTCCTCTTGCCCGGTTGTGTCTGATTGTTGATGCCATTCGTTCATCTATTGGCTTATCAATCACAGATACCGGGAGACAACCGCCTTCCCGATCATAAATATCCTTATGATCGAGCATAACCCTGTAACGGTGAAATCCATCAACAATGTGGTATTTATCATTTTCAGCATCATACACGCACACGATAGGCATTGTATATCCATCACACTTGATGGAATCATACAGCAGTTTCATTTCTGGAGGAGCAACGCTGTTCGGGTTGTACTCATTCGGGCATATTTTTTCAATCGGAACACATCTGATTCCGTAAACAGGTGATTTATACATACTTACCTCCAAGATTCATACTTTTCATCGACAACTGCGCCAAGCATATCATCATACGGCACATTCACGCATGGAAAACCGTTATTCAGAAATCTCCATCCTTTTTCCAATACATACTTTTCTGGAAGAGGTACGCAATACATTTCCGCCTGCGTTTCTCCTTCTTTTGAAAAAACCTCTGGTATGCACATGATACAATATCCGCTATCCGGCACATAACACACATAATCTGCAAGCTCTACAGGAACATTTCTTCCTGTGGCCTTCCTGCCACCTATATCTCTCAGTATTTCTTCCAGTTTCATTGTTTCATTCCCCTTTCATTACTGCTTTGTATTTACGCTTAATTGCATCTATTTTTGCTTGTTGCTCCTTGTTCGGGCCGAATCCCATGAATCTGCACAAATGATCATTTTTCAAGATGCAATAGCACATTCTTTTCCATGATGGAATATCAATCGTACTTGTTACATCATCAGTATTATCTGGTATTTCCCCTTCAAAAACAATCCTCTTTTTTCCATCCTTGGAATAATTGCTTATGCCATTTTCCTTGATATTGTATCCTCTATCCTTAATTTCAGATATAACACTATCCGCGAAACCACCACCAGTTTTGTGCCAGAAATCGATAGAAAAGTTAAATTTCTCCAGATAATTATTTCTTAGTTCTTCCGGTAATGTGGAAAGAAGAAACATCGTATATGATTGCCACGTATGGCCTTTCGGCAGTGTTACTTGCTTGTATCCCATTGCTTTTGTACCGCCGTAAATTGCTCCGAAATTCGCGCCCTGTATCCGGCCAACAAGTTTTGCCCACGTCTTCGGCTCAATAACCCTGTACAGATTTAAACTCTGTGATGCCCACTCATTAAATGGGGATGCAACGCGCATCTGATCTATGCTTATACCTGCTTTGTAAAACAGATCATAAAGGCGATTGTAATCATAGCCAAACATTGCATTTGCTATCCAGATATCCTCGGTGCTCCAATCATATAGCGGTGCGCCAGTCCAAACGTCCTTGAAATTATTTGATATCCACATGGCATCTTTATACGGATGCCGCTTGTTGATTATCGCCGAATAGCGGTGCAAGCTCTCATCTGCTCTCATACCAATCAGAGCAATTGTTTTACCGCCTCCGCAATGATCTCTGTACCATTTTCCAAACTGCTTGTACAGATCTTCCTGCAACATCAGAGGCTTGTAGAAATCAAAAGGATTGTTTTCCAGATTTACTACATACTTGTTATCCGGCATTTCTCGTACCCAGATATCTTTTTCTTCTGGATTCCAAGGATACCAATACAATTGGTAATTGCTCAGATTCGTTTTGCTTCCCATCGGCAGACAGCACCAGAAAGATTCGCAGATATCACCATACTTTTCAAACATTCGTGTAACAAATTCCGTTGTCTTCTCGTACTGCGCCTCAAAATCTTGATGGAAAAGCCCTATTCTTTTTGTTATTTTCCTTTCTTTTACGTAATCCATCATTAGATTTAAGAGCAAGCCGGAATCTTTTCCTCCAGAAAAACTAACATAGATGTTATCAAATTCGGATAATATGTAATCAAAGCGTCCTAACGTAGCTTCATACACATTCTTTTTGATGTACATCTTCTCTGTCATCTTCTATATCTCCCTTCAACCATCTTTTAAATTTGCCTTTTGCCGCTTTCTCATTATTTGATTTTAATTCTCGTTTAATCGTTTCTTCAAGCCCTTCTTTTCGCTGAAGGCATCTTATTATTTTTCTGTCCAAGCAACCTTGAGCAACAATATCATATATTTCAACTTCTTCAGACTGTCCGAGTCTGTACACTCTATCTTCGGACTGTATCCGCGTTGCATAGTCCCAATCGTTTGAGAAATAGATAACTACATGGCAGAACTGAAGATTCAACCCATATCCGGCACAAGTTTTGTTCGCTACTAAGAATCGCTTACCTGCCTTGAACTGTTCCAGATTGTCCTGCCGTGCTTTGTGACTCAGTTTTCCGTAGAATGGCACTGCATTCTCTAATACCGAACATATGCTTTCTATCTCATGCGTGTATTTACAGAATATAATTGCTTTTTCTCCGTAATCTAATCTTTTGATGATTCCAAGCAATGTTTCAATTCTTGGATTGTCATGCGGATTTTTGTACATGGGTTTTGTTGTAAAATGCCTGTTCCTTTCGGTAACATATAGCCCACTGATAACAGCTTGCGCGGCTGAAAACATTCTGTATACTGTTTCCGGGATACACTCATCCAATTGTTCGAGCATGGTATTTACAACATCATTATAATGCCTTTCCTGCTCATCGCTCATAAAAGTTTGTTCTTCGTAATACCTTTTCTTTGGCATTTCAAAGCATTCCTGCCTTGAAATCTGATAGGAGTATGGCGCGATCTTTTCAATCAGATAATCCGTATTTAATGTTCTTCTTATTTTATGCGTATCTTCGTCATACTCTATATGATTCGCGGCGAATGACCAGAATGATCTGTATCCGAGTATTCTCCAATCCAGAATGAACCATTGACTAAACAAGTCCGCTTCATTCCTGCTTATCGGTGTGCCGTTTAGAATCATTCTATATTTGCATTTCTGCGCTATATCAATAATTCTCCTCGTTCTGATAGCAGAAAAGTTTTTAACAAGATTGCTTTCGTCAACCACAAGCATGGTTTGCCCGGAAGAAGCATATTTCAAAAGTAATTCGTACAATCTGTCACTCGATGAGAGGCTTTCAATTCCATAAACGGTGATTAAAGGGAATGCTCCTTCCGTGTGCTTTTGAATATCATCCTTAAGATTCTGCCGTACAGAACACGGACAAAGCCAAAGCACTTTGTCAAGTTTCCCGGAAGAGAGGCGGCGATAGATTATTTCTATTGCCGTCCTCGTCTTTCCCGTTCCCATCTCTAAGTATAAAGCTCCAACCTTCAAGCCTATCAGTTTCTCAACTGCTTTCTCCTGCCAAGGATAGAGCAGTGTTTTTAATTTCATCAATCTTTCAAATCCTCCAACACTTCACGGGATGTATTCAATATATATTTTACGTTTTCTTCGCAATATTCGGCCTTTTTAACCTCTGCAGGTACTACTTTAATGATTCTATCCATCACATCTTGTGCGCCCTTCGTAAGCTTGAAATCATACGTTTTTGCAAAATCCATCACTGCATCTGCCTCGGAAACTGGTACTTCGATTCTCCCGGAGCTGTACCGCGCATGCGGAAGCCTTTTAGCCGCTTTGTAAAGATCGTCATCTTTTCCCCACTGGATAGAAAACTTTTCTTCGCTCATCAGTTTTGAAATCCATCTGAAGGTGCGAGGTGTGTAATTTCCATCAATGGCATTTTTGAGAATCTCTTGATCTTGAATCATGATTGCAAATCCTGCATTCAAAAGATTATTGCCAAGTTCTGCGGCGCGTTCTTCAGCTGTTCCCGTAGTTACTCCGCATTTCAAAATCCAAGTAATGCCATCCCACTTGAATCCCAGTGCTTTCACAACTGCGATGAAATCATCATTTTTTTGATACTTTGCCTGCACTGCCTCGTTAATAATAGCAATGCTCACTGCACCAGTGTGCTTTTTTTCCACAGGCTCTGCGGTCGTTGCCGCAGAGTCGTTCATTTTTTCTTCAGCCGCGTCTTTTTCTTTGGCTACAATCACTTTCACAATACTTTGTGTGATAAAATTCCTGTTATCAATCCACCAAGATGCATTGTTCTTTTCTTCCATAACCTTCAGAGCATACGCCCAGAATTCATTCAGCTTATCTTTGCGGACTTTTTCGGCAACTGCTTTCATACCTTCGGCACGGATAGTGATTGCCCACTTAATCTGCTTTTCAGTTCCCTTCAGCTCCGGCCATCCGTTTTCATTGGACTCTTCCAGATTCTTCATGGCTTCTTCTTCTCTCTGCTTTTGCCGTTCCTGCTCACGGCACTCTGGGCACTGCACGATGTTTTCAACGGCCCACTGTTCATAACTGTCCGCATCTTTCCGATTGTTTCTGAATGCGATTACCTCAAACTCTTTGCCACAGTATTTGCACTTGCAAATTGCTCTTGCTCTTGCCATTGTTTTATCTCCTTATCTTTAACTGTTTTACTATAGCACATTATACAGCCTATCTATTGTTATGTCAATAGGTATTTTGCATTTTCTTGAAATTATTTTTCAGAGGTCTTGTCGAGGTACTCGGCAAGCCTCTTTTCGTTCCGCTTCTCGATTTCCTGCATCATGTGCAGTTTGTCCTTCGTTGTCATCTTCCTTACTCCTTTCCAAGTTACAGGCCGTATTCTTCTTCCAGTTCTTTCTTAATTCTCAGCGCCTCTTTCTTTCCATATCCATACTCTGCTCCGGCTATCTGGAATCCTTCAGCGTCAACAGGGTACAGAGTCCAAAGTTTCTGGTGGCGGTCGTACCACATTTCAATGTGGTCTGCCTTGGCTTCATTCGCCTGCGGAATGTACTCTTCACCGTCCACGAAAAGTTTGATTGTCATTGTCTTGTTCCTCCTCTATCAGTATGTCAACATTATACAGCTAGCCTATAAAACTGTCAAGCACCAATTTTCATTTTTTTGAGGAAAATTTTCGGACAAAAAAAGAAGACTGAAATCAGCCTTCTTTTTTTCTTTGAATGTCTTCCCGTATCAGTTTCTTGATAAATCCAGATCGGTTCTGCTCCTGTTCAAGCCTGTCCAGAATGTCCTTGTTCGAAGTCTTGTAAAGTCGGATGCTTATAAGGGTCTGATGCTCTTTCCGGTACTTCTTCTGCGCCTTCGCAAGTGCCTCATTTACTGGCATCTGGAGCACCCCCCTCTTTTGCTATCTGCTCGAGGATAAGCCCCTTGACATATCCTGCTCTGTTTTCAACGGTCTGAAGTTTCTCGATGATATCCGCATCATACTCATTATGCAGGATTAATGTCACCGTTACTCCGTTTTTCTTCTGGTACTTTGCTTTTGCTCTCTGTAAGCATTCCGGCAGTGTTGACATGCGCTTTCATCCTCCTTCTCCTCAGTATACGCCTTTTCTATAGGCAGTGTCAACACTTTTCTTCCGGCATACAGTCACGCAAATCAAGCTCAGGATCATTGCCGAAAATGAAATTATAAAGTTTTGTATAAATAGCCTTCCCTATTTCAATGTCATGTTTTCTATTTTCCAAAAGAGTCTGAATACGAACAAGAGTATCACGGCTTTTTACTTTGGAAGCATCCTTTTCCAATATTTTGATATAATTCTCGTCCCATTCAACGTTCGCTCTTATGATACTGATTATATACATAAGTATTTTGAAATTGACTTTTATCTTGCACTCAATTGTATCCTGTGAAAATTCAATTCGTGTAAACATTGTTATTCTTCCCCTCTCCTGCTCCCGCAGTCATCGTACAGCGACAGAACACAATCACCATCGTAATTCAGAAAGCATTCATACTGCTTACAGTACAGGCACTTGTTCCAAGCTCTATGGAGAACACAGTCAATATCGGAACACCGTACTTTGTTTTTACAAATGTTACATGGATTATTCTTCAAGCTTCGTCACCTTCCTACGCCACTTTGTTAATCAGCATTTCCACTTCTTCCGGCCTGCGGTATACCATCCTGTTGGCCTCGTGCGTGTCGTATCCGTAAGAAACCATCAGCTCCCTCGCGACTTCCTGCCCTGCCATCCACTCGTTTCCGTACACTGCGAACCACATGTCATTTCTTGACATGCTCGGCCCTTCCGCTTTCATCTGCTTTTCGAGAGCAAGTGTTTTTACCTTGGCTTCCTTATAAGCGTTCCAGAGTTCCTTCAGTTTCATTTGTCTTCTTCCTCCAATCTTGTCATTTCGAAATTGTGAGTTTCCTTTTCGGAAAGTTCCCTGCCATACCAGAGAACGCACCATACTTCCTTGCTGGAAGAAAGCTTGCACTTGTCATCAAAGTCCACCCAGTCCACATATCCTTTGGGTTGGCACATTGGGCCTCTCGGCCTCAGTAATAGTCCATATGCGTAAAGCTTCTTTTCCATCGTGACTCTCCTTTCTCAGAACTCCTCGTTCCTTGTGTCAATGCGGATGATTACGCCATTGTCTACCGGGACAATATCGCGAACAGCGGCCTTCATGGCATTGTATTCAGAGATGCCATTATACTTGGCATTAATTTTGTTCGCGTCAGATACCTTGCCTTCGTATACGGTGATTTCTCCGCCACCAATCAGCTTATCTATGATTGTTATGTTCGTGTACGGCCTCAGACACCACACAAGTGTCTGAACTGCCATCTTTTCATAGATGCGCTTCATTTTTCTTTTCCTTCTTCGCTCTCTGCTCCCAGATATAGTCTGTCAGTTTTTCCCATGACAGGAAGTCTCTGATATGCTCCCCGGTGAAACCATCGTATAACATCAAGTGTCTCCCGGCTTTCTGCACATACCATCTGCCCTTATCCACTGTGATCGGCCTTGTTATCATGCCCCTGCCTCCGTTCTTTCGAGTCTCAGATTCTTCAATCTTCCGATGTTTTTCAGAATGGTTTCTTCCTCTTCGGATGCAAGTTCTCCATTCTCCCACATCTCAGTGATTGCCTTGGCGAACTCGTGTGTGCTTATCGTTTCTCTCTGGTAGTAAGAAACGAGTCTCATTACTCTCCCGACTCCAACTGCCTTCTTAAGTGTGATCATTTTCCCTTCCCCTTTCTTGAGAGGCACTGTGTTTCAAGTACCTCTCGCCAAGACTGTTAATCATATACCACAACTGGCATGCCAGACCGTAACCACTTGCTTTTATCTTTTTCCTTTTTGTTTGCCCTTCTGCGCCGTGTCGCTTCCCTAATGGCTTCTTCATAGGTGTTGAAGTATCCTTCATTCTCCGTAGGACTAATGGAGAATTCCCAATGGTACTTGGTTGGAATATCTACCGCTTTACCGTTGTACCTTGCTCCAACAACATTATAGTTTTTCGACCAGTCTTCAACTACTGACGCGACATCTTCCAAGTCTAGCCTGTCTGCAAACATGACGGTCTGCCATTCCGTCTTGTACCTCCCACGACCCTTATGCTTCAAAAGCAGGTCAAATTCTCCTGTTGGTAATCCGAAAAGTGCCATGTTCGTTTCTCCTCTCTTTTCTCTGGAGATGCATCTTGCGTGATGCCTCTCCTTGCTGTCCCTTTTACTCCGCCTCTATGATGCTTATCCCAGTAAGCACAAACCTCTGTGTAAATCTGTTCGTGTACCAGTCTGCAATATACTGGATGAGCATTTTCTCGTGAAAGTCCGTATCATAGCGGATGTCATAACCCTGCTCTCCAAACGGTTCGCCAAGTCCCTCAACCACCATGCACACGCCGTTCCCATACCGTTTCTCGTTTTGATCGAAGGAAACAAACCCTTCAAGTGTCTGCCTTTTTCCACTCTTGGTATCCTTGATTTGAAGAGATACCTTGAATTTCCCAAGCTGTGTCATGTTCATTTCTCCTCTCTTTTCACTCGTTTACAGAGGCTATTGCCTCGTTAAGCATTTCTTGTGCAAGCGCCCGGAAGTCATCCCTGCCGGAGAAGACTTTACCGTTTTCCACATTGATGTAGGTCTTCTCGTTCTTCATTCGGTACGCTTCCGAGTTGCTGATGTGATCACCGCGGAACTCGGCAAGCTTGATGCTCCAAGTTTTGTGATAGGCACATTCAAGGCCCAGATGGAAAGCATTGATGTACAGGCGATCATAGCCGCCTTTCTGCCAACGGCTGAAGCCCTTCGCCTCGAGAGCCTTGATAGTAAGTTCACTAAGCATTGTTTCATCCTCCTTTAATTTATGCTCCTATTATACAGCCTATCTATAAAACTGTCAAGCACCTTTTTAAAACTTTTTTGAAGAAATTTTTGAAGCAAGGTTGCGGAGTTTAGCCGCTCCGCTCGGCCTTTATCTTACCTTGCTTTGATCTCCATGTATGCTCTCCAGAACTCGCCGGAAGTGAAGATCACGTTTCCTCCAACGTAGAGGGTTACGCAGTGGCGAGACCTCATTGTCCATCCGCTGTTCCCGTAAATCATGAAGTGCTGTCCCTTCGGAGTCATTCCCTCGTATCTCTTCATGAGGTTGATTCCGTCCTTCGCCCATTCCTTCTGTTCCTTCTCGAATTCCTCTTCCCAAAGGGCTTCTTTCATCTTGGCATCTGCCATCATTTCTTCTTCAGCCTTTACATTCTGGAAAGCTTCTTCTGCTTTGTTCAGCTGTTCTTCTGCTTTCTGTACCTTGTATTCTGCACCCTCCAGATTCTGCCGGGCTATAAGGAGATCAAACCAAGCGCCGTTCTTCTTAATCGCTTCTTTGTCCTGCATAAATCCGTATTCGTCACAAGGAACGGTCTTCAGCCATGCAAGCCGCTCTTCGTTGGTCATCTGGTCGACTCCGAGCTTTACAGCGTTTGCAAGCTTCTTATCGTAGCTCTTCTTAGCTCTTTCAAGGCTTGCGTTTGCCTTGATCATATCGTTCATCCGTGCGGTGTAGCTCAGTTCTGCTTTCTTCATGGTGTTGTCCCTCCCTCATTTGATGTACTCATTATACAGCTAGCCTATATAACTGTCAAGGGGTTTTTGAAAAAAAGTTTGAAAAATTTTTTCCTGCCGGAAAACAAAAGAAAAGCAGTGGTTTATGCCACTGCTTTGCATCTGGTGATTATCGTCTGTTTTACTCCATCCCGTTCGGAGTGCTGTTTCACTGTCCCAGTGATCTTGCTTACTTCGTGAGTGATGCAGGAGGAAGCGTACCAAATGAACACATTTCCCTGCTGATCAGTGATCTTATAGAGGTAGGTGTATCCCCACTGGTTTTCCCAACTGGTGCAAAGCTTACATTCAGCAACTGCAATGCTCACCTTTTCACCAATGTTCCCGATGTACTGGGAATTCTTTTCGCTCTGCTCTTTTGCCTTCCTTTCTGCCTCTTTCTTGGCGTACATCTCGTATGCCAGAGGAGCATATGCGATGTATCCGAGGTAGTTGAGCTTGGAGAACTTGTTTTTGAGCAGTGTCTGCACCGTGTTGAGCATTGCTCTGCAAGCATCTTCAAGGCTGATTTCCAAGATCGCCTTTCCGATTTCTTCAGCCTTCTTCATGGATTCCTCGGAAGGCGTTGCTTTCTTAGCAATCCTTTCTGCCAGTTTAATCTTGTTGCATCCTTTCTCATCACTCTTAACGTATCCCTGCTCTGCCATGATTTCAATGGCAAGCGCCAGAGCTTCAACCGTCCGAATCATGTGAGAATGTATGGTTAAATCTCTCTGCTCGTGCTCAATGTCCTCGGAAGTAGCAACTGCATTCAGCTCATTCCAAATGCCAACCGACTGCGGGTCGATTCCGCAATAGTCTTTCAAGCAGGTTTTTCCGATCTGTTTTTCTCCTTCTGCTCCCTTCACGATGTAAGTATACTTGAGATTGTGGTTGCTGTTGCAGTGCTTGCAGAAAGGCTTGATTGTTGTCCATTCCGGCTTGCACTCATCAGCATCGATCAAGGTCACAACGTTTCCTTCGTCCGTGTGGTCGAGCTTTGCGAGAACTTCATAGTCGCCCTTTTTGATGCGGCCTTCAGAAGTGATTGTAAGATCGAACACTTCATAATACTCTGTGTAGCTCGTTCCCTCTTCCTCATTAACCACGGGGATTTCAGCAACATAGGTTTCTCCGAAGCTTACTTCCAGTTCGAAACCGTACTGGTTCGCCTTCTTGAGAAGGCGGTTGATCTTCTTCGCAACATTCTCGCGGTTGTCTTCAGCAATGCGGTAGGTGTTAGTCATGGTTTCATCCTCCATATCAGTTAATTTATGTACATAGTATACAGCTTACCTATACAGAAGTCAAGGGCTTTTTCGAAATTTTTTCAGAAATTTTTTGCATGAAAAAAAGCCCTGCAAAAGCAGGACTTTTCAAGGCTCAGAACTTCGAGAGTGCCACATTGTAAAGTTTCGGATTGATCACTTTCAGCGTTTCCATAAGCTCATTCAGAACGGGAAGCACTTCCGAAACCGTTTTGCCTCGTATGGCATCGCAAAATTCCGATTCTATTGCCGTTTCTATCGTTTGTTCTCCAGATGCGTATGAATACCTATCCATCTCTGGAAAACGCGCAGAAGGGGCAATTTGAGCGTTATTTTGAGCAGGAAACAAGTGTTCCTTGAGATTGTAAAACGCCGCAAGCTTTATGCAAGTGCTTGCCGTGGGATTCCGTTCCCCTTGACACGAGGCGATGGCCTCATCCAGATCGTCTTCCCGTATCAAAGTGATTCCCTCCCATTACATAGACTGTTCGACCTTATCCGCGAGACGCTGAATGTCCTTCCGAATCTGATCGTTCGGAGCATCCTGCATCAGCTCGTGAAGCTGTTCCACAAAATCACCATTCCGGGAATAGCCGCTAGAGTATCTGCCCATGCTGTCCCGGTTTGCGTTTCTGCCGCGTCCTCGCGCATAGGAGTTTCCACCACGGTAGCCATAGGAATTACCACCGTTATAGTTCCCGCCATTGTAACCGCCATCATAGTTGTTCTGGCTATAACCATCTTCCTCGGCTTCCATCATAGCAACAGTTGTTTTAAGGCTTTTCAGCGTGTGCGTCAATTTGTCAATGTAATCAACATCTCCTGCGGACAGTTTGCCTCCGGCCTTGCGGATTTTCTCATTGGCATCCGCAATCTCACGGGAAATGCTCTCGCAAAGTTCATGCAAATCATTCATGTAATCCATGTTTCGTTCTCCTTTCTTCAAGCTATTCTGCTGATACTAAGACTGCCGTCAACAACGTTAATTAACGGAGTCGGTGTTACAGTTGGATCATTTACAGAGCCATTGACATATTCCACGGAAACCATAAAACAGCACCCACGAGGTACATCAATAGTGGCCCTGCTTGTAACATTGCCATACTCGTCTACAGCGGCAGGGGTAAAGATGCTTTTACTCCCTTCCCTCGCTTCCAAATTTACCACGATTGCCGTAGCTATAGGGGTCACTTCGCCATCTTCGGGGATGGCAATATTTCCAGTAAACTCAACGTTGTAACGAGCAAAACAAGCTCTCGGATTGTTCACGATACCACGGAGGATAAAAATTCCAGATCCGCTTTGATGTAACACATACCCACGGTTACAAGGAATAGAATCAATAAACGGAATGGCACTGTTAAGAGCAACAGTCTCAACGGCATCCCTTGATAAATATTCTGCCATAGTATCACCTCATTAGGCTACTCCGCCACAGCCACAGCCACAGCCAACATTTCCGTTGCAGGTGAAAATGGGCTGATTGCCGTAAACGGGCTGAGTGGGAACAGGGCAGTTTTTAAGGCGATTGTACAGTGCATCAACTTCTGCGTTCATGCCCTGCGCGAACAGAGCATTCTGGTTCGCTTGAGATTCACGGAAGGAAGCCATGTTCAGCTGATTCTGGAGGCCGACGTTTTCACGCTGTGCCGCCGCAAGCTGATTCTTAACGCCATCAAGTTCCAAAGCGCAAAGCTTATCCAGAATAGCCTGCGTTCCGCGAGTCTGAGCATCAATAATGTCGCGAGTATTCTGGGCATCCGCAGTACGAGTGGCGCATGCTTCTGTTGCAATCGTGTATTTCGTGTCAGCCGTAGCCAAACGATTATCACAGCAACAAGAGGCAAGCTGAGACTGGAGAGCCGTCATTCCTGCGGTCTGCGCCGTCTGAGCGGCAAAGCTACGCTCAAGATCAGCAATCTGATTAGAATACATCTGAGAGGTAATAGCGTTCTGAGCGCCAGTAACGGCAGAAACAACATTATTGCCAGTCTGGCACAGATTCTGGTTGATTCCGGCAATTCCGAGCTGTACATCACCAAAGCCGGAAACAATGTTGTTCCCGATGGTATCAATCTTGCTAGAAATCATCTGATCACGGAAGCCATCATTGATCTGATTGGACTGGTTCATCCACGGATACAGGCCACCGAAACCACCGTTCATGCCGTTCCCATAGCCGCCGCCAAATCCGTTCCCCCATCCTCCAAGCAGGATAAAGAGAATCAGAAACCAGATGCCGTTAGAACCGAAAAAACCATCATTTCCGCCGTTTCCATAAGCGTTGCCCATAGGAGCAACAGGCATTACCATGCCGCCATTGTTTTCGTCCATAAGAGCCATTGTTAAAAAATCCTTTCTGAAAATCTATTACAATCCCCTGTGCACCGAGGCTGTAACCTTGTTAAGTGCCGCCGTTAAGCATCCGCATCATCTGCGTTGCCATCTGGTAAGCGTTGTTATACTGCGCTTGCGTAATCTTCCCGGAATTCATCAACTGCTGTATCTGCTGTTGTGGATCACCAGTCATGCTCTGCCGGAACTGCTGAAATCTCTGCATAAAACCCTGCATTCCGTTGTTCTGCTTATTCATCTGCTGATACAATGGGTTATTGCTCATCGTCTGATTCCTCCCGTTTTGCCGCTCTTGTAGCTCTTCTTGCTGACATGCTTTCTACTTGCGCTTTAAGTGCCCCAATTTCGCGCACAATATCGTCATATTCCGCTTTTGTGACGTAGTTGCTATTCCCCTTACCTTGCTCCAATACGTTTGCAGGGCTATTCTGCGGCCGTTGGTCACGTATCGTGTAATCAAGGATTTTCAAGGATGGCATCCCGCTTGCATCAGCTGATTTCAGATAGATGCACTGGCTTTCAGTATCGAAAAGAGGTACAGTGGTATTTGGAGCAATCAAGAAGGATTTTGCCGCCTGTTCTCCTTGAATCCAGATAATTCCGGTATTCTGTCCCTGCACTTGTTGAGGCTGTTGCATGTTCTGCGGTTGCTGATATGCAGGATAGGCCGGATACATCTGCGGATAAGTCGCAGGAAAACCATTGTTATAAAGTGCCATTTTCAATCGTCCTTTCTCCAGAAAAATACGGGAACTTCCTTGGAACTGTCCCACGAATCAAAAAGCTGTCCTCCGTCTTTGACAGTTGCCACATGATTCCCTGTCCCCAACACGTAAATACCTTTTTGATGTTCACGGCAAAAATCTTCGAATGTGTAGCACTCTGGGCAGGAGTTTGGAATTACTTCCCTTGTAAATCCTCTTTCTTTCAGAACATTTCCCCACACGGAGTCCGCGTTCGGAAGATCTGCCATAGCGAAACCTTTTGAGCAAAGCAATGCATATGCTTTATCCCAATCAATACCCAGTGCCGCAGATATGGCGCGAATTGAGCAATCACCTACACTTTTTCCAAGAGGGTTATTGCGGAACTCTTTCCATGCACTCATGCCCGTCCTCCATCAGCAGTGCTTTGGCGTACTCCAAAGCTCCGGCCTTGGAATAGCGTTTTATCGTTTCGCAGATTTCCTTCGAAATGCCCATTGCTCTTAAATCGCTTAAAATGGCCTCTAAATCGTTTTTCATATTCGCATTATAGTTTTATCTACTTCGCGTCAAAATGCCGCCAGAGTGACATTTCTGCGACAATTTCGGACATAAAAAAAGAAGGGTGGCTTTCGCCACCCATTTATCAAAACTCAATGCTTCAAATGCCGGAAAATCTTGTCCTGCAACCTGTAAACAATCCTTTTAACTTGTCTATCGCTCATGTCGAATTCTTCTGCAATCTGAGCATAAATAATGCCATCACAAAGCCTACGCTTCATGATGGCCCTATCTCTTGCATTAAATATCCATTCATCTATCAACCGTGATACTTCAGAAACGGAAATGTTGAAATCTTCAGTGCTCATGCCTTCACCTTAATATATCCCGTTCCATGACACATATTGCATTTTCTGCTTTGCTTTCTTGCCTTTTTAACCCTAGTTTTCGATACCTTTGTTCTTGTTGCTTTCGCCATTGATTACTACACTTCCTTCTCCGTTCGCAATAGCAGTGCCACCGCTTTCAGATTCAGCCGTATAAGTTTCCGTTACAACTTCATCAACATACTGGCTCTCGTACCACAACCAAGCTCCGTTCGTGGCAATCAGCGCCGCGAAAATAATGATGCACAGAATCCATAACCTCTTAATTATTCGTTCAAGTCTTGCAACTTCGGATTCGTGCGCAATGTAGGGAATCATCTTGTCTTCCATTGTTTTAGCCTCCTTTATTTAGTCAGCTAAATTATAACATAAGCTAATTGTTAAATCAAGTTATTTTTTAAATATTCTTTAGTTTTTGTTCTTTTAAACAAGGCACGGACATCGCTCGTATGCCGTGCCAAGAAACCCGAATTACACTTGCAATCGGATTGTTTTTCATTCTTTGCAACTTGCTACTAACTTGCTACTAACTTGCAACTTAATATTACAGCATTTCCTTCACTTGTGCATCTTTTTATGCGGGATGCTTGTCTCGGAACTTGTGCTTTCTGTTTTCCTCGCAATACGAACAACCGCCATGATTCCGGCAGGAGTGGTCAACAGCTTTCGTTCCTCGATAGGCTTTTCTATGCTCTTTGCCATGTGCGATTGCTTTGTCCAGTGCCATACAACAAACCTCTTTTAAAACGCATCTTGTTTCTGAAAACAGCAATTTTTAAGCCTTTTTAAAAGCCAAGTTGAGTATTTCGGGGTTGAAATGCTCAACTTGATCAAAATTCATCTAAATTGTCATGCCCGTTGGGATACAGTTTTTCTTCTGCATATTCTATCAAATCAAGCAAAATATCATCAATTTTGTTCACTAACCAACCGATAAAAGGCGGATGGTTTGTGGTAATTAGGAATTTCCACGTGCGCCGTCTTAAGAAAACCAAAGTGTTAAAAATCATTTTCTTCATAGCATTTTTACCGAAACAGGGATGCGGTCAGACTCGAACTGACTCCTCCGGGTTGAAGGCCCGGTATGCTTCCACCCCAGAAAAAAAATCCGGGCATCTTTACAACACGCATCCTCCTATTTAATCAATCAAGAACCACCATAGCAGGCTTATCCAGTGTGACCTTTTGCCCACAATTACAACAATATTTTGATATTTTCGGCGTTGGCATTTTGCAATAAGGACAATAGTATCTTTGATTCTCAAACAGTAATTGTTTCTTGGTGAAACGCTCTCGAATGCGTTGCTTCTGCTTTTCAGGAATACTTGTGCTTTCCTTCGCAATCGCACGGATATACATATCTTCTACCATCTATTAAACTCCTATTTTTGTTACGCTCCATAAAGTGATTCGCAAATCTCATCAAACTTTTCACCCGGAATCACGATATACCTAAGCCCTACAAGTTCACATCTGTTTTCTTCACATCTGCGCGTTATAACTCCCTGACGGAACAAAGGGTCGTTGTACTCATCTGCATTAAACGCTATGTTCAAGCATTTGCTCCGTTCATGATCAACGTACCAAGATTCAATATACGATTCGCCAGTCCCACGGAAAAACAAGGTATAACGTTCTGGTGGTGCAATTTCATCCTTTTCAAAAACACATGATTCGGTAAAGTGGTCATAATACAGTTTATCAATCATTGATTTTCGCCGCCTTATCTTCGACTATATTAATGCGTCCTATTTTCTTCATCTCCTATTTTACTTCCACTCCAAATATACTTTTCGATCAAAGCACTCCCGCAGTAGTGCTCTAAATTGGCCGATGCTCATGCAATCCTTCGGATAAGCCATATAACCATATAACCGTTTGCTATCCATACTTTCAATTTGATTGAGTAATGCTTTACACTGGAATGGAGACAATTTTCCTTCTGCGTCCGGCTGATAAAGAAACGAAAGAAACCTCTCCTTGCAATGGAATTTTTTAATCAAGCATTCCGTCCTTCTATCATATGCCTTTACATCAATGATTTTTGCACACGCTTTCGGCATTTCGTCATAATGTGCCCCATATTCTTCTGATACGGTATGCGCAATATCCGATCTAAGTTTGAAAAATGTTAAATATCCCATGTCATACGATGGGCTTCCTAAGTACCGTCCTCTGATTGTAACGCCCACTTATTGCAATCCTCCTGTTTTTAATGCTCCTTTAAAGGATTATTTAATCTGCTTGTTAAGCCATAGCGCAAATAGTATACCAATTGTAATGAATACCCATTCAAAAATAATCCATTCCATCAGATTGCCTCACATAAGGGTTATTTAAATCATATCTTCATTTCCAGTTGCTATAGCAAGTCTGTTATAATCCTTTGGTAACAGCATGATTCTTCCAAGCGGAGTAATGACATGGGCATGTAGCACTTTTGCAATAAAACATTTTGCTTTTTCCTTAAAGGTTTCTGCTTTTGCGTATCGTGAAACAAAATCCATGCAAGGTTCACATTCCTTGCAAACGAACAAACGCCCATAGTTAAGTTGCTTCCCACATACTACGCAATTTCCACTAACTACAACTTCTGTTTTATCTGGCTTCGGAAAGTATATTATCGCATCTCCGTTTTTAAGCCATATTGTTATGCATTGCCCATCGGAAGGAATGCAAGCAGGACGGAAGTCGCTGATTTCCATTTGTGGGTACTGTGCCTTGAACTTTTTAAGTATTTCACCGTTTGTCATGGAATGCACCTACCATCTATTTTTTCTGATCGTTTTGATTCACAATCTCTGCAAACAAGCAATCGCCTACAATTAAGTTGCTTCCCGCATACTACGCAATTTCCACTAACGGCAATTTCTGCCTTATCCATAGTTTCAGCGGTTGTTTTATGAATCAAATCACTCATGAAACCACCTCAAAAGCTTACATCTTAAAAAGTAGTGTTCCACTTTATCGCCCTGCATTGCTCATGGGTCGGTTTGTTAACGAACAATTTAATTTTACCCATTAACAGCGCAGGTTCATGAACAGCGTTAGGATTCATTACCCATATCGGGCAATCATCGTTCTCATATACCATACAGATCGGGTCGCGTTTTGCGTCTGCCTTCCATTTACGCCACTCATCCATTGTCATTTCTCGCGCTTCAAACTTTTTAAGCCATTCTAGCACAATCATTCGGATAAGCGCAGAAACGGCAATGCCTCGTTCAAGCGCTTCTTCTTTCAGTGCTTCCAGTGCTTTCTTGGAGAAAAATACATTGATACGTTCTGTATTCTCTGGTGATTTCGGGGACATAATACCACCTCCTTGGACGGTATTATATCACCCTCTAATCACCATGTAAAGAGCTATTTTTAAAACGTCAAAAAAGATAAAGATAGTCACAATGTGCAGTTATGACTATTTTAAAGTGCAAAATTGCTCAGTAAGTATAATTGCGGCTATCACCATAACCAAATCGCTTAATTGTAATAGTCTTAGCTGTCTTATTAATAGCAACGCAATCAACTGCAACTTCATCAATTGTTCGCACTATTCTTTGTGGCTTCTGATTATAGTCAAGGTAGGAACACTCTGTCTGAATAGCGTTGAATCCATCATCATCGCAATACCCATCAGTATGTGCGTGCCCACTAAATACACCGATTAGTGTACCATGATAGTTTTCAAATGAGCCAGAGCCGCTAATATCAAAGTATCCGTTATATGTACTGTCTGTCTCCGAATATGTGTAAGTAGTTTTGTTAACATATGCTGAAAGAATTGCTTGAATAGATTCACGATTAATCAGTGCATTGTTATCTGGAAAACCTTCTGCTCTTATGTACAGACCGACGTGCATAATTATGATGATGTGCCAATCGTCATCTGGCACATTCAATGCTGTTCCTGTCAACCAATTAATTTGTGCCTGTCTAACTCCAAGTGCGGCTAATGGGTCAATGTCTACAATTCCATCTGTGAACGACACATCGACATCGGATGTATTCAATACTATTACACGGATTTTCTTGTCAGTGAAATCTCTGTAAAAATACTTAACATCATCGGTAGCTGAAGTGGGGAAAACAGCATCTGTATTGTGCCGCATAAATAGTGTATTAGTCATGCTGTTATCAAGCATCCAATCTTCATCTTGCTGATAGCTAATGCCACTTACGCCGTTCCAATCGTGGTTGCCCATGCAATATATAACTTTATCTTGCGGTAAGTTTTTGAAAATATGGTCGTAACATCCAAGAGCATAAGTTCTCTTTTTACTGCCGTAAATATCAGAGTCACCACCGTTAATAATTGCATCGACATGAAAGTTATCATTAATAGCTTTTATTACTTCGTTTGTTGGGTTGTAATACGTTTTTTCATCATCAGACGGGAAATGGCAATCAGTTGCGAACGTAAACATAAAATCATGGTTTCCTGTTAATGCCGTTTCTTCTATTTCCAGAAACTTATCTCTGTAGCATTTAAGTCCGCGTTTTTCTGAAAGCTTTGCCTGTTCATATAATGCCCCGAACGGAACATTAGAATTATCTACACCGACAATTATTACCTGAGTATTTGAGTATGTATAAAGAGTTCTAACTAACTCAAATTTATCAGTAGCGGTATTAAATACGATACTGTATGTCCTGCTCATTCTCGCACAATTTGTTGTGTAGTCGTAAGATACAACAGGTGCGTTAACAGGATTGCTTGCACCAAAAGATTCTGATAGGTCAGATAAGAAATTTGCCCAATCTGAAGTATAAATCCCCGTGTTAGTGTTTACTTCTATCGCATCGAATCTGAAAAATATTCCGTTTGGTACAAGATTTTCACCTTCTATAACATCGCCACTGTATCTTTCTTGCAAATATGGATTGATAACTACAACAGATTTACTGATATTGTTAATCTCGTTTTCTTTTTTGGATGTAAAAGTGATAACCGTACTTTCCATACCTGCTTTTGTATCACTTAAAATCACATAAGCGGCATTGCTCGGAACTGCAATATTTTTTGTGCCTATAGGTGTGTTGAAACTTGAAACTTTAACTTTACTACTATCAAAGAACACATTATAGACTGATGCTGTTGTTTTTGTGACGGTAATTGAAGCAATATTAGAAACAGGAATGTAGTCTGTTCTTTCCCAACCTGTGAAGTCTGTAATAACACCTGTTGTTGCTACATAAGAGTCTAAAATCTTTTCAAAATACAATTCTCCATTCTGGGAATTAATCAATCCATTTTGAACATCGTCTATTTTATCATCTACGATACCGATATCTAAGGCATTTTCGCTTACTTTGTTTTGAATAATATTAGCTTTAAGGTACGTCCTGATAGATATATCCGTTTCCTCATTAGACACCAAGCTCAAACACACACGAATATATCCATCATTATTAGCAGTAAATGCCCCTGTACCCATTGACCTGTTTTCAAGCCTATATGATGCGGCTTCAATTGGCTGTTTATTGATAATGCAGGAAAACTTGTAACCGCTATCAACTGACAATGTACTGCCTTTACTAACACGAATCCAATCAGAAGCAATTTTTGTATGGTTTGTACTGTCAACACTACCGTTTGTTACATTCAGAAGTCCATATGACCAGAGCGAAGCATCTTGCATATCATTATTCTGAATGATTGCGCTTTTTAAACTAGCAACCTCGGTTTGGATTTCGGTATAATCTTCGGGAAGAGAATCAATGATCTCCTGCCCTCTTGTCTCTACGGCAGTGACTTGAGTTGTACCCTCGGTGGTAACAAGTCCTACTTGCCTTGTTCCCTCAGTAGTTACAAGGCCAGTTTGCCTCGTGCCTTCTCCGCTTACAGCTTGCACTTCCGCAGTACCTTGATTCGATACACGTTCTATCTGTTTTTCGCCTTCAGCAGTTACAGCATCTTTGGAAGTTGTTCCTTGCGCTTGAATCGCCGTTACCTGTGTACTTCCGGCAGTATTCACAGCAGTGACTTGCGTTGTCCCTGCGGCATTCACGGCATTTACTTGTGTAGTTCCTGCCGTGTTAACTGCTCCGACTTGCTCAGTACCTTTGTTGGTCACGGCAGTAATTTGCGTTTGCCCTTCAGTTTGAATGTTGGTAATAGCCTGTTCGGCTTCTTCCGTTACATCGGTTTTTGCCTGTTCTGCCGCTTCCGCAGATTCCTTGGCGCTCTGTGCATCAGTATGCGCCTGCGCAGACTTTTCAGAAACGGTGGAAAGGTACTCAATCCACTCTGCCTCCGACATTGTACCACCGTGTTCCACATAAATGGCATAAGCAGAGCTTGCACCAAGATCAATCCATTTTGTCGTAGCCGGATTGTCATCGTTGAGAGTGCTCAGAGCAAGTGCCAAGTCTGCCATTGTGCCATTGTAGCCCTTTGCTTGCATATCAGCATAAATCTGCTCAACAATGGCACTGTACTCACTGCTCGGTGTAGCCATAGAATAACCTCCCGTTCTCCATCTTCATGTCCAAACCACAATTGCCAGTTCGGATGCAGTAAATTCGTCCGTTTTTATTTACAAGATGTAGGAAACCACCTGTAGCGGCTTGCATCCTTGAGAGATAGTAATAAGTCTCAGCCTTGTCAGCATTCTTTGCAGATTCAGCCGTTTCCGTCTGAATAAGCTCCGTTGCATCTGCAAGAGCATCCTCTGTATCAGTCTTGGCATTTACCGCTGTTTCTGCCGCTTGAACAGCTTCATCACGCGCTTGATATAAATCCTCAGTCGCGTCAGAAATAGCGTTCAGCGCGTCATTTTTCGCTTCTGAAATAGCTTCAAGCGATTCATCTACAACAGTATCAACTTTTGTGAGTGCATCCGATGCCATTGTGTACGCGTTTCCGGCAGTTGTTAAGATTTGATCAATCACGGACTGCGTAGGTACTGGCTCAGTCTCGCTTTCCGGGATTGTGCCTTGCCGGATGATTCCGATCACTGCCCAAACAGTAGGAATTACAACATCTCCGGCAGTGTTCACGCCATATGCACCGATCTTCAATTCACCGCCGTACTCGGTAAGCACTTCATGCGGAATAACACATTCATTGCCTTCAAGCAACGCAACGTCCACAGTGTTTCCAGAGCCTTTGAACTCAACAATTTTGGAAAGCCCGTCCCAGTCAGAAGAAAACTGAAATTGCGCTTCGATGCCAACGGATTTATTCGTTACAATTTCGTTTGCAATGACATGCGCTTGCCGGATGTTGTACTCAATTTTTATCATGGCTTAACCCTCCTTTCCAAAGATAAAGGCAGACTTTTAAGTCTGCCTTTTGTCAGTCTTGCCACGGTTCTTCGTAGCCCATCGCTCTGTCGCTGTCGGAAACGCCGTGAGTAGTCGGGTCAACCACAACACCGAGAATCACAAGCACCGAGAACACAGCATTCACGATGTTCAGAAGGTTTTCCTGCAAATCTCCTAGGTTTATTTCAATTCCTGCCGCTTTTGCAATCGCTTGAATCAGCAGGATAACGGCAGGAATAATAGCGAGCCAGAATGCTTTGTTTTTGATGCGTACTTTCCAGTTAATCATACTCTCACAACCTCTCTTTGATATCGCGAATATCATGTTCTGCTTCCTGCATTCTACCTTCAAGTTTAAATGTCCTCATAATTAAATCATTGTGTTTATCCTGCTTCTTTTCGAGCTGTTCCAGACGATACGCGATCAATGCGGCATTTGCCTTTGAAGCCTCTTCCGCACCCTTTTTGTTGGCGTTGTAACTGATAATAGCCACAATGATGCTTCCGGCAATGCTTATCAGTGCCGTTACAATTTCGGTGTTCATAATTCCCTCACCTCTGCATTTTTAAAAAGTTGGGATACCTTTATAGCTTCTTCCTCACTCTCGCAAGGAATGAAAACCCCATATCGTGCGCTTGTTTTGATCTTTGTGAGGTATTTGCTAGAGCACCAACCTACAATAGCTCCGCCATCGGGAGAAACCTGTGACCAGTCTCCGTCAACGCTGTAAACATCTACCACCGTGCCTTTTTCAAGCGTTGTAATTATTCTGCTGTTTGTTCCCGGAGCAACACGCAAATTCAAACTGCCCTTTTCCGTATTCACGTATGCCCTGTACCACGTTTCCAACGGCGCTACCTCCCCGTAATTAAAATCAGTGAACGGCGCGAAAAAGTCCCATTTAGACACAGGAGAATCGTGTTTAAATCCTGCCTGTGTGCTTCGGGACTCGTACACATATTCTTCCTTTTCATCAACAATTCCGATGTGATAAAAGTCTCCTTTGCCATCAGAATACGGGCCACCGTACTTGCGCCATTTGAACGCGGCAAAACCTTTATGAGGCACTTTCGTCATTTCTCCGCAGTACTTTCTGGCGATGGTATTTGAGCCATGATAAATGGATAATCCGTATTGTTTCCAAATATAAACCATCACGCCGGAACAGTCGGCAACAGTATGCCCAATCCATTTGCTTCCGTATTTCTTTGCCATCTCGTTTTCGGTGGCATCCTGCCTGCTCTGCGTCCACAGTATTCCGGCAGTGCCTAGGATGTAGCCCCATTCATCCTCGAGCATTGTTTTGCACCATCCGAAAATGTCGTTAATCGGAATTTTATTCATCATCCTCAATCATCTCCGTTCGCATGCAAGAGGCTTGTGATAATAACGCCAAACACGCCGCCAAGGATAAAAGCCACAATAACCGCTGAATATCCCATCAAATCCCCTCCAATGCCCTGTAAAGTTCGTTTATTGCCTCCGCATACACAACCTGCTCGGTAACGCTAGCTACAAAACTCGGTGCATTTGAATCGATGCCATTGCTTCTGTACTGCGAATAAACAGCGTTCATCTTCTCCCTGCATTCCGAAATATGCGCGTTTGCATTTCTCGTGGACGTTGTTCCGGCAATGATTTCTTCTGCCCATGTAATACTTCCGATACCGCAGAGAGCGGAATAATGCTCAATCATGTGGCGAATGTCGTTGATGTGCTGTGCCTTTATTCTCGTTCCTCCTGCTATAACAGGGTTGTCCGCATAGGAATAGGCTTGCTTAGTGTATGTTACTGTGATTGATTCAGACTCTGCGCTTTCAGAATCAACAACCTTGTATTTGTAAACTCCGCTAGCCTTCAGTCTTTCAGTGTATTCAACGTTCGCCGTTCCACTCCAGATAGATTCCCATGCTCCGCTACCAACTTGCCGCATCAGTTGCCTTCTCTGCCCGGAATCATCGTCCTCCGCCTTAATCAGCACAAAAAACACAGAAACATCACTTTCTGCCGTGGCATCCGATTCGCTCCAACTTCCTGCACCATTCAGCTTGATTTGTGGCTTGCTCGGTGCGGTGTTCACGAGGATAGAAAGCGCAGATGATTCCTGCTCCGCTCCTCTTGTGCCAGTGGTTCGAACTTTGTAAAAATCAATCCCGCTTGCAGGAGCAGTTACGGAGAAACTGCCAGAAGTTGCGGAGGTTGTAAGAGTCTGAATAACGGCATATGTTCCTGCTTCAGAATCAGCTTTCAAAAGTTCATGCTTTGTGATGGCATTGTTCGTTCCTGCCGCCGCCCCAGAAAATGAAAGCGTAACCGTATCTCCTGCATGAGGCTTGCTCTCCGATGCCGTAAAAGTCCTCGGCGCAGTAACATCAGAATAGGTATACAGCGTTACGGCAGAAGAAGCAGAAGAATTGCCATAATCACCGTTTGCCCGTACTGCGTACGTACAGGAAGTAGTGGAAGGCTGAACAGTTACGCTTCTTGTATTTGCATCAACTGTAGCGAATTCCACACCATTCCGAAACACCGTATATCCCGTAACAGGATTATTGTTACCGCCAGAAGATGCATTCCAACTGAGAGTAGTTGTTTCCGTTTCCCGAATGTACGCCCTTGCAAGAGTTACGCCGGAAGGAACAGAAGGAGCAGTATAATCATCAGTATATTCGATGTTTACAGTGCAAGTAGAAGCAGAATTGCAACGAATATCGTAATCATCATTCCACCGCTCCAATTGAATCTGAGAAATAGTTTTAGTACAAAGTTGTCTTGCTCTTGTATCTCCAATTGTGCTACGGCTGAATGAACCAGTAACCGTTGTTCCTGCGGACGTTCCAGAGCCGGGAAGAGTAGCCGTATTTGTTCGCCCTATCTGGTAATAAGTGCCGTCCGAAAATATAACATTGATATTGGCATCGCCGGAACGAGTACCACTTGAATAGTTCCGAATCTGCGTGAACGAAAAAGAAATGGAAGAGGCAATATATCCGCTTCCGACATGTCCCGAACCACTGAAATCAATATGCCCATCGCCCGTGGTACTTCCAGAACTGTTTCTGGTAAAAACGTAGCTTGCGCTTGCCATGCTTCAACACTCCTCACGCATAGAAAGAGCCGATGTAAGAAGCAGTACGAGTTACAGCAGTAATCTCCGTTCCCACAATTGTTACATCATACACAGCAGATTGCCGCCTTGTTCCTCCTGCTCTGATATCGTACTGGGTTAACGTTCCCTTTCCTGCAATAGCTCCGGCAGAATCATTGGCGGGAGTACCCTCAACTACAGTAAAAATGTGAGCATCAGCGGTATCACCGCCACCGCGTGTAAAATCAGCCACGATTTGATCAACTCTGTATTTGCCCTGCGTTCCACTTCCGATTGATATATCAACAGTTTCGCCAAAGGGAACAACAAGCGCGTAACCCATGTTGAAAAATACTCCGCTAGAAAGTCGTACAGTGTTATTGTCTACAATAGTTGCCGCTAGTTTGTCATCCGCATCCGCAATGCCTGTTCCATCGCCGCCGAAGATTGCACGGTATATCTGTGCATCATCCTCTGCATAAATATGGGCCTCCTCGGATGCAGGAGTATAAATAGTAAGTGCCTTTGATGCCATTAAGATACCCCCGTTTCAATTTTCTCATTTTCGCCCGTGATTGTAAGGATTTTCTGCGATACTGTTTTTTTGATATCAATGCCCATATCTGCATCAACTACAGTTATCACGTCTCCAAGCTCCAAATCTGCATCAATATAAGTCAATGTGCCAACATTCACGGATACAGTAGGTTGTGATTCCCTCAGCTTCTGCTCCGCTCCGTCTTCCAAGTCTTCCAATGATTCAACACTAGAATAGTCGTAAACAAGCGTATCTTGCTTTTCTTCGGGAATTTGAGATGGCCTTGAAGTGTAAATCACTCCGTCATAAATCCATCGCTCTACAACCTGTCTTTCTGCCAGTTCTCCGCGTCCTAGCCCTATCACATGATTGTAAGTGACTAGCCCGTTATCCTCTATTGTGATACCGATGCCGGAATCCGCGGAGATATCATACAGGCCGGAATAGTCAACAATCGTCCTAGGTTTCAAGATACATTTCATTTCATCCGCGTCATATTGAACAAACAGCGACATCCCGTTTTTTTGGAATGTCGCTGTTATGCCCTCTAGAATTGTTTGATACCGATATTGTGCAGATATCGGAGAATGCCCTGTTTCCTGTACCTCAAAAACATCATAAAAATCGCCTACAACATCGCTCAGAATCGCCGCAGGAGACACGCTTGTATAAACCCTATACCCTTGTCCCGAAGGCGGCTCAATGACCTTTTTTGCGAGAATTCCGCGCCATGTTAAACCCTTTACGGTCATTGTTCTGGTGCTTGTGTCTTTCCGCACCGATCTCACAACACCGCCGAACTCCGTCTTGTCAACGTACAAATAGTCATCTTTTTGAATTGGCGAAACTTTCCAAGCATCAATACTCATCTGAAGCTCAAAGGTGTTATCTTCCATCTTGCCATTGTTCCGAATCTGAGCATCAAACTTGCGGAAATCCCGTACAACACCTATCTCTATCCTATCCGCTCCGGCATGAATCACGTCCAATATGGTTCACTCCTTTGGTGCATAAGTGTTACATCAAATCCGAAATCGCCTGAGTAAACCACGTTTGCCGCTCCGGCCGGAATATACTGGAAGATATCATTTTCCCTATCACGATAATGAAAAATGTTGGTTTTTGTGCCGGAACTGCCTATTTTGTAAATGGTTTTATCGATCTGGTTGATTACAATTCTTTCATTCGCCAGAACTTGCACATTGACCTTGTATCGATGCCCTGCAATCTGAATTTCGGGATTATTGACTGCTCCGTAAATCGTGATCACGGCAGGAGTATCCCATACCTCACTTGTATTATAAATGGTTTGAGAAGAATAGCCAGTTCCGTACTTGTACGGATAGCGGTTATTGTACCGCTTCACACCTTCAGAAGAGCTTTTGCCAGAACCTATTGTGAAACTGACTTTTTCCTCCGTGCACCAGAAAGGATTTGTGGGCAGAATGGTATATGTTTTAACAACCTGTGTTTTGTTGAAAGCCATATGCATTATCTGCCCTTCAGTTACATAAACATTGATATACTGATTGTCAATCCAGAGCTTTCCGGGAGTTCTCACGCGCACATCATACTCAAAAAGGTTTGCGAGTGCATCCACGTACTCTTGTATTTCCGTGTTTTCCCCGAAAATTGCAATTGTCCATGAGATACCATTCTCGCCCTTGTAAAACGAGCTTACAGAGCCGCCTCGATTGCTCGGAAGAACATTGTATGTGTAATTCCACTTAAAACTCCGCAAAGTCTGCTCGGAACAGAAGTAATGGCCTCTATTAAGAATAATCCTCGTGCCCTTACTGTTCTCGTATGCAATCTCGCTCATACGAAACCAACCTCCATTCCGTTCCTCAGATATCTTCCGAACTCCCTGCCATCAATTGAGATTGTACCCTTATCCATGCCGGAACGCTGAATTCCTGCCACAATTGCGTCTGCAAGTTTAGTGATGTTATCATCCGTCAGCGCAAACGCCTGTGCTCCACCAGTCACCGCTCCTGCACTTGCGTTAAGATTACTACGGAGTGCCATAGTCGGTGCTGTAAGGTTTTCAAGCGGATTTACAGAGGCTCTTGCCATGTCTTCGGAAGCATCTAAAACATCTTTGATCTTTTTAATAATGCCCTGTTCATAGCCTTCTCCGAAATACTGGCCAAGTTCATCGGTAACTTTGGACGGAGATTTTATCTTCAAGAAATTCTTTATTCCACTTACGGCCGAACTTGCAAGATTCTTTGCACCCTCAGTAACTTTGTTTACCGTACTCGTAATGCCCTTTATAAAGCCTCCAGATGTGTTTTCGCCTGCTTGTTCTCCTGCCTCGCTAGTACCACCAGTAATAGCGTTTACAATGTTCTTCGGAATATTTCCTAATCCAGATTTGATACTGTTCCAAATCTGCCCACCAAGCCTTTTAAACGCCGCGAGTATTTCGTTTACATCGAATGAAGTAATCCAAGTAACGAAGTTTGAACCGAAGTTCTCAAAGATTTCTTTGATAGCATCCCACGCGCCTTGCGCCCATGCAGAAACCTTGGTTTTAACAAGCTCCCATGTTTCCTCATTGCCTTTAAACCAGTTGGCAATTCCTTCTGCCGCGCCTTCGAATACCGCTTTTATGATTGTCCAAGCGGCAGATGCCCATCCGGAAACCTTATCTTTTACGCCTTCCCAGTCGGTGTCTTTGCCCTTGAACCATCCGGCAATTGTCTCAGCCAGATTTCCGAGAACTTCTTGAATCTTCGTCAGTGCTCCAGTCGTCCACGAGGAAACTTTGGATTTAACCTTGTTCCAGTCCGTATTCGTAAACCACGTTTTCAGCTTCTTGCCAACGTTGCCAAGAGCAGTGTAAATCTTCTGATAGGCTTCTTCGCCCCATCCACCTACAGTGGCTTTAATGGATTCCCAATCAACTGAAGTAAACCATTCTTTCAGCTTTGCGCCGACTCCACCAAGAAACTCTTTAATTTTGTCAAACGCATTTGAAGCCCAACCGCCGACCGTTTGAATTACGTTGTCCCAGTCTACGGAAGTAAACCATTCAACAAGCTTAGCGCCGACACTGCTCAAAAAGGTTTTGATCTTTTCAAACGCACCTTGCGCCCATCCGCCGACCTTGTTCTTTATTCCTTCCCAGTCAACGCTAGTAAACCAGTTGTAAATGGCTTGCCCGGCAAGGGAAAGCACTTCGCCGATCTTGTCAAGCGCACCCTGCGCCCATCCGCCGACTGTGTTCTTTACGGCTTCCCAATCTACAGAAGTGAACCATTCGACAATCTTTGCTCCTGCCAGTGCGAAAACGCCTTTAATCGCTTCCCATGCACCGACTGCCCATCCAGAAACTTTATCGATAATCGGTTGCCATTCGATGCTTGTGAACCATTTTGTGATCATCTGCCCTACAACCGAGAAAGTGTTTTTAAGGTTTATCCATATCCGCTCAAAGGCCGCTTTCATGGCCATTCCGAATATTTCGAGCGTTACCTCGCCGCCTTGATGCATGGCCTCAAAAAACTGGTGCAGTTCAAACTTCAGTGGGCCAAGAATACCCTTCAGCATTCCGAAAACTTTCTGAATCGGTGGTAAAAGCTTGTTCAGAACATTCTTGATTTTATCAACGGCTTTTGTGAAAATCACTTTCACATCGTCCATTGTGATGCCGGATGCTTTTACGATATCTGCCAGTGCCATGAATGCAAGCACCAAAGGCCCTGCGGACAATGCGAGTTTTGCAAAATTCAAGGCCGCTGTAGCCGCTTTCATTGTTCCAAAAACCGTAATGGCAGTACCAACAACGGAAATGATTTGATCAAAGTTATTTGCCACAAATACAAGCCCATCTGCCAAAAGACCAAAGAGGTTTAATATGCCATCCAGAATCGGGCCAAGATTGTTTGCCATCAGTGCGAGGAACTTTGAAACAGACGCAGTAATAGCCGCAAGTCTCTGCTGTACCGCATCGGAGGAAACCCACGCAGAAACTTTTTCCGTCATAATGCCTATAGCGTTTGTAAATCCTTGAACCGCTTCCCGTGCCGTGCCGTTCAAGCCGTTGAATACAGCAATTTGCAATCCTTGAATGGCAGATTCCATAATGGTTACATCGCCCTTCAAGTTGTCAAGTTGCGTTTCCTCCATCGCCTTCATTGCACCCGCGGAGTCTTTAATCTCTTTTTCAAGATTGTCCCATTCTGTGCCGATACCTGCCATAAGGCCCTGCACAGCCGCGAGGTCTGTTTTGTTGAAAATCTTGTTCAGAGCGTCCATTTTTTCGACGTCTGACATTCCAGACAAAGCCTTATTGAATTGCCCCATGATATCATTCAGAGGCTTCATTTTCCCGGTAACCTTATCTTCAACTACGATTCCGAGTTTATTCATAGCCTTTTGGGCTTTTTTCGTTCCTGCGGTAAGCGTTAAGATAACGTTACGAAGAGCAGTACCACCTTCAGAACCTTTAATACCACGGTTTGCTAGCACACCAAGAGCGGTGTTTAATTCCGTTGTTTCGCCGTTTAACTGTTTTGCAGTACCGCCAACAGTAAGAATTGCCTCACCAAGCTGAGCAACGGAAGTATTTGATTTACTTGCTGTTCGCGCAAGTTTATCACCGAAAGCGTCAAAATTCGCTTTGTTTGCTTCAAGCCCTAAAGCGGACATTGCATCTGTTGCAAGGTCTGAAGCGTACGCAAGCTCCATATCACCTGCGGCGGCAAGGGAAAGCACAGACGGGAGAACCGCTGTTGCTTTTTCAGTTTCATATCCTGCCAAAGCAAGATAATTCAATGCCTGTCCTGCTTCTTCAGAAGTGAATTTTGTTGTCGCTCCTGCCTGTTCTGCCGCCGCTTTGAATTTATCGTATGCCTCAGCCGCTTCTTGGCCTTGCAAGCCAGTAGTTGCAACTACCTGTGAAAGTGACTTTTCGAAGTTCATGCCTGTTTCCATGATGCCGTTGGCAAAGCCAGAAATCACTGACCCCGCTTGCTGAAATCCGGCAGAAATAAGATTTCCTGCGACAACAGCCCCCGTGGACAGGCTTGGAAGCGCATTTTTCGCGCCTTTAATGCCTTTATCGTAATCACTGGTATCAAGACTCAGCTTTGCTACCAGATTCATCAAATCCATTTGTGCGCTCCCTCCTTCCGTTTAACTTTTCGAGAAAATGCGATTTGATCTCGTTTGCTTTGATCTTGGCGGTTTGTTCGTCCATCGGCTCATCCTGTGCCTCGTTAATAATATCAATATACCGCTTTGACGGCACACTTGTACGAGTGGCAATTGAGTACAGAGCATCCGTTACATAAATTCTGTAAATCAGCTCTTTTTGCTCTTTCTTGTATTCCTGCGTAATATGCTGAACAATATAGTCATCGCCAAGAACATCTAGCATATCGAGGCGAATGGAGGATATTAAGCGCCCATACTCGTCTGCCCCAATCGCATCAACGACGCTAAAAAATCCAGTACCCGCTTATCAGAAAGCACCGACATTCCAACGAGCACCAAATCCATGCCGGAAGGCTTTTCTTCGTCCTTGTCTACATCAACGAGCATTTCAAAAAGCTTGATCGTTTCTTCCGGCTTTTCCTCGAGCATCAGATCGAGCATGTCATTGATGTTTTTCTTTGCCTGTTCATCGTAAAGAGCTTCAATTTCTTCCGGCTTTTCAGTGCCTTTGATAATCGGTTTTCTCTTCCGAATTTCCAGAACATTCGTGTTTTTAAGTACTTCTTCTGCCTTGTGCCTAATCTGGTTGCAACGTCTCAGAAAATCCACTCCGCTGAGTTCTGCGATTGTTTTCACGCGTATTTATCCTCCTGCATTTTCAGTTAAAAACGGAAATTATCGTAAACTGTAAAAAAGAGGTTGGCTTTCGCCAACCTCTTTAAGGTTCGATGCTGTAAAACTCCATTGGCATAGTATCTTGTGCTGTGATAGATACATGGCCAGTGATAGTCATCGCCGTTTGTCCTTTGCCGTTCTTCGTGGTCTGAAGTGAAAAACCGCCAGTGGAAAGAGCGTTCTTCAATTTAATGGCAACGCAACCGCCATCAGCACGGTCGCCGACCCACCAGATGTCCGAAAAGTCTGACTGATTAAGGTCTCTTCGCGGAATAATCTTGCTAGTGTTTGTTCCGTCAATATCAGCCGCACCTAGGGCAAGCTTAATTGCCTCAGCAGAAGTTCCCAAAGCCGTGGTTTCAATTCTGCAATCCCATCCGTCAAGGTGCTTCAGCTCCTTCGTGTTGTTCGGGCAGTTATCAATGTCCTCGCCGAGATCGCTGTATGTAGGTTCACAAACCACGTTTACACCGCCAGTAGTGGCAGTGATGATATCTTCATCCGCAACAGCAGTAGTTTTTGTTACATCAAATGTGGTGAGCAGAATTCCTGCATCCATCTGTAGCTCGTTGAACGTGCTCTGCGGAATTCGGGTGTAAGTTCCCATATACTCTTCTCATCCTTTCTTTTTTATTGTCCGTATGGATGCAGTGCATCCAGTTGGAGATTAAGATAAGCGTACCTAATATCGCTATCCGTCTCCACGTTAATTTGTACCATGGGGGAATCCAGATGCAGATAAACGCATCCGCCGTTTTCGCAAGGAAGACGCAACCCAGTGCCTATCGCCCGTACAATCTCTCCTGCTTTTTCCAACAATGGCCCATCGGTATGTGTCCGCATGAAGATCTGCACATAATGTGTTGCCGATCTATCCCAATCTGGCTCTACGTAACTATACGTAAGGTATGGCAGTACTATATCATCCGGCACATTCTGAACGGTGTAAGCAGGAAGACCAAACGAGGAATAAAACGTATAAAGCGCCTTTGCAGTATCAAGCACTCGGAATCACCCACTTCTCGGCGGTAACCTTTGCTATCTGAACAGTTGAATGCGCCGGAGCTTTAGAATCAACTGTGTTTGAGGTAACACGGAAAATTTGCCCGTCTTCCAGTCTCCGAAAAACATCGTGGTATTGCAGGCCCACGTTTGATTTTGTCACAATAGTGTATGTCTCGGTTATACCCTGTTTTTCTGCAATCAGCATTTCCGGGGAGCTGTCCTTAATTACAGTTGCCTTAAACTCCGCGCCATCCTGCCATACAAAATCAAATCCTCCGAGCCCATCCGGCACAGACACTTTATCCATCATGATGCACTGAGTCATCATTTCCTCGATCATACTCACGGTGAAATCTTCCTCCATGCGTTCAGTTCACTCGCGTACTGGCGTTGCCACCAGTTTCGTTTATCCAACGAATCAGCAATTGTAGAGCCGGAAGACTTGGAATAGCTGTAAACACCGATAACGTTCTCAGAATCATACGGGCTATCGTATGCCTGTCCGTATTTTTCCTGCAATTCAGATATTCTTTCTGCCAGTTCAATTACTGCTTTAGGAATAGCCAAAGACCAGATTTCACCGCTAAAAGTTTCCTGACGTATATCCTCATCATCGTACATGTAACGATGCAAACCATCGTTAAACACACTGCCGACGATGCGGTAATACTGCCCGGGTTGAAGGAAATCAAAATCTCCGTTGCCCGTAACGGTGAAAATGCCTTTATGCATCTCATAGACAAACCAGTTATTCAGATGCCTCAATATCTTTTCAAGCATCGGCATTCACTCGCTTCTTGTACTGCCTTTTCGGCTTGTTTTCTGCTGTCTTCTGTTCATTTGGCTCAGAATGCTCTTTTTTATCGCTTTTTTGTACTTCTGGCGCATTTTCTGCTTTCGCCTGTGCATTTCCATTATCTTCGTTCACAAGCTCTATAAGAGGCATTCTAAGCCTGTTTGCGGACGTTGACAGTTCGAACAGTCTTGCATCCGTCACAACCACTCCAGAACGGGGATACTCGTCCCCGATCTGGTAAGTGTGGCTGTTGTCCTGCGCGTCCGCAAACGCCTTAACTGTTATGTACATTAGGCGGCACGAGTCACGGAACGGGTGTAATAAGTCTTGCCGGACACGATATCCGTATCCAAAGTTTTAAAGTAGGTATTGTCAGCGGCCTTCTCGAAATATGTGCCAAGGTTTGCCTTTGCAGGAGATTGAACCGCCGTATAAGTTTCAGTACCGATATCAACGGATGCAATGCCATCAAGGTACTCAGCCATGAGCGTCATTCCCATCAGAGCAAACGACTCGGAAACAGCAGTGCCATAATTGCCCTGCACGTGGAAACCGATGAGGTTCGTAACTCCATCAGTGGTGTAAACCAGTCCGGCACGGGCAAAGTCGGAATCATCGGGAGAAACATAGTAAAGAATGAGGTTTTCCACGGGGGTAGCAAGGACAACTCCGGAAGGAATCTCAGCCTCAGAGCACAGGAAGAGACGGCGATAACCGAGGAAGTTCTCAATGTAGTTCATTCCGAACTCGTTCTGCACAGTGATAGCCGCCGCTCCAAGATAGTCATAAGCATCAAGAATGTTGCAGAAGCCAACAATCTCGGTGATTCCCTTGTGCATCTTCTTCCACTTGTTCCGCACCTGTCCCTGTGCCTCAGCGAGAGCGGCTTGGAAAGTGGCCTTGGCTTTGATCAGAGTGCCGCCGCGCAGAAAGGTATAGAAACGATCGGTAACATTGTTCTGAAGCTCGAAAAGAAACTGTTCATCCGTAAGGTTGATGGCATCATCGTAACCATGCTCGTTAATAGCCTCAATGGTAACCGCCTTTGCATATTTTTCGACGTTGATGCTTGCATAATCCTTTGTCTTAACTTGGGCCTGAGAATACGGAATTTCCTCGCCCTCTGCAATTGCTCCGTTCTGAAGGGTAACTTCCGCGTATTTGCTCTTCAGCACAGTTCCGGGAGTTTTGCGAATTAGACGGGTAATACCCATGATATCGCGGAGGTGATCCCAGTTATTATCAAAACGGGTTACGAAATCAACTTCACGCGCAGTTGTCTGAATCTGAGCAGACTTGGTAAGATTGGCTTTGGCCATTTAAATCACTCCTTTATTGGTTGAAAATATCTAAGTTGTTTGCAATGGCCTCTTGACGTTTCGCAGTGTCTTTGATCTTCATGATCTCTTCACGCGTCATCTTGTTGCCATTGCCTTCTGGAGGCGTTTCAACGTCAGCACCCTTCGTGCTTGTAACATTAATAAAGTCGCTCCAGTCCTTTTTGATTGATTCGGTCAGTTTGTCAGCACCTTCAAGCTTTCCATCTTTGTCCACCTTCATGCCGCTGAAATCAGTGACCTTCAGAATGGAATCGATGCGCTTATCATCCACTTTGGCTTCTTTCAAAAGTGTCCGATAAAGCCCCTTTACAGTGTCTACAGCCTTTCCTTCCTCAATTTGTTTTTTGTACTCGTCAAAATCCGAATGTTCTTTCTCGAACTTGGCTTTCCAGTCTCCGGCATCCTGCAGGTCTTTCTGTGCCTTCTCCAACTGCTTCTGAAGATCGGCAACCTTATCTGCGTTTGCCTTTGCATCGGTAAGCTCATCCTTCAGAGGGTCAACCACACTTAAATGCAGAGCAATTAGTCTGTTTTCCATCTCGTCAGTGCATGCTTCTCCGATGATTTCGCGAATTTCTTTTCGCCTAAAATTTGCCATTCCTTAATCCTCCATTGCTTTGGGGCTGTTCTTCGCCCTTTGAGAATTGTTTGTATATAAAAACAAGCCGCACAGTGCTTCGTGTGGCTTGTAATTACCAAAGAAAAAATGCAATTCGAAACAAATCATCTCGAATTGCATTCAGATTATTGATTTTTATTGTTTTATTTAATCAACCAATTTGTCGCAAGGCTCAAGTTTGAATTTACGCTCGCCAGTTTCAATATTGTAGTAATATTCAAACCATCCATCGTAAAACTTTCTCCACATATTAAATTCCTATTTAACTTCTTTTAGTGGGCAATGCTTTGGCCTTTCATCTCCGTCTTCTACTTGGTTTTCCATAGGGTTTCTTGAGCATGCGGTGTGTGCAAAAACTCCTAAATTCATTTATTTGCTCAATTCGCTTTGAATCACGGTTTTATATTCTTCCATGTGATTTTCCAAAGACTGCCGTATGAATCCGCTTTTTGTTTTGTGGTGCAATTCATTGTCCGTGGCATAAGAAACGTTTGAACCAACATAAACTGTATGATCGCCCTTTTTACCGATTGAGCCGGAGTAAGAGCCTTGACCATCTCCCTTGTTTGCCTTATAAGATTGAACAGACGGCGCATTCCCCTCAACAGCATGCGTTATACTGTTTCTCAAAAGGCCAGTATCAACAGGACAATTAAGCTTTGCATATGTTTCCGCCTTGCCACCGCATATTTCCAAAGCTCTAACAATGGCAAGTTCAAGCTCTTCTCCAACTTTGCCAGTATTATCAATGGCAATACGAAAATCCATAGACGCAGGCATATTATCACTTCCTGTCGAAGAAGAATTCAGCCCATTTCGGGTTTTCTTTATCAAAAATAGCAACTTCTTCTGCCGTCATGTTATTTGGATAATCGGCAAAAAGATTGTAAATTTTCTTTTTATCGAATGTAAATAAATGCTCTCCAATTACATCCTCACTATTATCAACCCACCAAATAACATCGTCTTCTTCATTTTTGTAGAATGCCCAGTTACTTTTCATGTCCCGCTCTACCTTTTTTCTGCTCATTTTCTGGAGTGTTTATATATCCAAGTACTTTATCGAACCCTACAAAATTTTTAAACGATTCAACATCAACAAGCTCATTTGATCTCTCATATTTCATGCCATAAGTTGAATGGCTTCTCTGACAACCGAAACGCCATTTTAAAGTATCTTTTTCAAAGTCGTGCCATCCTCCGTTAGTCGCAGATTGCAATTCTAAGTATTGCACTGAGCCATTCTGCTTTCTCACTATCGATGCATGTTTTCCTGTGCAAAGGATATACTCTTTATCATCTTTCATCTGATTGAATAGGCGTTCACATGCTTTTATATCATTTGTATCCTTTTCCGTAATTGTTTCAACACCAGTGGCATTGAATAATTTTCTAAGATTGTAACCAGATGAAAATTTAGTTTGGCTCGCGCCGCCACGGAAGTCTATAACATCGTAACCGCATCTGTTGCCTGCATATGCAAGAGCTAGAGAGGCACATGAGCCAGATGTTAAATCTCCGCCATGCAACCTTTCAAAAATTTCACTCATTGCCCATATTCCATTATCATTTGCCCAATCTGTATCAAGTTTTTTGACTTCATGATACTTGATTTTTGTTTGTTCACACTCTTTCAAGAAGTTTTGTATTACTTGATCTATTTCTGGTTCTTTCGGTTTCGGTATTTCCTTTTTGATTTCTGGTTTGCCATCTTTAACCCACTGTACCCATTTATTATAGCTCATGTATGGAATTTCTTCAACTTGACCACCGTTATTCGCTTCTTCTTCTCGCGCCGCTCTGGTATCGTACTGGTTTCTGTATTCTGGATACTCCCAACCTAGAGAACAGCGGCAATTCCATACGTTCGCAGGCCGAGCATTTGGGTCACCGGGGTACATAATTTCTCCGAAATGCGAATTAAAAGGCTCGTCCACCTCCGCAAGTTGTCCATCCAAATCACGATGCCAGTCTCTTGTCCTGCTGTCCAAAGTGGCAATCCAAAGCTTCTGCACTTTGATACCTAAATCGATAGCATTGTGCATAGCCTCGATTCTGCCGGAGTTGTGCGCTCCAGTCATCGCAGTTCTTGCACACCGTGTCATTGATACCATGTTCGCGCTCGAAAGCTTGTTTGCTATTCTTCTGCTGATTTCCGGGATGCTTTCACCTTGAATAACGCCTTGAGTAGCCGCGCTTGCAATCTGTTTCTTCGACCATGCGTAATCTCTGCCGGGAACAGGGTACTTTACATCCGGCACAAGGTCTGGGTCTTCCTTGATTAATCTTGTAACGGTTGCATTGTCGTAAATATTGAAAGAAAGGCTGAAGTTGAAATCCTTATCTATTTGATATTGGCTGTAGTTGACAACGTTTTGAAACATTGCCTTTCTTTCGTCATTTATCATATCAGTTGTTGTTTGGCGAGTGTGATAGAGCTGTGACCAAATAGTATCACGGACATTGTTCCACCGCTTTCCACGGAAAACAATTCGACTTTTCCAATTATCGTAATCAGCTTGCGATATTTCACCGTTCTTGAGCTTCTTCTGCATTTCGGCGTCACGTTTTTTAAAAGTGTCCGTATACTGGAGTATCTTTTGCTCAACGTCTCTTGCCGCTTCGGCATATATGCGCTTTATCTTTGCTTCAAGCCTCATTGCGGCTTTCTCGCTTGCGCTATCCCCGTAATAACTCATATGCCTCCAAGCTCAAATACAGCTTATTCCTCAGTCTCGTCTTCGTCTTCTTCGTTTTCCTGCTGATTCCCAGTATCAAACTGTGCCATTCTGTTTGCGTCTTCCGCATCCTTGCGCTTCAAGATTTCCTCAACCTCGTCTGGAGTGATGTTCGGGAGTTTTTCAAGGATTGTTCTATCATCCAGATATTCAGCCTCTTGAATTACCATTTGCACCTGCTCCAGAGGATTCGTGAGCTTATTCCGCTTGAATATCGGTGTATCTTCCATTCCTAGCAGTTTCAGAATCTGTTGAACGGCTTGAATGATTTGATACTCGAAATCATCCGCCATATCATCCATAGGCTGATAGGCCGCTTGAATCTCTGTTGCAGTTTTTTCGCCAGATGCGAAATTCGTTACGTCCAAAGCTCCGAAGTCATCGTAAATTTGCTTGCGTATTTGCGTTAAATAGCCTGTTCTAGCCTCGAATGGTATCTGCTGTGTGTAAGGTGTTACCGTTCCGTTGTCCGTGTCAGCAAGGGCAATATGATTGAATAAGAGCCTGTCGCGGAACTGCGAAAGCTCATTGTCAGTCATTCCCATAAAGCCGGAGACAATCCAATAAATCTGTGCGCAGTCCAGAAGATCGTTGGCAAAGCCGGAACGAATCAAGTCATAGGAATCAATCTGTTCGCGCATTCCAATTAATGTGGATTGCTTCAGATCTGAACCCCACAACGGAACAATCGGAAGAGCGCCATAATTTTCCTCGCCGATAACGGTTTCACCTTCCGCTACAGAATAAGAAACAATTTGCTTGTATGCCCGTTTCGGCTCAATCTCATAAAGTTTGTCTCCACGGTTTTTCGTCCTGTAAGTTGTATATCCGTCTTCCTCATACAGGACGCAAGTCAACGGCTTTCTTTGATCAATCTGGTAATAGCGTACTCCTGCCCGGAGCATTCCCGTTGCTTCATCGTACAGCGGGACGAACTCCGTCAACTTGAACAGGTGGCAGTGATCGTTATTGAAAAACAAAAAAGATACGCCGTGAATAAGAGCGTATCTAGCGGCCTTTTTGAGTACCGTATCAAAATCAATGCCAAGTTTATCTTTGATTTTTGTGTCCGAAAAAGTAACTCCATTGCCCAGTGAGTACGAAACGCGCTGAGTATTCAGAATGTTGAAAAAGTTGCTACATACCTTCATGTTCGATGAGGTGTAGTCCGCAACTTTATGCCCATTTGTTGTGAAGAGCTTTTTTTCGAACTTCCTTATAGTGATGTTTTCCCGATGGTCATATGCATCCGCATCTAGCGCAATCTTCAGAGCTTCACTATCCTTGTGTGCGTTGATAACTTCTCTTAAAAAGTCCGTTATTCTTCCTCTAGCCTTTTCAATTTCAAAATCTTGAAAAGTCCGTTCGTAAGTCATTCATCAGCATCCTCTACATAACTCTCCGCAACGGAGAAAGCATCGTTACCGCCACAAATGCGAATGTATCCGGCATCTGCCATTTCATCAAGCATGTTCGCAATCGTTTCAACGGTCAGTTCGTCTTCGTCATCTTCATCGTCAAAAAATTCATGGAACTCAAAATGAGAATAGCCGTTATCGTCAACGGTTTCTTCAATCTCCATATCGTTTTCGTTTACATAAAGCTCAACAATCCTCAGACAGGTTTCCGCGGTTTCCTCGTCTACCGAAAGTCCAATCTTTACTTTTGCAACAGTATCTGCCATGCTTTTATCCTCCAAAAGGTGATTTGTATTCATCGCCAGTGTCATTGCGTCTGTCAAAATGGCGTGCAACGCAGGAACAACTATCCGGGGCATCGTCATGCTCTGCGGATTCTGTATAGCTCAATATCTGCGCTATGTACGCCTTATCCGTACCGTTCAGAAAAACAACGTTTCCCCACCATTTACGCAGATAAGAAGATATCTTCAAGAACTTGTTCATGCTTTCGTTGTATGTTCTGGCGCTATAGCCTCTCCGAACAATTTCTTTTGCAAGGTAGCCTTTATCCGCGTTTGATTCCATTAAGATCGGTGCACACATCAATCTTTTTGCTTCCCGGATACAAGTATCAAGGACTAAATCAACATGTTTGTGCCACAACCTGCCATACAAAAAAAGCGTATCACCATGCCTTTTTCCGCACGTGAACGCTGTAAAGTCCTCGCCTCCGTAAGATGCATCGATATGCGCTATTCCATCTCTCAGTAACGTTTCGTCATCCGTGTATTCCGGGTAAGTGGTAAACAAAGCTCCTTCGGATGCAACCCATAATCCTAGAACATACCTGTCATAAAGTACTGTTCCTGCATAGTCTCGCTTTATATTCTCTTTTACGCTATCATCCAGAAAAGGATTGTCATCAAGAGTGTAATTTTGAAGATAGATATCCGAATCGGATTCAAGAAAGTCGTGAAACCAGTGTTGTGGAGAATCGGGATTGCATGAACCGTCAAAGCAGGAATAAGGCTTGTCAAGACGTGACTTGAGCATATCAAAAACGTCTTTGCTCCACGTTACAACCTCATCGCCATAGCAGTATTTAATGCTAGAACCTCTGATTCTGTCCACCATGTTCGTCTTGTCCGCGCCCAAGCAGTAAACCTTCTCGCCAAACATAGTTGCAGTGTTATCCGATCTGATATCAGAAACACGGTCAACTCCGTATTTTTCCTGCATCGGAAGAATGATGTTTCTTTGTAGCGTTCCTTTGGTGTTGCCCAGAATCACGTATAAGCCGTCTTTTCCCTTGCGCTCTATGATTCTTCGAGGAATCATGTAATAATCCATGTAAGTTTTCCCGGAGCGTGTAGCGCCGCTTTTTACGTTATAGCGGTGTGTGCAATTATTCCAGAACTGCCGCTGTTTAGGAGTCAAGAGGCTTGTCAGTGTCTGCTGTTTTTTTCTCATCCTTGTCCCTCTCAGCTTCATCGTTCAGCCGCTTAAGCAGTTCTTTCAACGGGTCATCGCTTTCCTCAATGTTGTCTTTCGGCTTGTCCTTCCAATAGTCCGGCGCTCTGTTCTTTAAGTAGAAAATAAGAGCGGCTACGTTTGGCGGAAAATACAATTCCTCGTCAGCGTACTCAATCCGCTCTGTTACGATCTTGCCTTCTCCGGCTTTCTGTTTTTCTTCTCTCAGCTTGATAGGCTTTTTGACAGTGATCTTGTATCCAAGCCCTGCTTTTTTTAAAGCATCTTCCTGCTCTACAAGCTCAATCCGTCTACCTTCTTTTACGGCTTGTTTTATCTCAGCATATTTGTTGAGCCACGTATAAAAATAGCTTCTTGATATTCCGATGCGTTTGGCGATCATTTCATCCGTGTCGCCATGTCTAGCCCAACTTCGTATTTCTGCCAGTCCATCATCCGTCAACCAGTCCCGGTATTTGCCAGTTGCAATCGTTTATCACCCCTTTTTTCTCCACTTTTCATTCAATATCTTTGGGACTGCACAATCCCAATTGATTCTATGATGTATTCTTCTATGTTTGTCTCCCATCATAGCAATTTTCACGCATGATGGAGCAACCATCACTGTATAAAAGCTTTTCAAATATGTCCCCATATCGAGATATACATCACTCATGCCGCCTTTGTTTTTCTGCGTTGTTTCCTGTGTAAATGATACATCAGTAACAGAAAAGAAGAGCTTTCCAACAGAACCAAGCGAAACATAAGTGTTCACATCTTCATTGATTCGTCCAATAAATTTAAACGGCTTATTAACATCACAGAAAAATGAATTCATAGCCTTTCTTAAAACGCCTTTTGAAACATTTCCACCATCTTTGCCGCCTATGAAGTCACCGCCTTGTGTCATTGCAACAGTATCTGCATTGCTCTCTTCAAGAAAATCGAGCATGATATTGCAAACTTTATCCATGTCGGTAACTGCTTTGCCTCTAAATTTATTGTCCTCTATATATCTCCATTCAAAGCTTTTATAATCATCGTCAAGTTCAAGAAAAAAGCGTACTCCGACCTGTTTTGCGAGATCAAAGCACACATTCCTTGCATATACAATTGTTCTTCTGTCATCGGATAAATCCATTGTGTCAAAAGTCTTCGATACAGCTAGTTTATCAAACTGTAATACTCTGTTTCCAAATATTCTTCGGTATTCGTCTTCAGAATCATCTTCATTGTCAATGACAATATACCATTTGCCAGTATAATTGCATCTTTCAAGAGTTTTCACAGTTTCAACACGGTCTGCGCGTCCATGAGTAAGAATGAAAATTGCAAAATCATCTCTCATTTTTCATCTCTCATTTCCGCCATTGCCTTCGATAACTTGGCATATCCATTTGCTATTGCATCGTCAACGTCAATTATCACAAGAGCAGATTTCTCCATAAGTTTCTGCATTTCATGAGATGCATTTGCATAATACTCTGCGATGATTGCATAGTTAAAAACATTGTGTCGCATAGCCGCACTGCACAGAAATTCTTTTTCTTCATCGGTAACTCCAGAAGCTTGTATTTCTGCGACAAGTTCGTTTGCTTTCTGCCTGTCTATGCATTGCTCAATTCCAACATTCATCCGATAAGGCTCGTACTGAGGTATTTTGGTTTCTCCGGTATATCTTGCATTATCATCAGTACCCCCCCCACAATATTTTCGGAAGGTGTATAGAATTCAAAATCAAAGCCTTGAAAATCCAAGCCGTTCAGTTCTTCCGCAAGCTTTAAACTGTCCCATTCAGAGAGCAATGCTGTTTGGTTATGCAGTAAGGCATATTTCTTCCGTTCCTCGTCTGTCATATGGTCAAGGCGGATACACGGCACTTCCTGCATTCCTAGCTCTTTTGCGGCGATAAGTCTGCCATGCCCTTCAACGATTAAATTATTCTTTCCCCAGATTCCAATAGGGTCGTTGAAACCTCCAGACTGTTTAATGCTTTCCTTGATCGCTTCAATGTCATGCTCAGTATGTTTCCTTGCATTCCTCTCATACGGTGTAAGCTCATCAACAGGAATATAAACGAGTTTTAATTCGTCCATTCATCGCTCCTTGCTAGTGTTATGGCGGTGGATGTAGGATTCGAACCTACGGATACAGGATTCAAAGTCCCATGCCTTACCTCTTGGCTAATCCACTGTTTTTTTAAAGTGGTGCGAATTGTTCGCTTTGTGCCAATTGTAAATAAAAGTAAAAGGCCCACGAGATGACCATAACTCGTGAGCCTTTTCGGGAAATAGAAAAGTTTGTTAGAGGAAGAAACTCTTCATGTGTGCAACACCCATACTCTGTTGACGATAGTATTATAGCACATATTTAACCAACATAAACAACCGTGAACCGCCAAATACCGCCGACTTTTGAATGTTTTTGCAACTTTTTTCAGTTTTTGAGCTGTACAGCGATATCCTCAAAGATGCAAGGCAGTTTCTCCGCAAGCTCCTTGAGCAAGGGTGTGCATAAGTTCCGAATCATCGGGTCAGCTTCCTTTGCCGTTCTGAGCTTCAGAATGTGTCGCCATTCGCGCAAGTTCGCAGACATGACCAATTCCGTCTTGGTGCAGTTCGGCAGGAATTCACGCGCTTCTTCCGGCCTCATGCCGTCCTTGATGCAATTGTTGTAATCGTACTCAGCATGTTCGCATGCTTCTGCCCACGCTATTCTTTGCGTATCGCTTGCACCATACCACCAAAGCGGCTTGATAAAGGATATCTCGTTTGAAAACCTGTCCTGCGTGTAATTGCAATACCTCTGGCTTTCCATTGAGAATGCGCAAAGTCTGTGCCTCGTTAACTGCTGTGCAATAGCCCTATTCGTGACAAAGCGCACAGACAAGATGGAATGCTCCAGAACTGATTCATGCCCACGTTTGATACAGCTTCGAATTAACCTTTGTGCGGAAGAGTGCTCTGCATCTGCTACCGTTTTTCCTTCCGATTTGTAGCAAGTCCTTGCCGCTTCTTCGATAATAGTCAAGTTTCCGTAAATGAGAAAATACTCTGGTGTAAGAATCCTGTACCGCTGTTCCTCAATTTTCATTCTGCATCCTCCAGTATCTCTTTGTTCTCCTGCATTCTTGCTCGTTTGTAATAAATGCCATTCGCAGTCATTTTGCCTCTTGCCTTTGCCAGATTCTCCCAGTACTGAACATCTTTTATATGCTGTTCCCGCGTTTTGAAGAATGGACATTGCCCGTCCTCATAGTCCGGCCACGCCAAAGCTCTGCATCCTTTTCGGTTATGGTTTGCAAAGCAAGTTTTGCATTGACGATTCGCTTTTACTAATTTGCTCATATCGCTATCATACCCTTCTCCCACATCAACACAAAACAGCTGATTCCAATGCCCGCGAAAAAACCAAGAATAAGCCCGAAAATTGTTTCTGATTCATCATCTTTTATGCTCTGTATGAGGCACGTTACAAATACCACAAAACATAACATGCACAGTGCTGAAACAAAAGTGTTTATGATTGTCTGCATATTTCCCCCGTCAATCCCAATCGTTATAGTACCATTGCCCGGTACGCTCGTCCCTGCTCATGCATTTCCTGCATTCTTCATCGTTTTCGTCCGCTTTGGAACATTTATTTTTCGGAGTAGTAGATTTCCCTTGCTCGTTTTTCTGTTCGTCCTTGCCTGTTTTAAACGTTAATTTCCGCATGCCTTCTGCTCCTGCTCCTTGCACCACGTAACAAACATATCAACAAAATACTGCCTTTTTAACGTTCCTTCCTGCGTTTTATCCGTGATATAGTCCAGAATCCAAATTACAGGAATACTTCTACTGGAAACTTTAGCCGTTGGAATTGCGTTAATTTCAGTTGGAATTGCGTTAATTTCATCTTCAGTAATACACCTTTTATGTAAATACATTCCGACATTTTTCACATCTTCAATCACAGCACGTTGGTGGTATTCGATTTTGTCCGCATCAATCAGCCTCATATATCCTCCCTTGAATCGTAAAACTTTCCTCCGCGCCTGTAATCATCGTGCAATCTATAATCTTTGCATTTCGTTTCTTCCGCGCAATACAAATATCCGATATACAGGTGGAGCGTTTTGCAATAATACTCGTAATAATAAAAATTCCTGCAAGTCAAGCACATTTTCGGAACAGGCTTTTTCATAGCTAGTCCTCATAGTCATTCGGTATTTCGCGTAAAAATTGTAAAAACCGTTTAAATTGTTCCGGGGGAAGCTGATTGAGCGCATTGTCAATCAGCTCTTCCACGGAGCATTCAAACCCGTAAAGGCTTTTAATTTCCATGTTTTTCCCTTTCAAATTACTGCTGTTCCTCAGTTTCCTTTGTTCCATCAACTAGAGTAATCATAGACTCACCGCCAGAAATCTTCGGGAGCTTTCCATCCCACTTCTCAATTCGGTAATAGTCAAGAAGCTCATTCGTCATACTTTCCGCGAGTTTCTTGTTTGCTTCCGCTTGTTTTTCAGCAGTGTACACAATTGCATCCGCTTCCAGTTTCGCGATCTCCAAAGCATTCTGCGCTTCGATCTTTTTACGCTCTGCTTCCGCTTCGGTTTCAAGCGTTAACTGCTCCTGCTCGGTCTTGATTTGCAATGAACGCTGTGTGGCAACCTGTTTTGCCTCAATGGCATCCGTGTATGCGTCAGTGAAATCAATATCTTCAATAGCGATTTCACGGATATTCAACTCGTAGAATTCCAACTGTGCTTTGATTAAATCAAGAACTTGGTATGAAATCTCCTGCCTCTTTGCAATCAGTTCTTCCGCACTGTATTTCGATATAACCGACTTCAAAGCATCAAGCATTCTGGGCTTTATGATCTTGTCCGCGTAATCCTCGCCAACGTCCCTGTACATCCGCTGTGCTCCCTGTTTCTGAAGCTGATAATTAACAGAAACAATCAAATCAACCTGCTGAATATCTTTGGAGAAAGCAGATGTTTGAATGCTGTAGTTCTGCCAACGGCAGTCCATCTTGATTACATCATAGCCGATTCCGAGGAATCCAAGCCGATGTTTTCCGGGGTACAGAAGATCATCCTGCATCTGTCCGTGATGCAGAACAATTCCCACAAATCCTTCGTCAATGATCGTTGCGGCAGATACCGTAACCGTTGCAAAAATCATCATCAGAACCACGATTGTACCAATAGCCTTTTTCATTGTTGTTTTCCTCCTTTTTTGTCTCCTTGCTCCGCAACATCTGTATGGCATTCCATGCCGCACATAGGACAAGAGCAGTAATAATTTCCATCGTTACTTTTCACAGAATGAATTCCTACTGTAAATTCGCAATCACAGGATAAGCATATAAAATATATTATTTTTCCCTTTTTAATAATCATTTTTAATGCCTTCCTTATTCCGTTCGATTATTTTCGTCATCGCTTTCTACTTTCTCCTTGCAGTATACAATCATACGTCTTTGCTTGACCATTTTGTCTGCCAGTTCTTCCATTAGTTTAAAATAATCACGCCACATAGACTCACCGTATAATCGTATCCATTCCTCTGCTTGTACCATCTCAGTAGCTGTTCTTGGTTTGGAACATTTTCTTTCGATATTCACCTTCATTTCTTCTAGAATTTTCATGTAAGTTTCATCTTCAATATACTGGATTTGGACATCAGTAAAATCAAGCTCCATTACTCATCATCCCATTCCAGTGCCTGTCCGCAATTTCTGCAATATAACGGATTGGATAGCAATCCACGGAGTATGCCCTCATTGCAGGTTGGGCAGTAATAACATTTAAGGCCGATTTCATCTTTTGCGATTTTTACCAGTTTTGGTCTTAACACTTCGAGTTTTCTCTTCAATTCGTTTATTTCAATTTTTAAATCATCTATCAACGTGTTTGCATCTTGTGCTAGATGTGCCACTCCAGACCCCATAATATCCTTGCATTCGTAAGAATACGGGCATTGCTCGCAATAACTTGCTGTCATGGTAGTACAGCATGAAAGGCCTGTAGTTACCCTTTTCTCGAATCCCTCATCCTCCTTAAATAAATCATGCGTATGATCGCAGTCGCAACATGGTTCGCAAATTTTAGGGCAATTCTTGTACATGCATTTTCTGCAGGTGGAATCCATATCTACCATGAAAAGACATCTCCTTTCTACTCATCAACCGTCACAATAATTGCCTTTTTCCAGTGAATCCGGGCTTTCATTGTTCATCAGATCAAGAATGTCTCCGCATGCCTCCCTGTACCCAAGTGCATAAATATCGTTACGCATATAGTTGTTCAGAAGATCAAATTCCGCATTTTCAGTTTTATGGAACTGAAGTTTTTGTTTTAAATCGTCCCACCGAACTTTGGCATTACTTAATGCCCATTCCATCCGGTCGATAATCTCCACCAGATGGCAGATATAGGCCATCATGCTATAGGCAATTTTTTCGTTGCTTTCCGGATCATACCATGCTTCCGCCGTATCCATTGCGGCGATCAGGTTCGGTATCTGATCGTGCCGAAGTTTGTAATCGTTTGCGGTTGGCAGATCGCTAATTGTCTGCCCAAACTCGTTCAACAGTTTTTCGATTCGTTCATCTGCTGTCATTTCTTTTCCTCCAGTTCTTTCATGTGTTCAGCGTAATCTTTCACCCAGACATTCGGGAATGATTCAGATCTGATTGTTTCACGGGATATTTTTACAATGTCATACGTTTTTTCAACAAGCTCCGGGTGTACTGCATGTAGCCATTCCCTTTGTGCCTTTGCAACGTTCGGACAGAAGAAACAGCCATCCCTCTTCAAGCCGAATTGATACGTTGGTGCAAGAAGTCCATCTCGTTCACAGATTGCATATGCATCTTTTTCAAGAAGATTAAGCGCAACTAAGATGCTTTGCCGCCCCCCCCCCGAGATTTTTAACACGCTTGGTTTCGTCCACACCATAGCCTATCATCTGCCACGGATAGCCACTTATTGACCTTTTGATAGCGGCTACCTTTTCCGTAGTGAGCCAACACCTGCCACGAGTAAATGCTTTTACTCCATACGGCTTTCCATTGTCTTCTGGATGTTTCGATCTCTTTTTAACCTTGTTCGCAAGCTCAATGGCGGTATGTTTCGTATACACGGTTTCCACTTTGTAGCCCCACATGCTGAAAATATCACTTGCATACGATATGAAATCGTCCATTTCTGGAATAGTTGCAGGAGTTACAGAATCGTACATCATTCGAACATACACTATCTTCTTAATTGGAATGTTATGTTCTTTCATCAGAATTACAGTTGCCGTGCTGTCTTTTCCTCCAGACCATCCGACTAGCCATTCATGTTCTCGCATTTCTTCCAGTGTCATCAGTTTATTTTTCATGCTGTTTTCTAACAAATCATTCATTCCCACTTCACCGCCTCTTCCATTCTCAATGCTTCTATTTCCTTACCTTGGGGCTTCCACTTTTATCAACGAGCATTGTTAATGTCCCCCAATTGTATGCACTTTTCGACATCCAGTATTCAACGTTTGTTTCACTGTCAACAACAATGCTCCCAAGCCCATAGTCTTCAATCTGCATAAATCTGGTTCTTTCGACTTTATTTTCAGATGGCACGTCATTCATTTTGATTACCGTGCCACAACCACACAACGTCACCAACAGAATTACCATTAGTATAAGAAAAACAATCTTCTTCATTCGCTCACTTTCCTTTTTCCGTCAGCGCATAACCGCCTTCTTATCCCTTCGGAAATATGCCTATTATGTTCTTCAGTATGCTTTCGTCCTCTAATCTTCTTCGCTTGTTTTTGTCTTGCATGACCATACATCATATTGTAATAGTTGTCGCACCATTCAAGATTTTCCGGTAGGTTGTTCGTCTTGTCTTCGTCAATGTGATTTATTATTGGCAGATTATTCGGATTCTGGATAAATGCTTCTGCTACAATACGATGAACAAAGAATGTTTTCATTTTCCCGTCCTTTGTAAGAGTCACAACTTTATAACCTTTTGAGTGCATCCCTTGCTTAATTTTCTTGCCCATTAGCGGTTTGTCATAGATTCGCCCGTTATCGTTGACAGTCACAACTCTGTCCACAGAAAACACTCTTGCGAGATTGTCTACTTCATACAAACCTTCGTAGCCTTTAATTGGCTTGCGTATTATTTCCATTGTTTCGCTAACTACATTTTCACCGCCTTGAGTTAATAATAGCTCCAACAATAGACAAAATAAGTGCAATAATTGAGATAATTAAAGCTGTCATTCCCACTTCACCGCCTGACCACAATATGGGCAATATTTTGTTCCTAGACGTATTTCTTGTACACCCATAGTTCTGGTAGCAATAGTAGAGCACCGTGGACAATAATACCCATCATTAATGTGCAACACAGCTTTTGGTTCTTGCTCTTTCAGCAGTTGAATTGCATCTTCAATTGCCTGTGAATAAAAGAATCCTCTGTCATTGCATTCCTTTTTTTCGTTATAAGGGCATTTTTGACACGAAGCTGAGTTACAGCTTACAAGCCCTTTAATCACTTTCTCCAGATTATTCATTCCATTTCACCTTTTATCCGCTTCTGTACCTCTCATCCGATAGAAAATGCTCCGACATGTCTAAATGCAACAGGTTCATCAATGGCAAAAAATCTTTTCTTCTTTGCATCGAATCTGAAGAACCATCTGTTTCCGGTCCATCCGATTAATCCTTCACGGTATTCTTCTACTACCGCAAAGTTGTACAGATACTCGGACAAGTCTGTCCAATTCTCGCATACCGCCTTTACAGCCGTCTCTTTATCGCAGAAAAACCCCCAACAGCGCCTGTTTCCGATGTCGAAATGAATCGCATCAGATGGGAGCTTTTGAAACACCGTGATGAAATAAAAGTATTTTTCATCCATGTTCTCTCCCCCTTTCATCTACAGATATTTTTAGAGGACACCACTTCGGGCATCTCTGTCCCCGCCTCAGGAAGATCTCCATTCCATCTGCCGCTACACAGTAAGCCTCATCAGTTTCCCAATTAATATCCAGATCTGCACATTTTCCGCAACTTTTGCACATTTCACAGCCCTTCCATGCAATCTTTGCCTTGTTTGAACTTATGTACGTATCATATCACAATTATCTCATAATTGCAATATTGTTTTACGAGAAATTTTTAAGAATAAAACGCAGCCTTTTTTTGTGGACTGCGTTTTATCGTTATACTCTGCCTTTTTCTTTTCGACCATCTTTCTTCTCATTTTGTGCGATCTGTTGCGCTGTATATTTCGGACACGTCCCGCTCCTGTGCATGAGGCATCCGGACGTCAAGCTACATTTACCGTACTTGCCATCATACTCCTTGGTCGGTGTGAAGTGTGCACAGTTTCTGCAATACTCTTCTGACAGACCAAATGACTTAAGCAGCTCATCCCGGATATCTGCCAAGTACTTCTCGATCCGTGCTTCGCGCCCCATCGCCGTGAACCACTTCTTTTTGAACTCATAACGAGCTTCTGCCCAGTCTCCTTCGCCGGTATCACCCGACAGATACCATTCTCTTCTCCGGAACAGCTCTGACAGATCTTTCACCAGGTCATCCAATTCCTTATCACCAAGATCTCTGGCGTGATCATCCAGAGCTGCGTAAAAATAATCTAACGCTCCTCCGCTCATTTTTCTCTCCTTATCTCAATTCTGTCGTTGATATCAATGCATTGCCACAGGTGATGCGATCGCTGTCCTCTTCAAGACTTGGAACAAAGACAATCACGTCCCATCCTGCTTCAAGGAGCGGATCCTCAAATCTCCTGTAAACGTCATAATCACGATACGTAGAAGCAACATCGAAATGATTTTCAACCGCAGCCTTCGTCTGATGAATCGGCGTGATCTTCACGATAAACTTGTTCTTGTCAAATAAGACATCCAGCATATGCGGATCAAGGATCGTGTCAGGGGTTACCGCAAAGTTTAACGTGTATTTCCTTCCAACAGGCATCGGAAGATTTTCGGCAAGAGCCGCAATCTTTAACAGACTTAGCGATCTGTCCCTGAACTGATTCTTGCGCTGATCTGCATCAGTCGAATTGATCGAGAACTGAAGTCCTGCTTCTCCATGATAACTCTCATTCTTAATCCAGCACCACTGTTTCAGGAATGATTCAAGATTGACGTTATTCGCAGGAAGCATGGTGGACACAACGGGGTGAATCGTCTTTGCATCTACGCCCGCTTCTTTGACGCAGTCTCTCAGATCAAATTCCGCAAACAGTAATGTCTGAAGGTTGAATGTCGGCTCACCCATGCGGGCAAAGTGGACGTTGAACCGCTCCGTCTCACGAGCATCCTCGTTGCTGCAAATTGTTGAGATCTGATAAGCAAGGTCTTCACGAGACACGTTCCCGTAGAATCCGTATTTCGGGCAATCACAGAAGGCGCACTTCATCGGACAACCATGCTGGGTGCTGATGGTAGCGACCCATTTCTTTTTCAGATCTACATCCGTATTCCGGACACCGTGGATCTCCTTTGTCAGTCCAAGAAAATTCGCTTTGATATTGTTCTCTTTGCCGTAATCTCCTACTGTCAGAAACTCCAGCTTTTTCTCTCTGTCAACGTAGATTTTTCCGGTGTGCGTTTTTATGATTTCCAACATCTCGTTTTCTCCTTACAGTCTCATCTTAAATTGTTATGTATACAACAATTGCCCTCTTCCATTCCAGGGAGTTGTATAGCTCATTCCATTCATCATCCGATAGATCGTATACATCACGTCCGTCTTTTGTCATCGAATACTTGCATCCGGCCATGTCAGTCAGCACATCTTCTTCATCGTCTGATTTAAAGTGGACATGTTCACGTCCCATATAGTACTCCGTTACTTCCGAGTTTCCCCATTCTCCCATCCACCAATAATAACTGTCATCTGCGACCACTTCGCTGTCCACCATAGGAATGACCGGGAGATCCGGGTTTTCCTGTACAAGCTTCAGAAGTTTTTCACTGTTATTCATAATGTCTCCTTTTCCGTGTGTTCATACGGTTTCGGCAGATGCGTCCAAGCTACACAGCGCAGAATCAGAAAATACTTGTTCGGATTGTTCATATCGGTGCATTCCTTTATGATCCACCCTTCTTTTGTGGTTCCCAGAGTTTGCCTGCCGAGATAACAACAAACGAATGGGATTGGATTTATCCACCCGGTATCCGTCTCCTGGAAGATCCCAAGATACCAGTCTCTGTCATCCGGCAGCTGGACTGATGTCTTTATCCATCCCCTTTCTTCTTTTTCAGTGAGAATGTCATACGCATCACTCATCAGTTTGTCCCGGCAGCGTTCGACATCGGGGTCAAAGCTGTACGGACATGTACCTGAACAATCTCCGTTCTTTCCGCAAATCTCCAGCCACTTCACAACCGTCTCTCTGTCTCTCCCAGCCATATTCAGTATCTCCTTTGTGGTTTGTTCTTCTGATGCATCAGCCAGTCTTTCTTGCAGCGTGCACACAAGTCCGGATGGAATTCGAACGGGCGATTCTTGCACAGCGCACGCTCATCAAACACATAGTATGGGCATCGGATGCAACTATAAAGTGGATATATATAGCATCCGTTATGGATCCCCTTATCCCTGTATACTGATGTCTTCTGCGGATGATGCACATTTCTTTGCATTGCCTGCTGCACATTCTTTTTCCTTTGGATTTTGAGAATAAAGCGTCTATAGAGCTTTTCGTACTGCTCCCGTTCAAGTGTTCCCAATGTTTTTCCTTTCCTTTTCCAGATATCGCGCACCGCAACGCTCGCAGACGGCATACTCAGTTCCATTTCTTATTTCAGACACAAACTTTGATTTTTTATGGATGCCTAAATAGCAAAGCAGGCTTTTCCTGTACATTCACCAATTCTCCATCGATTTTTCCACAGCACCGACACCTTCAGCCGGAATTTCATTCTGGAGTGCATGAGCTTCGACATCCTGTTCATCCTCGTATTCAAGCGGTTCGGTGATGTTTATCGATGCGTTCATCATGCCAATGCCGACAACAGCTGCTTTTATACAGTACTTGCATAGCGCAAGTACTCGCCTTCGGTTTCCATCTTGTCTTGCAAGGCTATCTATGCCACGTTTTTCTCCATTCATGAATGCAAACACGGCATATTCTCTTTTTGTTTCATCATACTCACGCCAACAGATAAAGCATTTTTTCATGAATCGTACCTCCTTAACAGCCAGTTTTTCTTGCATTCCCGGCAGTTTTCTTCCCAGCCTTTTCCGTTGTATTCGATTCCCTTCAATCCGTTTATGCACGGCGGATCTCCTTTAAACACCGGATGACAGTCTATCTGCCAGGTCAGATCGTTCCCGTACTCGTCATACAGCGAGGTTTCTTCCGCATCCCCGTCTGCCTCCTCATAATTTTCCTTCAGCATCTTAAGATTCCGGATGATTACATCAATGTTCCGGATGATTTTTTGTTCTGTCATTCTGCCTCACCTATCACGAAAAAATAAACGCTCTTTTCTGCTCACACAGTTCGCAGCACATATATCGACACCATTGTCCATGTACAGCTCCGGTGTATTTTTTACACAATACCATGTGTCCACAGATGGAGCAGCTCGACCATTCGTATCCATCCTCTCTTTTGTGTGACATTATCGGCCACCTACATCTTTCAGTCCGTAATTGGTTGCCAGGAGGATCCGCTTTAGCATCTCTGTCCCATACGTCAACAGCCTCCCGGTTTTCACCTGCCGGATGGTGACGTTCTCTTTCAGGAGATCCACAATCTCATATTCCTTCCCTCCGATAAAGAATCGGTCACCATTCCCGATTTCCGTTTTCAATCTCCTCACCTCCGCACCGGTTGAATACCTGGATGTGCCGATGCATCAATGATACACCATTATAATATAATCGTCAACTGTATTTTTATAATTTTTCTCGTATCATATTGACTTTCAGAATTGTCAGTGCTATCATGTCCGCATGAGGAATTCTCCTTACAAAGTTGATCCGGTTCAGGCATGACCGGATCTTTTTTTATGCAAAAAAGAGGATTGCCCCTCAAGGCAACCCTCTTTAACATCACATCATCGATACCTTATCAATCAGCTTCTGGATCTCTCTGCGCACATTGTCGTTGGGAGCATCCATCATGACTTCCTGCAGATCATCCACAAAATCTCCATGCCTGGAATATCCCATCTCCGGACGGTATCCGTAGGAAGGCATATACCCATAGTACGGCATCCCGTAACTCATCCGGCGGCTGCGGTTGCTGTTGTACTTAGTGCCGTCATCATTCGAGGATCCTTCCTCGGCTTCGATCATCGCCAGGGAGGTTTTCGCAGACTTCACGGAATGCATCAGCTTCTGGATCGCTTCCAGGTCACCGGCAGACATTTTGCCGTTGGCGTTCTCAATCTTCTTATTCATGTCAGCGATCTCTTTAAACAACGTCTCGCACATCGTTGTGAGTTCTTTGACTTTATCCATTTCCTTCTCTCCTTTCTCAGGCTATTCTCGATACGGTCAGGTTGGCGTTCTGGACATTGATGGCTGTCGGTGCATCTGCTGCAGTCGCGCCGAACGACACATTTTCCACGGACAGGTTCTCGCAGCATCCTCTCGGGATCGTGATGATTGCCGTGGATGTGACGTTGAAGTACTCATCGACTGCCGCAGGCGTTACGATTGCCCGGCTGGTCTGAATGGGTTCACCATCCAGTGCCAGCGCAATGGCAATCGGTCCGACTGTTCCATCTTCCGGAACGGCGATGTTTCCATTGAAGGTGACCTGATAGCGTGCGAAGCATCCGCACGCACCGTTTACAACGCCACGGAGAGTTAGGATTCCGGATCCATTCCGGTGATAGACATACCCTCTGTTGCACGGAATGGAGGACTGTAGTAAAACGTTCTGATTCGGCTGTACAAGCTGGATCTCGTTCTGCACAAACTCTGCCATGTCTCTCACCTCTTACGCCATCGCGCCGCAGCCGCAGCCGCAGCCGCTGTTACCGCCGCATGTGAAAATCGGCTGATTGCCATATACCGGCTGACTGGGGACCGGGCAATTTTTGAGACGGTTATACAAGGCATCCACCTCGTTGTTCATTCCCTGCTGGAACGCCGCAGTCTGAGCCGCCTGGGAAGCGGAAAGGTTCGCCATGTTCAGCTGATTCTGGAGCCCGACATTCTCACGCTGTGCCTGTGCCAGCTGGTTCTTCACGCCATCCAGCTCAAGAGCGCACAGTTTGTCCAGAATTGCCTGGGTTCCCCTGGTCTGCGCATCGATAATGTCACGGGTGTTCTGGGCAGCCGCAGTCCGGTCCGCACAGTTCTCGGTTGCTACCGTGTATTTCAGGTCGGCCGTTGCGGCGCGATTGTCGCAGCAGCACTGCGCCAGCTGCGCCTGAAGAGCGGTCATGCCGGCTGTCTGAGCTGTCTGGGCGGCGAAGGACCGTTCCATATCAGCGATCTGATTGGCATACATCTGGGATGTCAGGGCATTCTGCGCACCCGTCACCGCCGACACGATTCCGTTGCCGGTCTGACAGATGTTCTGGTTGATGCCGGCAATTCCGAGCTGCACGTCACCAAATCCGGAAACAAGGTTGTTGTTGATCGCATCGATCTTCCCGCTGATCATCTGGTCGCGGAAACCACCGTTGATCTGATTGGACTGATTAAACCACGGGTACATATCGGCCATTGCATTGGCACCGTAGCCGTTTCCAAAGCCTCCGCCGAAGCCGTTCCCCCAGCCTCCAAGCAGGATGAAGAGGATCAGAAACCAAATGCCATTGGCACCGAAGAATCCGTCTCCGCCGTTCCCGTTGTAGTTGGAAGGCTGCACAAGCATAGTCGTTCCCATTCCGTTTGCTTCATCAGTAAGAGCCATTTCGTTTTCTCCTTTACTTGTGATTTATTACAAAATTCCTGCGCGCCGGAATTTGTAAGCTTGACATTTTTCTGTCTGATGTGTATACTCAATTTGATCTGTACTGCTTCATGGATTTCCTTTCATTTTCCACCCGGTACCCGCCGGGTGGTTTTTTGTTGACAGGAACCCTTTGTTTTGGTAGAATGTCTTTGCTGCGCGGCAATGTCACGGATTTCCCCCAAAGGTCAGCTTTGCTGGCCTTTTTTTTGTTGATCCGGAGTCATACATCCGCTATAATGGTTATGTGGTTGCGGCAAATGCGGTCGCAGATTAGTCAGTCTACGGACTGACTTTTTTATTTGCCGAACATCCTTATGAGCTGGCTGGCCATCTGGTAGGCGTTGTTGTACTGTGCCTGGGAGACCCTCCCAGAATTCATGAGAGCCTGAATCTGTTCCTTCGGATCTCCTTTTATGCCCTGACGGAACTGCTGAAACCGCTGAATGAATCCTTCTGTCGGGTTCTGATTCGGCTGGATCTGCTTGTACAGTTCATTCATTTGCAAGCTCCTCCTTTTTCATCGGCTTAATCGGTCGCTTAGACGTGAAACTTTCGAACTTTGCTTTAAGGTCATCAAATTCGGCCTGGAGTGCCTCATATTCGGCTTTTGTGACGTACTTGGGTGGATTCTCTTCCGTTTTTCCGGGAGTGCTTAAAACGCCGTTTCCCTGCGTCTGATCGCGTATCGTGTAATCGAGGATTTTCAGCGAGGGCATTCCGCTGGCATCGGATGATTTCAGGTAGATGCACTGTGCCTCCGAGTCAAAAAGCGGAACCGTAGTATTCGGTGCTATCAGGAAGGATTTCGCTGCCTGAAGACCCTGAATCCAGATCAGCCCGGAGTTCTGCACGGGACTCTGTGGCTGCTGAATTCCCTGCATCTGCTGGTAGGTCTGCGGATACTGCTGCGGATACATCTGGGGGTAGCTTGTCGGAAATCCATTGTTAAACAGGGCCATTCACTTCACTCCTTTTCCCAGTAGTACTGCGGGATTTCATAACTGCTGTTCCAGGTGTCGTACAGCTTCCCATCCTTCACACAAGCTACATGCCCGCCGAAGAAAAGCACGTACGTGCCGGTCGGGTGGTCCTCGCAGAATTCCTCTGCGGAGTAGCAGTCCGGACAGCTGTTCGGGATTACCGCACGCTTGAAGCCATGATCCCGGAGCGTTTTGCCGATTACCGCATCGGCATTCATGATGTTTTTTGTGTCATAGCCGCAGGATGCCAGGAGGCAGTACGCCGTTTCCCAGTCAGTATCGAGGGCTACGGCAATGGCTCTGACAGCGCAGTCTCCCACTCTCCTCCCGAGCGGATTGACATTTACGTCCAGCCAAACACCCATCTTCTTCTCCCCGTATCAGATTCAGTGCATAATCCAGTGCACCGGCATCCGCATTCCTGCGGATCTGTTCGCAAAATTCACGTGACACTCCCTGGTTGCGCAGGGCAGCCATGATGTCATCAATATCTGTCGTACTCATGGGGAAAGTATAGTTTTGGAGGCAGTCCATCAAAATGTCACCAGGAAGAAGCTTTTATGACATCCGGGAGACACTTTTTCCGGGCTCCTGTGCGGTTTTAAGGACATAAAAAAAAAGCCCCCCTTCAGGGGAGCTTTTCACTGTATCAGGCAAGAACGCAGTTCGTGATGTTCGTTGCCAGACCATCATCGAAGATGAGGTAGTCAGCCTGCCACCGGCCGAAGCGGTCATGGATCTCCTTGATCCGGATGACCGTGTGGAATGTTCCTTTCGGAACCTTCCGGCCCTTGACCACAACCACGGTGTCTCCGACAAAGATGCAGCCGTTTTGGTGCATCCAGTTCCTGCGGACTCTCTCATCTATACTGGCGTTATAGATGGAGTCATTGTCACGGGAGCAGTTGCTGTACTCATAGTCACGAGCCAGGAGGCTGCCACCCTCATCCGTTTCCGGATTGTAGTACGTGACCGTGACGTATGAGCCGCCGCGTTCATCCACCTTCCGGAATCCAGCAGTGGTCAGCTGCTCGTGGGTAACGTCCATGCCGTAAACGGCGGAGAGATTGATGTTCTTCATGGTTTGTGCCTCCTGTCGTGGTTAGGTTGGTTTGTCGTTCGATGGTTGTATTATAACCCTGTTGGCGTATTATGTCAACATGGAATTTTAAAATTTCTGAAATTTCTTTTTGGCCGGATTAGAATATGCTGATGCTGTACACTTCCACGCTTGCCTTGTCCAGATCAGCAAAACCTGTCCTGTGGATGTCTCTCAAATCCTTCTGGATTTCTTTTTCAGAATATCCGCCAATCTCGAACTGGGTGCCGTCCTCCCGCGTTACTGTTGCGTACCATTTTTTCATTGTATCCACGTTCTCCTTCTTTCTGCCGGAGATTAGCCGCTCAGGCTCGGCCTGTCTGATTCAGACGGGTCATGCAATCCCCATGGCTTTGTGGATTGCATTCCATCTCCAGTACCTTTCAACATCCACATAGCCGGCGCCGTCATCGCGGACGCTCCAGGCTACGATGGAGTAGTTCTTTATCTCAGACATTGCCTCCTTGCCGTGGAGATATCTGCCAAGTTCGGCATCGCTGTCAAAGCCGAGCATATAGGACTCGTTGAGTCCTCTGCCCTGTTCTACGATCTGATACATCTTCATTTTTGCGCCCTCCTGTGTGTCGTTTCGTTCGCTTGACCTTATGTGCACATTATAACCCTATTAACGTATTGTGTCAATAGGTTTTTAAAAAAAATTGCAGAACGAAAAAAAGAGGTCTCACAGGACTTTTCGCATCCTGCAAGACCTCTTTGTCATTCACTTTTCTGCGTGCTGAATAACTCTTTCAAACTGTTTATAGCAGATCCGTACGATCTGCCTGTCGCTCATGTCGAACTCCTCTGCGATCCTCGCATAGGTGATTCCGTCACAGTATCTCCTCTTCAGGATTGCCCGATCTCTTGAACTGAAGATCCACTGGTCAATCAGCGAAGACAGATCTGCGACAGAAAGGTTCAGCTCTTCCGGTTTCACTTTCTGATCCGCCTTGCAAATATTTTAGTGATTATGTCCTTTGATGAATCTCCCATATGTGTCTCTTCCTTCACTCTCGTTTTTCACCGATTGGCCATTTGGTATGTACCATTTCTGGCCGTATCTTTCGGCTTTAAGCAAACCTGATTTTATCCACTTTAAAATTGTTACATAACATACATTGTAATATTTCATTGCATCCCGAATGTCCATGTAACCCTGCGGGGTTTCGTGCAACATTTTCCAGTCATGGATTATTTCGTCTGATGATTGACCTTTTTCAAGTCTACGTCTGATAAAATAACCAGGTATTTTTTCTTCTTCTGCAAATTGTTCCAATGGTATCATTTCGTTATTTACGGAAATATAACGTGAGTTTTCTCTATTGCGTGACTGCTCTTTTGTTGTTATCCACCTGCAATTCGAAGGCTCGTAGTTCCCGTTCGGATTGATTCTGTCTATACTAAGTTTTTTGCATGAATCGTTTTCCTGATACCCGGCAGAAAATGCCCAGTCTCTGAAATCTTCAAATGAATTCATCCATTCGTCACATACTGAAATTCCTCTTCCGCCATATCGCTCATAGTGAGGTGTGTTTGGATTGTTACACCTTGCCTTTATCCCACACCATGTTTTGTACAGTTTCGTCTCCGTCATTCCGTGAGTTCGTGTGTATTTGGTGAGCTGTGTTTTGTTTTCTTTTTCGAGACATCCACATGACTTATAATCAAAAAATCTATGAGCAGGCAATTCTATTACGTTACCACAGTCACATTTGCAAATATACCTGCTTCTTCCATTCTTTGATTTTGATATGACCGTTAATCTTTCGTGTCTTTTCCCTGTCAAATCAATATCTTTGTATTTGTGAGAATTCTTTGTTCCCATAATTATTTCTCCTATGCTTACAAAATCGCCACAAGTAATCTTACATGCATAGGAATGTAAGAAACGGTTTGCAACCCGCTGTCCTTGTGGCGATATTTTTTCATCTACTTCTTCGTGACAATATAACCTCTACCATGGCATATATTGCACTTTCTTGTATTTTTACCGCCCTTCAGGATTCTGGTCTTAGTTACTTTTGTTCTCGTTGCTGTCGCCATTGATCACAACACTTCCTTCTCCGTTTGCGATTGCCGTCCCGCCTCCATCTGTATCGGCCGTGTATGTTTCGGTCACAACTTCATCAATGTACCTGGACTCGTACCAGATCCAGGCTGCGTTTGTTGCGATCAATGCAACGAATATGATGATGCAGAGAATCCACAGCCTTCGGATGACCCGTTCCAGCCTGGCTACTTCTGACTCATGAACGATGTACGAAATCTGGATCTCTTTCTCTTCCATTTTCACAACTCCTGTCTGCATATAGTTTTCTGTCAGGTGCAGAAAAGGTCAATCTTACTTTGCATCCTGAACATCGTCATCTTTCCAGGGTTCTTTGTATCCAAGCGCCCGTACGCTGTCGTTTACGCCGTGCGTAGTCGGATCCACCACAACACCCAGAATCACGAGGACTCCAAAGACGGCGTTAACAACCACCAGGAGCTTTTCCTGCAGCTCAGAGAGCTCCAGTTCAAAGCCGAAAAGCCCAGCTACAGCCTGCACCAGCAGAATAATCGCTGGAATTATCGTAATCCAGAAGGTTTTGTTTTTCCACCGTACGTCCCAGTTTATCATGACAGTTCCATCCTCCTTTTGATGTCGCGTATATCGTGCTCCACTTCGGTCATTTTTCCTTCCAGATTGAAGGTTCTTTCAATCATGCTGTTATGTTTATCCTGCTTTTTTTCGAGTTCCTGTATCCTGTAAGCAATCAGTTTGGCATTGGTTTCCGATGCTTCTTTCGCACCCTTTCGGTTGGCGTAGAAGGATATCATTGCCACGATGATCGATCCGACAACGCTGATGACAGCTGCCATAACACTAGTCTCCATTGGTTTTTCCCTCGTTTAGTACAGCCACAATTTGGCTGAGTACCTCTGCCCACATCCGTGCTGTTTCAGCCGGGATCTTCAGAATAATCATTGTCGGATCTTCCGGATCCGGTTCCGGCGTAGGTGTCGGATCATCCGGAATTTCTTTTATCGGCTGCAGGTACTGATTGCTTACATACCCCTGGGTATTGGCATACTCGATAAAATCCCACTCTTCCCGGTGTGTCTTGACCGTGACAGATGCACCTTTCGGAACGCTCCCGATCTTCGGATACTCCGTTCCGGGGCCCGAGCGGATGTTGAGAGATCCCTTCTGGGTGATTACACTGGCAATATATGGCGGTTTCAAGATTTTCCCTCCCTGTACATATATACACCATCCGGCGTACTTCCATTTTCCAAGACTGTTGTCATAGTGCATGCCGCCGGTTGAACAATGCGAGATGACCGGCGGATTCACACTCGTCACAACGCCGATGTGATAATAATCGTTCTGATCAGGATCTCTGAAGTAACTGCTGGGAAGATCCCACCCGGATTCACCTGGCTCATACGCCTTGTAGACAACCTCCCCAAGCTCCAGCTGATCTGCGTTTGTTACACGATGGACGTCAATCGTGCACTTTCTCTCAAAATAATTGCTCCCGTGTGTCCCCTTATAGTTGATACCGGCGAGCCTCAGCGCACCGATAACATAGCCCACGCAGTCGCTAGTACCATCACTTCCGTCATGTCCGTAATCATAGTCTTTAATGCGTGCCGCATTCTCTTTCAGGCATTCAAGAAATTTATCCAGGCTAATCGTGGCGATGGTTACCACCTTCCTTCTGTCAAATTCCGACAGCCGCAAAAACTGCAAGCATAAATCCAACCAGAAGCGTGCCAAGCATAAAGAATGCAATCCCAGTTGCGATCATTTTGATCCTTCTCTCTCTGTGGGACTTCCTTTTTCTGCCTGGATCCTTAATAGATGGTTCGATTGCATGAATTGTCATCCGCTCTGTCGGTATTATGTATGGGCCATTTTTTCTGCTCATTCTTTCGTCCTCCAAGTTGGTAACCAATGCGAAAAGGGAGAACCTTAAGGATCCCCCTATATTCAACATCCGCATGAGGCTATAATATACAAATATATTATAATTGTCAATATGTTTTACGAGATTTTTTTGCGCATTGAGCATTTTACCGAGTCGGTGTTTTGAGAACCTTTCTTACCCTCTATCCGTCATGGACTCTCCGATAAATTGGCGATGAGTGCCTGTACCGTCATCTATGCATCATCTTTCAATTGGTAATTAAGCTTCGGGTGTTTCAGCAGGTGCGTTCCAAGTTTCACCCATGAGAGGCTGATGGGTTGTTTTGTCAGTGATAAAGGCCTGTACAAACGTTATGTCTTTATCGTGACCATAACCATATGCGCCAAGATATGCATGCATGGATTGTTTTGCAGAGTCGTATGTGTCATGCGCCTCTGTACTTTTATCAATTACTTCGTTGCCTGCCATTCGCGTTTTATGCATGAAATACTTGTTATTCATTTATTTTCTCCTCCTAGTTAGCTGTAATATACATTGTACAAAAGTTACACCATATATCAGTAGTGGGACTGTCGTAACAAATTAATTGCCCGTCAGAATTAAGTTCGAAATATCCGGGTACTGAGTTGATACCTTGCGCGCAAAAAGTACCAAAAGTAAACCCAGCATATGGTCGAAGGCTATCAGGTACGGTTAGAAGTATACCATGAGGCATACTACTAGATAGTATAAAATTCATGACCATAAAAGCAAGGCGCCCAATCTTGCAAATACTAATAGACCCATCTCCGACAGCACCTGTAACCGTAGCAAGTGAAACATAGTAAGTCGATTGAGGAGTTTCTAAGTTGGAAAGTCGCTCATTTAGTGCCTTTCCCTGCGCCGCTGAGAGTGCCGCAGTCGTGCTGTCGCTCGTCAGGTTGTTTACAGGTCCTAAGTTCGTAATCTTTGTGGCTTGATGAGCCAGAGCATCGTTTACCGTATCCACTCCAGTCTCTGTGATGGCACTCTGACCGATATCATCCGCATCGATCTGCACATTTTTTGAGATGTCCGGCGAGACACCGTTTACAGTCAGAACAGATCCACTGTTCTCTACCCACTTTCCGTCGCCCCTCAGGAACTTCACCTGGTCTCCGGCAACGGGCTGTGGAACGATTCCGGCTGCGCCAGGTTGTGTGGCAGTTGCTCCGGACATCGAAGTGGTCGCTTTATCGTACGCCGCCTTAACGGCTTTTGGTGTGGCGGCAATGTCCTCGCTGCTGCTGTTGACTGCGCTGGAGAGCTTTGTAAGCCCATAATAAGTAGTATTAGCGATGGCTCCGTCCACCAGGACCATGGATGTTCCGTCATAGAGAAATTCAAGGATCTCCCCTGCGTTCCATTCATACCTGGCTGCGTTTACAGATCCCGTTCTTGTAATGTTCTTGGCTGCCAGACTGTTAATCTGCAGCTTGGGAACTCCGTTGTATGTCTGGGCGTTTGTCATTTTGATGTAAAAGACATCGCCCGTTTCAAGCACCGACACCTCTGCGATGTTCACTACTTTTGTTTGTGCAGCAGCACCGGTAGAACACGTCCCGTAAAAGATCCGCAGATTGCCGCCCTGGAGATCGTATGTGTTGTTTCCAACGGCAATATGCCTGAGTTTTCCTGCCATCTCTACCCTCCTCTTTCATAAAAATCAGGAGAGGATGCCGTAAGGCATCGCTCTCCTGTTCATATTGTCCGGTCTTATCAGGATACGGTGACGTTTCCGGCAGTACCGGTGAAGGTGGGCTGGCTGACATCGCCGGTGGGAGTTCCCTTGACAGAAACAGGTGCTTCCGTTCCGGTGAACGTGGGCTGAGAAACCGTGCCAGCCGGAGTGCCGGTGACGGAAACAGCCGCAGCAGATCCGGTGAAGGTCGGCTGGGAAACCGTGCCTTCCGGCGTTCCGGATACGGACACATTGCCCGTGTTTCCGCTGAAGGTGGGCTGAGAAACCGTGCCTTCCGGAGTGAACTTTCCGGTAGAGTTCATGGCAGTGCCTGTAAACTCCAGATCCACGCCAGTTCCCGTGAAGGTCGGAACAGATGCGGTCGCAGACTCAATGTCAGTGACAACCTCCTTCGCAGCAAAGGTCGGCAGAGTAACAGCGGTCGGCGTGTTCGGCGTGAAGGATCCCGCCGTCCAGTTCAGCGACAGGGTCTCGTTTTCGACCGACATAGCGAGTTCGGGCATCGTTGCCTGCGCAGCCGTACCAGCCGTCACCACGCCACCGCCTGTAGCACTGCTGGCCATATAGCCGGTGTTGTCCTTTGTGGGCGTAACCGAGATGTTCGGTGCAGACACCGTTCCGGCAGGCGTATAGTTCGCCGTTCCTGTACCAACCCCGATGCTTCCGGCAGGAGTACCGCTGACAGAGACGTTGCCCTGCGCACCCTCAAAGGTCGGCTGGCTGACCGTACCAGTGGGCTGGAAAGTACCCGTACTGGTCATCTCGTCACCGGTGAAGGTGGGCTGGCTGACCGTGCCGGCTGCCGTGACAGATCCGGTGCTGGTCATCTCATCGCCCGTGAATGTCGGCTGGGAAACCGTGCCTGTTGCGGCAACAGTGCCGGTCGAGGTCATTTCCTCGCCCGTGAAGGTCGGCTGGCTGACCGTGCCTTCAGGGGTGAAGGATCCGGATGCGCTGTTCTTGAACGCGAGAGATCCGAGACCCGTCAGGTCACCAAACTCGTGCCACTGCGTCCCATCAAAGACGAACTCTTTGTTGTTGTAGATGACCGCATCGGCCTTTTTTGCCGTATAGGATTCGTCATCGATGATGATCGGGTTTGTGGTCGCCTTGTCCACAAGAGGCGTTGTGCAGGTACCTTCCACAAGGTGGATGGTGCCGGCCGCCATCTCACGGGCTACCGAGTCCTTAATGTCATAAATACTACCGCTGGGAAGTTGAATTTTGCTGATTTCAGCCATTGTGATACCACTCCTTTTTCTCACAGGTCGTTCGAAAGTACCAACGTCTCTCCACGGATAGTGGAGTTAAGCTTCCCGTCCCACCTGTTCCTGTCGGTTGGTGAGACGTGAATCTTCTCATTTGATGTGTGCGCCCTCAGTTCTTCTTCGATCTGAGTAGCAACACTTTCGTTGACGAAGGGAAGATCGATGGCGTATGTCTTTCCATCCCCAAACTTAAATCCGGCAACCAGCTTTGTCGTACCGTCTTCCTCAATCTTCGCCCGATAATCCGTATAGGCAATTACCTGCCCATCCTCCGGAATAAATGAAGGCCTCGCATTCCACTGAGCAGTGGTTCCCCGCAAAGGTCTCCATGCAGCTCCCAAAGCCATTACGAGCCACCTCCATCATCTGGTAAATCATCCAGCGTCCCCTCATCAAAGGTTATTCCCTGCTCGGTAATGACCCTGATAAGATCCTCCGCTGTACTCTCTGCCCTCTCTGCTGCTGCTTCCGCATCTTCCTTCGCCTTTTTTGACGTGCTTGAAGCCTCACGCAATACGGCAATTGCCTGCGTGATGATGTTCTGCTGTACCGGCGTTGGCTCCGCATTGCTGATGTATGGCCGGCTGATAACCGGGATCTGGATATGATAGACCGTTTCACCGTCTTCCGCTGTCTCATGCAGAAAAATCCATACATAGATCTCTTTCCCTGTCAGGAGACAGGCATCCGGAATCATTACACCGTCCTTGTCACCAAGTACGGTGTGAGTGAAGCCGTTGCGAAAAGTATTGGCAAAATGTACCTCATACGTATCCGGAAGGTTGAAACCTTCAAACACAATCCTTTGCCCGTAGTCGTACTGGTAAAGAACCGATCCGCGATACGAGCTTGATCCATTGTATTTTATGATCATGACGTTTCCCATTGTGCATCACCTCCCCCATTACGTAAACGTCAGACGCAGCGTATCCGCACTGACAGAGACGGCCGCCTGCAGGCTGATGTTTCCTCCGTCATCCGGGGAAATGTTCATGACGGACCGGACAGATCCTGTTCCGTCCATTCCCATCCGGCTCACGCTGTAATCATCAGTCGCCTGGCCGCTTGTCCAGACACGGTGAATCTTCATCCACAGGAAGTAGCCCTGTGGAGTTGCCGGCTGTTCCGGCAGCCATGTTCCTGTCGGAATCGTGCTTCCGTCCTGACTGTTCTGGTAGTAAACGGTTGTGGATTCCACCCTGGAGAAATCTCCCTTTGGACCCGTATCACCGGTGACCAGCCCGAAAGCAACATGCTTATGTCCGTCTACGTCAGATATCGCCGCAGTCGGATTCGATCCGGGAGGAAGCTTCGTGGCCGATACCGTCATGCCTGTAATGGCAGATGCAGCACTATTGGCGTTCTGGGCAGCCGTATCTGCCGTCCCTGCTGCGGTATTCGCACGCTGTGCTGCCGTACCCGCCTGTGACGCGGCACTCGTAGCATTGCTTGCAGCATTGTTCGCATTCGTAACCGCTTGCGCGGCCGCCGCTGTTGCCTGGCGCATCGTAGCGATTTCCGCAAGCAGTTCAGGAAGCGAAGGAATAACCTCACCCGGATCCACGATAGCATCCGTGCTGGATATTCCAATCGTGATCCACACCCGCACCGCCGAGATCATCGTCCCGTCCTTACTTACGGTGACCGTACACTTTACCCGCCCCGTGTATGAATAGCACTGATCATTCAGGGCAACAACCGCACAGTTATTTTCGACATGTCCTTCCACGATCACTGTCTCATTATCAGGTCGTATACAGTACAGGCCGACAACCGCTCCGGTCAGATCCACATCCTTCCCGTTCACATCGATGAAATCGAGTACAAACTGATGTGCACTTTTGTCACCGACATTGGCAATGGTATCCCAGAAAACTTCGTTTTGCTTTGTGCGGAGGTCGATTGTTGCTCTGTATGAAAAAACTGAGTTCACAACCTATCATTCCTCCTTTTTGACATCCTCTGCCGGATCCTCCTCGGATGGATCATCTTCCGGCATCGGATCTTCGACCGTCTGGAGATAGTCCTTCAGATCCAGACATGCCATGTATGCGTTTCCGACCCGAAAGCACATCATTCCGCCCTGTACACCCAGACTGTCAAGCGTTGATGCAACGGTTTGCAGTGCGTTTACAGCCTCTTCCTTTGTTCTGATCATGCAGATTCCTCCATCTTTTTCATGCGTCTTCTCAGTGACTGAACCTCTTTGACGAGGTATGGGATGAACTGCTCATAAAAAAGTCCGCCATGTTCAAAGTCATCCCCTTTTACATCGCAGAACAGCGGATCCACCTTATACACATCTTCCAGGATGAATCCAGCAGAATGTCTGTGGTCTGATTTATAATCAAACGTTACAGGCTGAAGTGCATCAATAATCGAACCGGCATCTTCAATACTCCGAATGTTCTTTTTTCGCTTTCTGGATGATGAAGTGCTGTAATTATGTGCGCCACGCACATAATCCCATCGTCTGACTGATGAACCGATATTCCCGCACGAATCTGTATAAGGGAAGAAAGAAAACTGCGTGCCAGATCCCTCACCACTCTTAAACAGTCCCATGATGGCTTTCTGTTCGTTATCCTTTCCAGCCATCAGGATGATTCGTTTGCCACGAATAAACACGTTATGACTGTAACTCAGGTCATCCCCGTATAGCGAATCACAATTGCTCACATGGAAATAACCCCGATATTCTGACGGATTATCCGCAAGCTCTGCGCCGTCCGCCTCCCGACCGCCTGGGAGAATTTCCATGACCACTTTTCTTCCATCAGAGTCTGAATACTTGCCGCCGTTTGTATCAAACGTCCAGTTACCTCCGACAAGCCTGCCTGTGGCCGAGATATTTGTGGC